GGGTGGTACACAGGGAGGAGGGGGGGTGGGGGGAGGGGGATACCCCAAAACCGGTCGGTTAAGATTCTGTTCGGGGCCCCATGGCCCAAATAGCCATATTGGACCTCCGTTGAAAATGGGGCTCTGAAACTGAAACCCCCCGCCCTCACTGTGCAAAGGGGGGCGCTCCCCCCATGGGGGAGGGGCCTCATCCTGGGAAATCATATATGAGCGGATCGTGGTGTGGGCTTTCCCTATGTGGTGTGGGCTACCAGTTTTGGAGAACTGAAATCAAACGGTCCCTGTGTTTGAGGGCCACGGCTTCGGCGTAGGGTGTGAGTGCGGGGAGGGTCTTGATGAAGGCTACGTTGTTCTCGAACTGGCGATGGGGCTCTACCCCGGCCTCTGCGGCAAGCCCTACCTGAAGGGCCAGTAGTTCGTCGTCGGTCATGAAGGCCATGTTCCAGACGTCGGCGTCTCGTAGCAGCTTGGCCATGCGTGGCAGAGCCTGAACCTCTGCTTCGTCCATAGGGAACCTTGTTCCTCTGATACTGTGTGCGGCCATGGCCTTGTTGGCCTCTGCCGGTAGCAGATCAGTCGGTAGGGACATGACCTTGGTTGCTGCCCTTTCTACGTTGGCGGTGTCGATGTCGGGGTCTCCGAATCCGCCGGGGTGTCGCCAGTCGTGGAACAGTCCTGCGAGCATGACGGTGGGGTTGTGGTTCGTAGCTTGTCCTGCGAAGGCTGCTACCCGTAGGGCGTGCTGGATGTTGTGGTAAGGATTGGTGAGGCTGTCCCCGCCAGTTCGTAGGAACTCATGTAGGGCCGGGGTCAACCCTGCACGGTCTAGGTTCTGGACGATGTGAAGCATGACGGTCCTCCTGTCCTTCACTCTACCCCGTGAAACGGGCCGGGTAATTCAGTACGCTACTCGGGTATAGAGTGTACCCAAGATGAGGAGGGCTGAGTGAATCCCAAGCTGGAACCTGTCTACACGTTAGGACCTGACTTTGCCGGACCCGGAGCACGGGACACCCGCCACATGGAGTACTTCACGGGCGAGCCCCCGAAGCACGAGTGCCCCAAGAAGAAGGAGGGGATCGAGACGGTAGAGGATTGCCTTGTGGCCTACAGGGAGGCTCACCTGTTCCCCTTCTCGAAGAAGAGGCACAAGCCGATCTGCCATAACTGTACTGAGGGTGCGAGGGTGCGGGCGGAGTTCGCTGAAGCAGACTAGACGCCCTTCCTCATCAGGGAGTGTGAGTAGGTGGCCCCAAGTTGCTTCGCCAGCCCCACCGACATCCACTGTGTCTCCCCGTTGGGGAACTGCACCTGAACCTGCTTGAACTCGTCGATGCCGATGATGAGGGGCTTCTTCCGGTTGTCCCTGAGACTCCGAACCACGACACCTTGCTGGGCCTGGCTCCGGTAAACCTGTGCCTCACGGAGAGCGGTGTCCCGGATCTCACCGGCCTGCGCCAGAATCCGCTGCGTCAGATCATGTACCGACGGGGCCGGGGTATCGGAGGGGGCGGAGCCGGACGGGCCGACTTGGGCCTCTGCTTCCCTGCGTCCGTGCGGATGCTCCCCGTGTCCCTGATGAGCTTGTCGAGGATGCTTGTCCGGGTCGGGTCACGGTCGTCCTTGACCTCGCCCTCTGTCTCCAGCTTCTCGGACTCAGTAGGCTTGTAGACCAGCTTGGGGACTACTGCTTTACGGAACCAACTCACAACCAACCCAGACGTTCAGCCGTCCGGGTCAGGAGAGCGGCGAAGCCCTCGTCGTACCCGTACCGCTCTGCGTTGATCTTGATGCTGTTGGCCAGCCCCTTGCTGTCCGTGTGCCGTTCGCCCGCCGCCTTCCAGTCCGCCAGCATCTCGATCAGGTCGAGGAGGTCCATGCCGTGGATCCCGTTCTCGTGGAACTCAGGGTGGTGCCGGTTGTTGGCGTAGTGGTGATCGAGGGCGGGCTTCATGTGCTTCAGCGCTTCAGCGTAGGCGGGCGTCCCGTAGTCGAGGTGCTTGAGCCGGGGTGTGAACACGTCGAAGACGCTCTTCTCGGGTTCCACCAGCTTGGAGGCGTCGTGGTTCACAGCGGCGTCCATGATCTTGCCCATCACCGTCTGCATCAGTTCCATGACACGGATCTGGTGGGCTCTCGTAGCGTGCGTGCTGTCAGGCATCGTCGGTGTCCTTCTTCTCTTGGGGTGCTCGATCCAAGTTCACGGTCTCATCGTCGTTCCACCAGATGTGGAGATCGAAGCCGGGGTGCCACATGACGTGGACCCGCTTGATGGTGTCCTGTGCGATGAAGAGTTGTCGGGACATGACGACTCGTTGCCGGACGTGGATCCCGTTTTCATGTGGGGTGCAGTATACCTCCCCCTCGGGGGAGAGCACGTAGCCCTTCGGAGGGTAGTGCCCCATGTTGGTCCGCCCGGAGCAGATCCGTTCCACTACTCGGGTCGTGAGTTCCATGAAGGGAGTCCCCAGGGCAGAGGAAGCTGTCTCGGGCGGGTGGACGCACTCCATCTCCAGAAAGACCCTCCAGTCCTCGACCCTGATCATCGCCTTGCCGTGTGTCCACGGGGCAACCCGCACCGGAGGTAGCTCCACCGCAGGGGGGTGGTCCTCCGGCGGCTTCTTCTTTTCCCAGAGAAATCCCATCGAGCCTCCTGTCCTGCTTACTCTACCCCGTGGACGGCTTAGCTAAGCCCGTTCTCGGGTAGAGGTTGTATGAGTGGAACGTGGAAAAAGTGGACGGCGGAGGAAGACGCCATCATCAGGGACGCCGATGAGCGGGGGATCAAGACGGTCGCCCTGTTCAACGCTGGTGTCCTCCCAGGCCGGAGCAAGATCAACATCCAGAACCGCTTGGCCACGAAACGGCAACAGGCCCGTGGGGTTTGTCCCGTGTGCAGGGAGCACAAGGACTCAGCGGGCAAGCGATGCGCCGATTGCCGTCAGGCGGAGTGTGAGAAGCAGCGGAGGTGGGTGTCTGAGGGCCTTTGTGCGTCCTGCGGCAAGCCACGGGGCTCGTTGGCCTCCGCTACGAAGTGTGAGGCGTGTATCACCCGCATCAGGAAGATCAACCGGACGAAGCTCCAGAAGCAGCCCAAGAAGAAGTTCGCCAAGACGCCTCGGGCCGTACAAGGGCCCTTCTACTGGCCGGGAACCCGATCATGTAAGATGATCTCCCGCCATATCCCGCAAGGGGTCGGTGTCGTGGACTTATTCTCCGGTGCGGGCCGTTCTCTGCTGTGGGCCAAGCACGCAGGGCACCACATCCGGGCCTACAACGACATCCACCCGCTTCTGGCCCGCCTCGTACAGATCATGACGGTCAGAGGCTCCGACTGGCACCTCCTGCGGGAGCAGATGACCTACCTGCGCTCCATACAGGGCTTGCCGTTCGGGGTCTTCCAGCGGTGGTACAGAGACGCCCTCAAGGGTGACTTCGATCCAATTCTGGGAGCGGCCCTGTTCTACAGCATGGCCTCGTGCAAGTTCGAGCCTCCGTTCCGAGTGCCGGACAAGATCCCCCACGCCAACAACTACAGGCAGGCGTTCGGGCAGGTCGACATCCTCTGTGAGGACTACAAGGCCGTCATCGAGCAGTACGATCATCCTGACACCCTGTTCCTCGCCGATCCACCGTGGCCGGGTGCCATGCAGTACGAGTTCAGCATGGACGGACGCCACCGGGGACTCGTGGAAGCCCTCGTGGGGTGCAAAGGCCAGTTCATCCTCGCCATGTCCTCGTCACAGGCCAGCCTTCTGGTGCTGCGAGGCGTCCCTTACATGTATTGGCACTACATCGGCCTCGGGAAAGAGATCGTAGCGTCCTCGTTCCCGATGGAATCCCCCCAGCTTGAGCCCTTCGACATCAACAACTATGGCGTTTGAACGAAGGGCACCAGGCCCCTGACAGGAGCCCAAGGTCCGATGCCCTGAAGGTGGGACCCCAAGGTCGGGGCTAGCAAGGCGGGTTACTCAAGCGGCAGTATCGGGCGTCTATTCAGTCGGTGACTTGGTTGTACGCTCAGGAGGCACCACAAGGCGTCCGGTAGCTTGTGGGGTAGTGCGGGGGCGGCGTCGGCTGTCGTAGCGTCTGGGGGCATTGGGGGGCCTCTACGGGGGTGTATCTTGGACAGCGTCGAAGGGCAGGACCAGCCCCCAACAGTGGATGACGTGGGACCAGCCGTTATCGTCCATCGCCTTGGCCAGAACGATGTTGGCCACGCCGGGGACCAAGGTGTTCCCGTGATCCTTGATGTCGGTTCGGGCGTGGACAGTCCCTGCGTAGAAGTGGATGCCCTTGGAGTAGTTGAACCGGCCCGAGGTGCAGACCCGCTGGATGTCGTTCTCGTCCGTGGTGACGACCTCCACGACGTCGAAGAACCGAACGCCCATGGCGTCGGACGGCGGGCCGGGGAACACGTTGGTGTCCCTGTCCTCGACCGACCGCACGGAGTAGTCGACCGTGCCGGGTTCGTGATCGTGCGGGTGCAGGAACTCAGCGTAGGTCATCATGATCGGGGTGGTGGCGATGACCGTCATGGCTTGTAGACCCCGTAGGTACGAACCATCGCATTCTTGCTGTCCCGTTGCTCCGCTTCAGTCCACCCTGCGCCTTCGCACTTGGTCTTGACCCGCCAGCGGAACACCTGATCGATCTGCATGAAGTTGCAGGGATACCAACGCTCCTCTTCCATGGCGCACAGCACGTCGTACACGCCGAAGGGTTCCCCCTTGTCGAACAGGAGCACGAGGTGCTTGTCGAACAAGGCGGAGGTGGCCGGATCGGGGCTACTTCGCATCACGGGCCTCCAGCAGCATGTTCATGAACAATGCTCCCTGCCCGATGGCGTCCTCGACGGCGAGGTGTGTGTGCGGGGGCGCACCCTTGAACCACCGCTTGGGCATCCGGCGCTTCGACGCCTGCCTGAACTCGCAGCCCATCCTGTCCATGGCCATCGTCTTGATGTCCAGCCCCTGAAATCCGAAGGGGGCGGGGAAGCCCACGAAGTTGACCGTGTACCAGTAGACGAACATGAAGTCGTAGGTCACCGGGTAGCCCACGATCACGGGTCGGGCGTTATCCACCCGGCAGATGTCGTTCACCCACTGGATGAACTCTTCCATGACCGTCTTGGGGTCACCGGGGCTACGGGTCACGGCCTCCCACACGGCGGGGTCTTGCTTGGCCCACCACGCCATCGTGTCCGGGTCGGTCGTGGCTCCGGGCAACGGGGCGAGGTTCGCTTGGAACGTCCCTCGTACCTGTGGCCCTGCCTCCTCCCCGACCAAGTAGTGGTCCGGGTGGAACATGGCTGCGCCGATCTGGAGCATCGAGAAGGGGCCGGGGATCGGCCCGTCCGCCTCAACGTCGATGCTGATGTACATGGTGGACTTGCTCATGGTGTCTCCGTAGGGCTCTCGTCCAGCCGGACAATCGACCCGTCCTCTACGTCGGACATCTCGAAGATGCCCTCGTACTCACGCCCGCCCTTCAGGATGGCCGTGTACCGGAAGTGGTCAGCCGGGTTCTCCCCGGTGACCTTGCAGTGCCAGCCCCAACGGTTGCGCCAGACCTCGTCCTTGACGGGGCGGGCAACGGTGATCTCTTCAGCGGCAGCGGACTGGCTCATTCGGACTCCTTACCAAAACCGGAATGATTGGGCGAACCTCATGGCACTTCCGAGGACACCCACAACGATCCCCACTATGAACAGCAACACCCCGAGGACCACGATGCTTTTCATGGAAGGGCAGACCGGGCATTGGCAAGCCACGGTTGCGGCTTCCGTTGCGGCAGGTACGACCCGGTCTGTCAGGGTGGCTAGGAACATGGCTTCCTTGTCCGTCACAGTTGAGGGCGTTCCCACCCGGCCCGGACGGAGGATCGGGCCGGGTGGTAGACCCGTAGGGTCAGCCCCGGACGTCGAGGATCTTGCTGATCAGGGCGAGCTTGCCGCCGGGGATCTTCGAGGCCCCGACGATCTTGAGGTGGTTGGCGGCGTAGCCCCGGAGCGTGTCCAGCGGCAGCGTCTTCAACTCGTCCTTGCCCTGCGTGTCCATCTTCGGGTACTGCGCCGGGTCGACCTTCGCCTTGCCCGTGCTGCCCTTCCGCTTGCCGGTCGCCTTGGACTTCGGAGCCTTGTCACCGAGGCTCTTGGCACCCTTCTCGGGCACGTCGCCCTTCTTGACCGTGGTCGAGGGCATCACCTGCCCGGTGTGGTGGCCGACCACCTCGTACTTGCAGACCCGCATCTTCTGCTGCCTAGAGTCCTTCGGGATGCAGACGACGTGCTCCGGGTCGATCCGGCAGATCACGATCTTGCTCGGGCTGCTGCCGAAGCTCTTGGCGTAGGCCAGCGCACCGACATGGTAGCCGTAGTGGCAGGCCACGTCCGGGTCGTCGCTGATCTTGTTGCGGGGCATCTCCAGCACGTTCCCCGGCTTGTTGCTGACCGTGCCCGTGTGGTGATCCGTCAGGTTGGACTTCACCGACTTGTAGGCGAGGAAGCAGCCGTCCTCCTCGATGGGGATGCCCTTGTGGGCGAGGAAGGGGTAAAGCTGCTGCACGGAGCGGAAGCTCGGGTTGCGCTGGAGGCGCTCGTAGAAGCGCATCAGCGGCTTCGGGCTCTCGCTGCGAGAGGCCATGGAGGCCATGCGGTCGGAGAGCGCCTGCGGGACAGGCTCGCCCTTGTAGTGGAGCTTGCCATTCACGTCGGTGAAGTCGCCGTCGTCCATCCAACCGGCGATGGCGCTCTCAACGGTCAGGAACTCGCCGAAGCGGTGGTACTCCTGCTTGGCGATGACGCCCACGAGTCCAGCGTAGTTGGGGGTGCCCTTCTTGAAGGTCGACGGCTTGCCATCCACGATGATGGTCACCGACTCGTCGGTCAGGTTGAACTTGGGTGCGCTCATGGTGTCCTCCGTTTACGTCCGTTCAGTCGTCCGTTCATGTTCTCAACCCGAAACCGGGAACGCCTAAGCCCCCTTCGGGAGCAGGGCGGCCAGTTTGGCGTCATCTACGAGCTTCACGTACTGGAACCAGTGGTCGGCGTCGTCGCCGCACAGGGAATGCAGGCCCTCGCCGCCTACGTCGAGCAACGGGTAGGTCTCCCGGATGTCCCGAACCGCCCACTCAGCGGCCACGCCCCGCTTCGTGCGGGTCAGCTTGTCCAACTCGGGCAGGCCCTCTAGGACGTAGCGGCGCAGCAAGCGCCGCTTGGACAGCTTGGTCAGGGCAAGCTGGCTCTTCCGCTGCATCGTGAAGACCCTCGTCACGGGGTGGTCGGCCCCAAGCTCGGTCTCCAGCCGCTCGTAGAACGCCTTGAGCAGTTCGGCCTTGTTGCGGAAGTACCGCCAATGCCAGTCGTCCCGCCCGAACACGTTGGCCCAACGCCGCTGGCCGAGGGCCTTGCGGTGGTCCGGGTTCTCCAACAGGCGGCGGAAGAACCCCTTCCTCCAGATGCGGTACTGCGTACCCTTGCAGTCCTCGGGGGTGACCTCCTTGCGGGCCGTGGTCTTGTAGCCGTAGATGTCCGGCAGCGTGACCCCGAAGATGTCCGCCATCGTCTTGTCTGCCTCGTAGGCAGAGAAGATGTGGAAGCCACGGGTGTCGTGCTCCGTCGTGAAGTGCGAGATGACCTCAAACACGTCATCGTCGGTCGGGACACGGGTGATGGTCTCCCAGTTATTGGACAGCGCTCCGTGTCGGTTCGTGCCCACCAGCTTGAAGCTGGTCACCCGGTGCTTGATGTTCTTCTCGATCTCGTTCTTGGGCGGCTCACGCCACTCCACGGAGGAGAGGTTCACAACGGGCACACCCGTCAGGTTCACCTTCTTGAACAGCAGGGCCAACTCAGCCCGCACGGCCTTCGGCTTGGCGGTCTTGTACGGACGGATGATGAAGCATTGGCGCTGCTGTTCCCACGAGAAGCGGTAGCCCTGAAGGTGCTTCTCGTCGTCGTCCCGGTAGTAGAAGGCCATCTTCGGATCCATGTCCATGTGGGACACGGCCTCCCGCCCGCTGGCAGTCAGGATGGTGAAGGTCTTGGGGGCCGGGTCTTCCTCGCCACCCTTCCAGAGGGTGATGGCCTTGCGGCAGAAGTCCTTGACGTCGGCGGCGAAGGGCAGCGTGCCACGCCCGCCCCATTGGCCTACGAGCGCCCAACCCTTCAGGCGCTTCTCCCAAGGAGACATGGTGTCGTCCCGTAGCACGTCCGTCAGGCGGTCGATGTACTCGTGCAGGACGGTGACGATCTTGTCGAAGATGATGCTGTTCGTGCCGGGGACGTCGTTCCCCTCTTCGTCCGTGGTGTCCTCTTCGTACTTGAGTTCCTCACGGCTGGCGCTGATCCTCACCTCACCGATGTTGAGGAACAGGCCGCCAGACAGGTGGCAGGCCATATCCCACAGGTTGACCTCGGTCAGCTTCTCTTGGATCTGGTGGATGTCGATGCGGTAGGGGATACAGCCCATGACCGCCATCCACTGGCCCCTCGGGTCGGGGTTGTCTACAACGTAGCCGGTCTCGACCTCGGTGCGCCCGTTCGTGGGCAGGTCGATGTTGATGATGGGCTGCGGGTTGAAGTGGCGGAACAGGCGCTTCGCCGTGCTGTCGAAACGCCAGATGTCCGCCTCTTTGACGGGGATCTGAATCTCGATCCCCGTCTCGTCGGCGTTGCAGGGCTCTTCGTGGAGCCGCTGCATCAGCCCGAGGTTGGACTTGTCCAGTGTGGCAACGTAGATGCGCTTCATCCCGCCGTGGTAGCTTACGACCGTGAAGGTGTCGGAGTAGGCGAATCCGCTCTTGCAGCCGATGCCCATCATGCCGACCTGATCGTCGGTGTCCCGCTTCGTGCTGTCTCCGTACTGAGTGTAGACGTGCAGCACGTCATCCTCGGACAGGCCGTTCCCGAAGTCCCGGATGTAAAGGTTGGGGTCGTCGGTCGTGGGCAGCGTTACCTTGATGGGCTGATCAGCCTTGCCCGCCGAACGGTGGGCGTCCCATCCGTTGCTGGCGTACTCACGAAGGACAGCAAGGATCCTGTCCGTGTACAGCGTGTCACGCAGGATCGTCATGATGTGAGAAGCGTTGGCCTTGGAGATCCCGAACTGGGAGCTTGCCGCCACACCACCCGAACTCTGCGTCCTGTTCACCTGAACCTTCATCGAATGTCCTCCGTCATCGTCGTCCAGCCCTTCTACACAGGCTTGCGGGGGCCTAAGCCCACTTTGTCGACAACTGAGTACGCTTCGACCAACGTAATCACACGGCCTTCCCGTGCTTGTGTTGCCTGAAGAGTCAAGGCGAACAACCGCCTCCGTTTGATGGGATCACGCAGGATCGCTTTGAGGTCGACTCGTCGTTTCATTGGGTTCCTCCGTCCGAACTCCCTACCCGAATGAAGCCATGGCTAAGCCTACATGCTGGAGAATGGCGGGCGGGGGGCTTAGCCCGTTCGGGTTTCGGGTAGAGGAGACATGGAAGATCTCTACGAAAAAGCCAGAGACCTCGCCGCCAAGGCGCACAAGGATCAGACATACTCGGGCGAACCCTACACCGTTCACCTCGATGAGGTAGAGGCGGTGCTGGTCGAGCACGGGTTCGATGACGAAGTGCTGCGTGCCTTGGCACAGCTACACGACATCATAGAGGACACCCCGCTGGACGAGGCGCTCCTCGCCAAGAAGTTCCAGTGGGAGATCGGGCACGTCGTTCAGTTGCTGTCCGACGTGGACGGGCCGAGTCGACGTATCCGCAAGCGGCTGACCTACGCCAAGATGGTCCGGCTCATCTGTGAGTGGGAGGTAGACCCCGACGCCCACAAGATGTGGCTCGTGGAGCTTGCCGTGCTGGTCAAGCTGGCAGACCGGATCGCCAACCTGCGCCGGTCGCACGGCACCGATCTGATGAAGATGTACCGTAAAGAACGGGACACGTTCTGGCTGGCCTACTACTCGCCTGAGATGAAGAAAGCGAGGGCTCTGTGGATTACCTACGAGTCCCTGTTCAAGTGAGGTGCCTGTGGGAAAAAACGGCATAAAGATCGACAACCCCGCCACCGTACAGCGGGACGCCGAACGGAAGCGTCTAGCCAAAGCGGACGGGGATGTCCTTGTGACAGCTTTCGAGAAGCTGGAGAACGTCACCGCTTTCCTTCGTGGAGGGAAGGTGGTGCTGTTTCGGGGCGGCGTCTACATCGGCAGCGTGTGCTGGCGGGCGAAGCTCGGGTGGGAGCCTGTCTTCGTCCAGCCGCTCCTGCTGTCCCATCACGACATCGACTTGGCTGTGGCCGAGTTGGATCTGACCCTCAAGGCGCAAGGGAACGCCCACGAATCGTGGAAGGAGTTCCTGCGGAAGCGCACACACAAGGCGTGGAACCACTACGTCGGGATCTTGGCGGCCTACTGCGCCCGGATCTTCACCCCCTCGGAGGATGACGAATGAGCGATACCCTCACCCCCAAGCCTTTCGGCGACTACACCAAGGGCGAACAGGACTTCATCACGGAGCGGGCCAAGCAGCTTCTGACGATGTGGGCGGACCATCAACTCGTGTACGGCTCCATGCCGTCCGACGACGATTCCGGCTGGTGGCCTCTGTACCTCCAGCGGGCGCAGAGCAAGGGCTGGGTCTCCGCTGACGGAACCCGTGTGCTGGCGCAGGGCTTCAAGACCGCTGCGGCGTTCTTGCGGAGGTAGCGATGGGGATGATCGACGGCCCGACCCCACCGGACTACAGCGACCCCACCGACGTCCTGTACCGTTTCGCCACGTACCTGCGAACGCTGTCACACGTATCGGACGGTGTCGCTGATCAGGTGGACAGGATCGCCACGGGCATCGATGAAGTCCACGGCAAGGCCCTCGACGTGTCCCAGACCCTCCCCGGAGGGGCAGGGCTCACGATGATGATGCACCCGTGGGGAGAGCACCGTTGGAAGTTCGACTACCGCTACGTCAAGTACGACACGGAGAACTTCAGGAAGGTGAGGGTGCTCTGCGACTGGTCCTGCATCGTGGACTACAAGCAGGGCATCCTCCAGCCGGAGATCGACATCACGATGCACGTCATCGTGCCTGAGCGGGCGGGCAAAGAGGTGGTCTACGGGTTGGACATCTCCCCCGGCTACAAGACCTATTTTGAGTTCAAGTACCGGCGACTCGGCGACGTGTTCCGGCTGATGGAAGTCCGGCAGGCTGAGAAGAGGATCGACCTGACCGAGATGTGGGCCGCCGTGGACAAGGGGGACAAGACACCCGTCAAGCCCTTTGAGATCCCGTGGCCCATCGTCGTCCACGACACCATCCAGCAGCAGTACGCTGAAACCGCAGAGGACGGCACCGTCCGGCGGTACGGGGACTTCGAACTGACGTTCCCCGTAAACACCGATGATCCATTCATGGAGACGGAGCACACGGTTGCCCACGTCCACTTCCCGATGGATCTCCGGCGGAACCCGGCTTAGCCCTTTCCGCCGTCGGGTAGAGAGCTTGAACAGGAGGACTCCATGGCCATACATTTCCATACGCCCAGCGCACAGACGCTGAACAACCCCAAGGACAACAACCACTGGCGAAACCAGGACGCCGATGAGTTCCTGAAGGAGAAGGATCTGCCCGTCCCCGGCAAGGACGTGCCCGTCCAGTGGGTGCAGGTCAAGCTGGCCTCCAACATCAAGGTGGCCTTCTACGTGTGGGGCGACCACATCTTCTACTGCGGCATGGATCAGACAGAGGAAGCCTACCGCTATGCGAACCACCAGTTCCGCTGGTGGTTCCGCAACGCCACGACCGACGAGGAGCTTTCGGACATCCCGATCAAGGTCGAGCCTGTGGGCGACGCCTACCAGTCCGACCCCATCGTCTGCTTCGACCCCAACGAGCGCCGGGGCGGCTACCGGGAAGTGCGGGACGAAGCCATCCCCTACGCCTTCCTCCGCATCAAGGTTTCGCTCGACGACGCCGTGCTCGGTGAGTTCGTGTCCCACTTCCACCAGCCCCAGACGGGCAAGGTGGAGATCGTGCCCGGTACGAACGACGTCGAGTTCACGTCCGAGTTCTTCGGGCTTCAGCGGAAGTGGCGGCGGACGCTCCAGTACACGTCGCACTCCACCCCGATCAAGATGAACCACTGGGAGCGCACTCAGCGGTTCAACACGTCGAGCACGAACCCGATCCGCACGATCCTGCTGGCCCTGTCCGGTGAGCAGTGTGACGCCGACGCCCTCTGGGATCGCTTCTTCGCCATCAACGGCATCGGCGGCCTGTTCAAGAAGGTGGACGACGCAGGCATCGCCTCCATCCTCAAGAGGAAGGCGTACAAGGCCAACATCGAGCGCCTCCAGACGGAGGCCCCGCTGGAGTGGGACTTCTTCCGCTGGCTGATGAACGGCAAGACCAAGGAGAAGCAGCGGAACAACACCCTGCTCTCGGCCTTCGTACAGGCGGTCGGCGAGGACTACGACGCCCTCCTGTCCGGTATCCAAGCGGCCCGCCGTGGGATGCGGTTCGGGAAGACCGACTCGGAGTTGTTCTCGGACTACCGGGAGCACAACGACATGCCGAACCTCTGGTTCCAAGCGAAGCGGGATGTGTGCCTGTCCCTGCCCGGTGCCTCCGACAAGGTGCAGGAGCAGGAGGCCAAGGCGGACTTCCGCAAGCGCAAGGGCTTCGGCAGTCAGGCCGACGGTCTCGGCGTCACGAAGGACAACTTCCCGAAGCTCCGCAAGGCCATCGAGGCCGGGGACATCCCCATCTCGGTGTTCAACCAGCCGGGTAAGGACGGCCAGCCGGTCAACCGGGAGTTCGGTCTGTGGGAGAAGGCCCTCAAGCGCAAGGGGTGGGCCGAGGTGATCTGTGAGATCGCCCGCACGGCCACTGAGCGCAAGAACTACGAACGGGACATCACGCCGTTCCTGAACTTCCTGTTCCGCATCGAGGTGTACCTCAAGCGGCACACGAAGAAGAAGTGGACGGCGATGCCCCGCTTCGTGAAGAGCCAGTTCGAACTGGAGATGGACGACGAGAGCGACACGGGCACCGTCAAGAAGCGCTCGGCGTTCACCCCGGTGGCGGACAACGAGACCAACACGATCACCGTGCCCTACGTGGCGATGTCCGTGAGCGGCGTCCGCACCCAATGGTGCTACGCCCGCCACTACTACATCTTCGAGGAAGGCTTCACCGACCCCGAGTCCGAGGGCATCGTCGTGGACGAGTTGGAGAAGGGGCTCAACGGGCGGGACGACTACGGGCTCTGCTACTACACCCTGACGGGCACCGTCACGGCACGGGGCTACCCGACCTTCCTGATCATCTTCGAGCGGCTGGAAGAGCGGCTGGTGCGTGGGCCGAAAGACCCGGACTGCCCCGCCTGCTTCCCCGAGAAGCACGGGGTCACGGACAACCGTGGGGACATCGCCAAGAAGGGCTGCGCCTACCACTTCCCGAAGACCGAAGGCGGCACCCGTGTCCACTTCCACCGGGTTCGCCCGCAGCGCAGCAAGAACGGCGTCCAGACGCCCGCCTGCACCTTGATCCAAGCGTGCTACCAGTACATGGCCGGGAACATCCCCGCCTCGGACATCACGGCACAGCAGGGCGACCTGATCTTCATCCGGCACCCGAACGACCCCATCGCCGCCAAGGCCAAGGTCGAGGATCCCCGTGAGGGCAACGGGATGGAGTTCGAATCCCATCGCTTCGTGCCCCTCGTGGAGAACGGGGCACTGATGCGGCTGTTCGTGTCCAAGGCGAAGACGCCGAAGAACCGCCTCGGGTTCCTGCACGCCCCCAACGGGCTGGCCGTCAAGCACCCGGAGCATGACGACATCGACCGCCTCGAAGAGGGCTGGTGGGAGATCCGCCGCTGCAAGTCCTGGGAAGCCAACCCGCAGGCCATCTGGAGCCTGACCATCGACTAGAGGGATCCTCTGTGACGGACGAGAAGATCAAAGAGGCCGCCGCCGAGTTGCTTGAGGCCATTCACTATGAGCGGGGCGGCTCCGAGATCAGCGGACTCCGTAACCCGGACCCCTTGGTCGAGATCTCGGCCTACAAGCCCTTCTACGCTGCCTGCGCCACGTTGCTCTCCCCTTACGACCGCAGCTTCCGGGCCAAGGTTCTGGGGGAGGGGTTCGTGAGCTTGGAGGACGCCAAGGCGATCTGCTCCGCAGCGCACCCCTTCTACAAGAAAGCCATCGAGCGAGAGCCAGATCACTTCAAGGCGACCTACGGATTCATCCGTGGGGCATGGGACGACGACTGGATTGACGAGGACTGATGTTCGACTGCACCACTGAGGACTACGACCGCCTCTATGCCCGCTGGCTGGCCCACCCTGGGGCCTTGCTTACGCACGGCGGCTACGTGGCCGGGGAGAAGCTCCTAGACCTCTGTGGCGGCTCTGGGGCGGTCTCACGGGAAGCCCTGCGGTGGAACCGGGACAAGGCCGATGCTAGCCAAACCCCAGACGTGACCCTCTTTGATCTCAACCCGAGGGCAGGGTGGGCCGAGGGGCCTTTCCGCCGAGGGCAGTTCCGTACCGTCCAAGGCAACGCCGAGGAAGTGGACACCCACTTCGCCCACGGCATCTTCGACCTCATCGTCTGCCGACAGGCGGTCGCCTATTTTGACTACCGCAAGGCGTTCCCTGCCGTGGCCAAGCTGCTCCGTCCCGGTGGCCGGTTCGCCTTCAACTACTTCGTCCATCCGCTTGAGGGTGAGGTGAAGCGGTACTCGACGCACCTGTACCAGATGGAGGGTGTGAGGTTCGCCGAGGCCCACCTCTACCTCTGGGGCAAGGTCTACCACCTACAGGCGAGGCTGAACCGGGGGCCGGGGGTGGACTTCTCAGTGTTCCAGTACCACGACCCCGAAGACATGGCCGCCGTGTTGGCGGACGCCGGGTTCGACCTCGCTATTCTCCGGGAGGGCCGCTCCTTGCGGTTCCTCTGCATCAAGAAGGAGACACCATGACCGACCACGACGTAGAAATCCGCAACCGTGAGCAGTGCCCCACCTGTGAGGGCCCTGCCGTAACAAGGTGCCGGTGCTTCATCGGCGACCGTACCTGTGCCAAGGGCCACAAGTGGTATGTGTGTCCTGTCCACGGAACCCGTATTCTGGGAGACGGGCACAGCAAGGCGGGCGCTACGGGCAAACCGTTCGAGTGCCTGTGCGTGAACCCGAAAGTGAGCATGTTATGAAGGTACTCGTCACCGCTGGGGCGGTCTACGGACGCCTCGACGACAACAAGCTCGTGGGCAACCGGGTGCGTGGAATCTGGGCCTGCAAGTTCGCAGGGCTCCTGTCCTCCAAGGGCATCGACGTCACCCTCCTCGTGCCGGACACGATGGGCAAGCTCCGCCAGATCGATGAGATGGTGGGCCACTGGCCCAGCCGGGGCTCGTGCATCAAGGGTGAGGACGCGGGGGAGTACGGTGGCCGGAACAAGGCCATCAAGGTCGTGTTCCAAGACGGCTACGACAGCTACCGGGATCAGTGTTGGGCGCTCGCCCCGGAGATGGACGCCGCCATCATGGCCGCCGCCGTCGTTAATTGGATCCCTGCGGAGCCCGTGACGGGCAAGATGAACACCAAGGGCTACGAGGCCGGTGACATCATCCAGATCCCGTTCGTGCTGGCCGAACGGGTCATCGACAAGATGCGGAAGCTCAACCCCAAGCTCACTCTCATCGGGTGCAAGATGCTCTCGGGGTCCGGGCAGGAAGAGTTGGTCGACACAGCCTACGAGGCTGTGCTGATCAGGAGCCGCTGCAACGTGGTCCTCGCCAACGACATGCGGGCGGGCCTCCGCACGAAGTACCTCGTCTACCCTGACCGCAGCGTCCAGACCTACGACGACGACTTCGGTGGGCTGTTCGAGTCCCTGTACAACGTGATCCTCGATGAGCATTACTGGACACGCAACGTCGAGGTGACCTCCGAGGGCCCCTCGTGGGCGGCACTGGACTCGGCCCGTGCGATCTTCGGGCGCATCGTGGAGAAGTACCGGGACCAGTTCAAGAGCCCGACCAATGCCTACACACGGGTGTTCGGTTCCTTGGCTGTCCCCATCGACGGTGCAGGCTGGCTTTGCTCCCCAAGGGAGAAGGACGGAGCCTTCACGGAGAACGACGCCGTCATCGTGCTGGACATCGACACGGACAAGCGCCGGGTCGATGTCGTGGGTGAGAAGAAGCGGGCCACATTGAACGCCCCGCTCCTGATCCGCACAGGGCGAAGCCACACGAAGGACGGACGGCGCATGCCTGTCCTGCACCTCCACCGTCCCCTCGCCGACGTCCCCACCGTTCCTTACGGGCCGCCCGGAACCGTCCGTGACAACAACCGGGAGATCCCCGGCCCGGTGTTCAACGTCAAGGGCCACGGTTTCGTCAAAGTCCTCAACGACGAGGACTCCTGATGATCGACCCGCAACCTCCCTTCTACGTCATCACCCTCGGACGGCGGTACGTCCGCTACCCCAACATCGCCATCGTCTGCAACAACCTCCCGCAAGCTGAGAAGTATGACACGGTGGACGAGGCCCGTGCCGCCCGTAACACCCTGATCCAACGCCTGCCCGAGAAGAACAAGAAGCCCATCCGTATTCTGAGGATCGCCGTCAAAGCCGTGTGAGGCTTAGCCCTCCACCTCCCTGTGTTGAAGACGTGAGAAAGGGGTTGACTTAGTATCAGCCCGCTACTATGGTTCGTAGCAGGTTGCTACTAACCGCAACACGGGAGGGCCGGATGGCCGAACGATACGAAGAGCGATTGGCCGAACTGATGATGGGCGGGTCGAGCAACCCCCTCATGACGGACGGCTACAAGTTCTCAATGGCCCAAGCGGGCTTCCCGATGCGTAGGGAGACCTTCTACAGCGGTTGCCGTAAGGGTGGCCCGCTGTATATCCCGTTCGATCTTGAGCGGGTCGTGCGTGCGTTCCTTCCCAAGCGCCTGCCGGACGGCAAGGAGCGGGGATTCCTCGACGCCCACGGTTACGGGATGACCCCTGCCATGGAGACGGCCCTTCTCGGGCACGTCGACATCCAGTGCGCCCCGGTGGGATCGTGGGTACTCCCCAAGGAGCCCCTGTTCACCGTGGACGGCCCCAGCTTCCTCGCCAGTTGGCTGGAGCCTCTCAGCATCATGCTCAACTTCCCCCTCCAGATCGCCACGGCGATAAAGACGGGGGACACCGAAGCCTTCCAGACCTACATCCCCTCCTGCTCGGACGAGGAGCGGATCGCCAACCTGATCGGCGAGTTGATGACCCCGGCCAACTCGGGCTGGACGTTCCTCACGGAGAACCCCGACCTCTACCAGTCCCTCGTGCGTGAGCGGGGCTTGGCGGTCATCGAGGCCCTCGGCGGGGACGCCCACAGGGCCTTCGAAGTTGGCATGCGTGCGGCAACCTGCATGCAGCAGCACCGTCTGGCGCTGGAAGCCCTGAAGGGCATCGGGATCTTCAACACGTCCAACGTGTACCTCGCTTGGCAACTCTACATGATCCCCGTGGGCACCACGGGTCACGAACACCAGATGCGGTGGAGCGCCGTGGACAATGGCGACGAGGCCGGGTTCAAGGCCATCCGGGACATGCGCCGGGAGCCCCCGTCCTACCTGTTCGACACCATCGACCCCATGAAGGTCGGGATTCCCACGGCCCTCAAGGTCATGGCGGAAGACCCCTTCCGTCCCTGTTCGATGCGCTTCGACTCCGGGGATCAGGACGAGCAGCTTACCACCCTCATCATAGGGTGTACGTCGCAGAACGCCGACGGGCGTGACTACTTCTACCTGACGCCCAACACGATCTTCGAGGACGGCTACACCGCTGAGAAGACCACCGCCAACGAAGCCTACTGCGAGGATCTCGGGTGGCCCCGTAAGCGCCGCCTGTACGGCTACGGCGGCTACTGGGTCGGCATGTCCGAGATGAATCCCTTTGGCCGCAACAACGTGAGCGCCATCTTCAAGCTGGCGATGACGGGTGGCGTGGCAGTCAGGAAGCGTTCGGGCACACCGGGCAAGGACAGCCTCCCCGGCCAGCCCGTGATCTGGCGCAGGTGCATCGGCAACGAGAAGGGCACCTTCAGCCTGATCGGTCAGGCGGGTGAGCCTGTCCCGACCGGCTACTCACCCCTCGGGACGGTCGGCACCTACCTCTACACGAACACAACCGACGCCACCTCTGAGTTCTCAGAGGGCACCAAGGCTCTGATGCGGGACTGCGCCGCACAGTGGGCGCAGGCGACCGTAGAAGCGGAGGGCTGAAATGAAAGTGTTGGAAGCAGGCCGAAAGCAAAAGGGCTGGTCCCATGAGTTCCGTTGCACCGGAGACGGGAACGACGGCGGCGGGTGCGGGGCACTCTTACTTGTGGAGCAGGGAGACCTGTTCACCACGGCCAGCCACGCCCGTGACGAAACCACGACCTACAAGACCTTCCGCTGCTCCGAGTGCGGCGTGAACACCGACATCGAGAACGACGAGTCCGGCAAGCGCCTCGTGCCTCGCACCATCTCGGTGCCCGCAGGCGTCAAGCACAAGGACGGCGGGTACACGCACCCGGACGACCCCACGCTCCCCGACACAGGAGACCCCCGGTGAAGGTGCTGGAAGCAGGACGCAGGAACAAGGCATGGATCGCCGAGATGCGGTGCTCCGGCAACTGGAACGGGGGAAGAGGGTGTGATGCGCTCCTTCTCATTGAGCCGGGTGACCTGTTCATCTCGAAGCACCACACACGTCCGAAGGATGTGTGCGCCACGTTCCGCTGTTCCGCATGTGGAGCGAACACCGACATCGCCGTTTCCAGCGCCCTCAAAGGGACACTGCCCTTGGGCGTTGACCACAAGGACGGCGGCTGGACGCACCCCACAGACAACGAAGGACGGGCCGTCAAGCTCGTTGACGGGAGGTAACATGAGCGTCCTCGACCCCATCGCCCTGTTCCACGACCGCTCTGCGGCCATCAAGGAGTACCACGAGGAAACCGGCGTGCCCCGTGCGGAACTGGACATCTCGGGCGGCATCGACAGCGCCGTGATGGCCTGCCTCCTCAAGGAGGCCCTCGGGGCTGACAAGATCACGATGGTCCACAGCCGGTTCTCAACCAGCGGCGATCAGACGCAGCGGGCGCAGGGGCTGGCGGACGCCTTGGGCATCCCCATGATCGACTTCAACGGCGAGGCCATGTTCAGTGCCCTCCTTGAATCCATGGAATACGCCATCGTGCAAGCCCATGGTGGGCAGATCTGGAGCAGCATCGAAAACCGGGTTGCCTCCGACCCCACCATCCTCGGCAGCATCCGCTCCTGCCTGCGAGCGCCTATCGGGCGAGGCTTCAACCGCCTCCTCGGCAACGGCATCCGCCACGGCACGGGGAACGAGTGCGAAGACCGCTTCATCCGCTTCTACCAAAAGGGTGGCGACGGTGAAGTGGACACCAACCCGATGGCGATGCTCACGAAGACCGAGGTGTACCAGTTGGCTTTCGCCTGCGGCGAGGTGATGGGCGACGACGTCAAGAGCGCCCTCCGCCCGATCATCGCTGCCCTCCCCTCCCCCGACCTGTGGGGCACAGGGGACGGGCACAGCGACGAGCAGGAGTTGCTGGACTGGCTCGGCGTCCCGTTCACTTACGGGCGGGTAGACCCCGACACCGGCAAGGTGCTGCGCTTCGGGACCATCGAGCGGGTGGCCCGGTTCCTCGACAGCCAGTGGGGAGCTTGCCCCGCCATCGAGACCCGTCTGTTCATAGACGACCTCTCGCAGGACGAGATGCGGCTGCTCGTAGAGCAGGCGGTGAAGAGCCCTTGCTTCAGGGGCTGCGCCGAGTTCACGACCAGCAACGACTTCCTCATGCTGCTCCGGGCGACCCGGCGGGTGGAACGCATCACCCGCCACAAGTCCAACCCGGTGATCGCAACCCTGGGAACCCGTGAGGCGCTCGTGTCGAGCGGCCTCCTTACGAACGACCTGACCTTGGAGGACTGACCATGAAGATCCATCTCCTGATCGTCGACCCGCAGAACGACTTCTGCGACCCCAAAGGGGCCCTGTGCGTGCCGGGAGCGGACGCCGACATGCAGCGCACGGCTGACATGATCCGCCGCATCGGCCCGAAGCTCGACGACATCCACGTCACCCTCGACTCGCACCAGATGGTGCAGATCGAGCGCCCCGCCTGGTGGAAGCACGTCACGACCGGCGACATGCCCGCCCCGTTCACCGTTCTCGGCCTGACCCCGGACAACCGGATCGTCGCCGTGGACATGAGCAGCGGCTCCCCCGTCCTGACGAACGACGAGTACACGACCTTCGCCCCGTCCCTGTACGACGATGCCCGCGCCTACCTGAAGGCCCTCTCCGACGGCGGACGCTACCCGCACGTCGTGTGGACGAACCACTGCGTGGTGGGCACTTGGGGCTGGGGCATCGTGCCTGACCTCGCCGACGCCCTGTGCAAGTGGGAAGTCAGCGAGAAGGCCCGCATCAACTACGTCGTCAAGGGCAACAACCCGAACACGGAGCACTTCAGCGGCGTCCGTGCCGAGGTGCCCGACCCGAACGACCCCTCGACGCAGGTGAACACCGGGCTCATCTCCACGCTGGAAGAGGCGGACATGATCGCCGTCACGGGCGAGGCCCTGTCCCACTGCGTGGCCAACACGGTGCGGGACATCGCCGACCTGTTCAGCGACCCGAAGTACGTGGAGAAGCTCGTCCTGCTGACGGACGCCTCCAGCAACGTCGGCGGCTTCGACTTCCTCGGGGACGCCTTCATGGCGGACATGCTCGCCAAGGGCATGAAGACCTCGACCACGGTCGACTTCCTCGCCTGATGCCACGGCGGACGGAGAAGAAGGCTCGGCGGGAACGCCGGGAGGTGGCCCGTGTCCGGGCACTCGTCCTCGACCCAGGGAACGGGTGCCCGGACATTGAGCGGGCTGACGCCAAGGTACTGCTCGATGAGATAGACCGTCTGGCCGCAAGGCTGGACAGGGCAGACATACAGAGAACCGAATCCTGAAGGAGGAACTACATCATGGCACGTTTGGGACAGACCGATGGCATGCAGGCCCACCAGATCGGTGGGACGACTTTCCAGTTCTCGGCGGCACGGATCGAGACCCTCGGGGCCAGCGAGTACACGCTCGTGGTCGTGGCGGTCGACGTGTCGTCCTCGCTCTACGGGCACGGTGACGCCCTCGACAAGCTCCTCGGCACCATCGTCGAAGCCTGCCGCAAGAGCCCCCGTGCGGACAACATCATGCTGCGGGTGATCATGTTCAACCGCAGCATCAGCGAGTTCCACGGCTTCCGTCCGTTGCCCGACCTCAACCCGGCGGACTACAACGGTTCGTGCAACCCCTCCGGCACCACGGCGCTCTACGACGCCGCCTACAGCGGCATCGAGTCCTGCCTCCAGTACGGCAAGGACCTCGTGGCGCAGGACTTCGACGTCAACGCCGCCGTGTTCGTCCTGACGGACGGCATGGACAACGAGTCGAAGGTCACGCCCCGGATGATCAAGGACGCCCTCGACGGTGCCATGAAGTCCGAGGCGGTCGAGTCCATCATGCCCGTCCTGATCGGCATCGGTGACGGGGCCTCCGACGACGTGTCCCAGTTGAGCGCCTACTTGGAGCGCTTCAAGACCGAGGCTGGCTTCCAGCAGTACGTCTTCGCCGGGACGGTCAACAGCGGCACGCTGGCGAAGGTCGCGGGCTTCGTGTCCAAGAGCGTCTCCAGCCAGAGCCAGAGCCTCGGCACGGGCGGCCCCAGCCAATCTCTTGCTTTTTAGTCTGTCCGGTGTTACGGGTACTTAGACACCAGAAGGGTGCAGTACCCGACCGGAGGACAGATGGAAGGCAAGCGGGTCGGCAAGTGGACAGTGATCGCACCGGCAGGGCACGACAAGCACAAGATGAGGTTGTGGCTCTGCCGGTGTGGTTGCGGTTATGAGAGGACGTTCGGGACATCCTACCTGAATACAGGGCAACCGTCCGCATGCCCTGACTGCCGCAAGTCCCTGAGAGGAACGGCGGAACAGGAATTGAAGGATCAACTTCTCGGCCTAAAGGTGGGGAAGTACACCGTAACCAAGCTGGCAGGGTACAACAAGTACGGTGGACGGATGTGGCTTTGCCGGTGCGAGTGCGGGTTCGAGAGGACGTTCGGAACGGCATATCTGTCAGGGAATGGAAAACGTAAGGCAACTCAATGCCCCGAGTGCTTGCACAAAGAAAGGGAACTGATGAACCGCACTGTGTCTGAGTTGCCAGATCGGTTCTGGTCCCGTCTAGTGGCACAAGCCGTCAGGCGTGGGATCTCTGTCACCCTTACACAAGAGGAAGCCCGAACCTTGTTCCAAGACCATGGGTGCAGATGTGCCCTGACAGGGGAACCCCTCTATTTCACACGGCTGCGGACAAACTACAGTCGGTACACGACGGCGTCTTTGGACAGGATCGATTCGGAAAAACCTTATGAGAAAGGGAACGTTCAGTGGGTTCACAAGGACGTAAACATGATGAAGGGACGGCTTACGCAAGCCTCTTTCATGAGGTGGTGTGCCCTTGTGGCGGGCGGCCCCTCGCAGTCCCTCGCCTTCTAGGCCACCACCGATAGTGCGTAGGGCAACCGGGGAGGGGCCGTTGGGGGTTCTTATGCCCTTCCCCGGCTTAGCCCTTTTCACCACCGGGTAGAAGAAGCAGAACCAGATCTCGTGGAGCAACGTGGGATGAGCAAACCCAAGACAGACTTTCTCGGCCAACCCTTCACGGAGGGCGGCTGGATTGCTGCCACGGGCAAGGGCAACAGCCACGCTGAGTACGGGATGATCCTCTACCAGATCACGGAGATCCTGCCGGACAAGCTGAAGGCACGACGACTCCGGGTCTCCTACAAGGACCGCAAGCCATCGGTGACGGTCGGCAACGTCCGGGTCAGCAACCCGAACAAGTACATCGTGGTCCACCCCCCGGCACAGGTGACCGATCTGTTCCAGCGTGCCGTCGACAGCGTCCTCACGGATGCCGACTGCACCCTGATCGGGAAGTGGATCCACGGCATGGAGGAGGGTCTGTTCGCATGAACGCTGATCACCATTTCGCCATCGGCAGCACCCACAAGGTCTGCGAGGACTACGCCCGCTCCGGGGAGACCCCCGGCGGCAGGCCCTACGCTGTGGTCGCCGACGGCTGCTCCTCCAGCCCGGACACGGACTTCGGTTCCCGGTTCCTCACCATGACAGCCATCGAGTGCCTGACCCTCTACGGGATGATCAAGCCTGAGTGGGTGGCGTGGCGCACGAAGGACCGAGTGTCCCTGCCCCTGCCCGTTCGCTGCCTAGACGCCACCCTGTTGACCCTGCTCGGCAACGACGATGAGATCTACGCCTCGGTGGCGGGAGACGGCGTTGTCGTAGCCAAGTACCGGGACGGCAAGGTCATGGTGCTAGACGTGGACTACAAGGGAGCCCCCGGCTACCTGTCCTACCTGCTCGACCAGTCCCGGTTCGACCTCTACATCTCCGAAGGGTACGGCATCCGCACCGCCAAGGTGTACGTCGACGGCGTGGAGACAACGGTCATCGAGGACGGGTTCAAGATCACGACCCCGGACGAGTTCGAGACCGGGATGAACTTCAGCCTCGCCGAGTGCGAGATGGTCATGGTCTGCACCGACGGCGTCCACTCGTTCGTAGACGCCGACCACAACCCCGTGCCGATGCTCGACGTCGTCCAGCACCTCGTCAGTATCAAGAGCTACACGGGCGAGTTCCTTCAACGCCGCCTCCGCCGGTTCCTGACCAAGACCTGCCCGAACCTCGGGTGGACTCACGGGGACGACCTCGGGGTGGCCGCCATTTACATCCCCGAACCGGAGGAGGCCCCCGATGCGTAAAGGCTGGACAGTCATCGAGTTGCTCGTCGTCCTCGCCATCATCGCCATCTGTGCGCTGGTGGTCGGCGTGTTCGTCCAACATGGGTGTGAGCAGGACGCACAGAGATCCTTCTGCGTGGCGAAGGGTCACATCGGGGCACAGGAATCCATCATCGACTCCTTCAAGGAGGAGTTTCACTGCGTCACCCAAGAGGGGAAGCTCGACGGCCCCTATGCGTCGGGCGCTGCGCCCTGTGGCAAGAAGGACTGACATGAGCGACCTCGCCCCAGCAACTACCCAACGGCCAGAGCCGTTTGTCGAGTACCACCGGGACCATCCCGAACTGGATACCACTGCGCTCCGTCGGTTCGTGACGAAGTGGCGAGAGATGGGCCACCCTGAGTTGGGGGAGGTTTGGCGAGATCCCGGTGGGGGCTGGATCCGATGGCTGTGGTTCAAGGACAACGATGGGATGCATCACTGCTTGTGGATTCCTAGCCTCGTTAACTCGAAACCTTCCCTGACAGACGACGAGACGAAGCTCCTCGTTTACTTGAGGGCAGGAGGATCTGCATGAAAGTCTGGGTCAAGGGGCAGAACAGCCCGATCAGCCTTACGCAACGGGACTACGTCGGCGAGGGCGGTGAGGGGAAGATCCACGCCAAGGGCGGCATCGCCTACAAGACCTACCACGACCCGAACAAGATGCTCCCCCACGGGAAGGTTCAAGCCCTACAGGCGATCCAAGATCCGAACGTGATCCGCCCGCAGGCCCTTCTCGAAGACCAGCAGGGCAAGCCCATCGGTTACACGATGCGCTTCATCCCGGACGCTTGGGCCTTGTGCCAGTTGTTCCCCAAGGTGTTCCGTGACAGGAACAACCTTGACCACCCGATGATGCAGCGCCTTGTCCTGAAGCTCCAACACGTCATGAAGGGCGTCCACGTTGCAGGCGTCCTACTGGTCGACGCCAACGAGATGAACTTCCTCGTGTCCAAGGACTTCGCCGAGATCTACGCCATCGACGCCGACAGCTACCAGACCCCCAACTACCCGGCCACGGCCATCATGCCGTCGGTCAGGGACTGGACGATTACGCCCCCGCACTGGACGGAGGGCTCTGACTGGTACGCCTTCGCCTGCGTGTCCTTCCAGATGTTCACCGGCATCCATCCGTTCAAGGGAAAACACCCGTCCATCAAGGGACTCGAAGAGCGCATGAAGGCCGGGATCTCCGTGTTCGACCCGAAGGTCAAGGTGCCCCGTGCGACCTATGACTTTGCTGTGATCCCGCAGGCTTACAGGGACTGGTACGAGGCCGTGTTCCTGCACGGGCGCAGAGACGCTCCTCCGGGTGACTTCAACGTGGTGGCCATCATCGTCCCGACCGTCAAGGCGGTCACGGGCACCGACCTCATCGAGGTGATCGAGTTGGGCCAGTACAGCGGCAACGTCACACGGTACTGGACGACCGGCACCAAGCGGGTCGTGCTGGCAGACACCATGTGGGTCGACCGCCGTCAGGTAGGCAAGGCACCCCCGAAGCCCTCGGGTTTGGGTTTCAGCCGGGGCTACGTCCCGGTGCTGGTGGACTCCTCCACGGACGTCCCCACGCTGCACAACCTCCAAGACCAGACCACGATCCCCTTCAGCCTGAAGGCCGACGAGGTGTCCAGCTACGACGGGCGCATCTACATGAGGGCCGGGGGCAACCTGTTGGAGATCAAGCTGACGGACGCAGGGAACAAGGTGATCGCTTCTACGCAAGCGGTGGCCAACGTCCTGCCCAACGCTTCCCATCTGTACCCCGGCGTCCTCTTACAGGACATGCTCGGGTCGACCTTTGCGTCCCTCCTCATTCGTTCCGGGGCCTCACAACAGGTTCGGATCAAGGAGTTGGATGAGTACCGTGTGCTGGATGCCAAGTACGACAGCGGCGTCCTCATGGCTGTGGGCGAGAAGAAGGGCCAGTTTGACCGGCTCGTGTTCCGCTTCGACGAGACCTTCACCACCTACGACGTGAGGATCGTTGAGGACATCCAGCCGACTGGCCTCAACTTCGTGACCCTCGACTCCGGGGTCTGTGTCTGCCTGAACGAGGACGACAAGCTCGAACTGTTCAGCCACCGCAAGGGTTCCAGCAAGGTCAAGGAGATCGAAGACCCCGCCATCAGCGGTGACATGCGACTTGGCAAGGAGGGCGGCGTGGTGTTGTTCTCCCGTGGCGACCGCCTGTACCGGATGAGGTTGAAGTAGATGAACCCCCTCGTCATCAAACACATTGACTGCCCCGTGTGCCACGCCCCCAAGGGCCAGCCCTGCACCCGTGCGAACGGCTGTGGCATGCGGCTGGACGACTTCATGAGGGACGGCCCGCTAGAAGCCCGCCTCGACCTGCACATCGACGACAGCATCGCCCTACCACAGCACAAGGACGAGCCTCCGCTGTGGGTGTCTCAAGGGGAGATCGAGGAGGCCAAGGCGTCCGGGCTGTGGGGTACTGTGGAAGCCCGTGTGAGGGATCGAATAGCCAAGGAACAAGAATGAAGCAGAACGAACTGGTAGCCCTGATCGATATGGACGGAACCGTCGCTGACTTCGACGGCCAGATGCAGCGGGATCTGGAGGCCATGCGGGGGCCGGACGAGGCCCCTTACGAGGCCCACCCCGGAAAGCACCCGAGGCACATCGAAGCCCGCATGCGGATCATCAAGCAGCGCCCCGGCTGGTGGCGGGAACTCCCGACCCTCCGGTTCGGGATGCGTATGATCTCCGCCCTGAAATCCCACGGGTTCACCCTCAACGTCTTGACCAAGGGGCCGTTCCGCAACACCCCTGCATGGACGGAGAAGGTGGAGTGGTGCCGGGAGCACCTCCCCGGCGTGGCCGTGACGATCACGGAGGACAAGGGCCTCTCCTACGGCAAGGTGCTGATGGACGACTACCCGCCGTACATCGAGCGTTGGCTGGAGTGGCGGCCCCGTGGCCTCGTCATCATGCCCGACCAGAAGTGGAACAAGGACTTCACCCACCCCAACGTGATCCGGTGGGATGGCTCTACGGAAGCCCTCACTGAAATCACCACCCGCCTCAAGGCCATCGTGGAGGCCCCATGAGAAACCTCGCCCCTCTCCAACAGCCCGACCAGAAGTGGGCGCTCTACGACAGGCATACCCACGACTTCGTGCGGCTCAACGCCCCCAGGAGCGTCGTTGAGACGGCGCTCAAAAGCCTCATGGGCATTTCCAGTGCCGCCGCAAGGGCAGAGGCCGACCGGGCCGACTTGCACGAGGACTGGTGGGCGGACGCAGTGGCTGACTCCGTCGAGGCCCACGGGCCAAGGGCGGCGGGCATCCTCGACACCCTCCTCGCTGACGGGCGGCATACCCACAACGAGATGGGCCTCATCGCACGCACCCAGACGGTTCACCTCTCCGTCAACGGCCCTGAGCCGGAGCCGATGAGGAACCCCTGCGCCGAGATCTCGTTGCAGCCCTGTGTCCTGGGTAGCAGGCACATCGCCATCCGTGAGATCCTGATGCCCAAGGACTTGAACCACCACGGGGTCGCCTTCGGCGGTTGGGTCCTGTCCAAGATCGATCTGGCCGGTGCGGTAGAAGCTAGACGGCATACGCAGCACGACGTCGTGACCCGGTTCATGAACGGGATCGAGTTCACCCACCCTGTGAAGGTGGGCGACCAGGTCACCTTCTACACGTCGCTGGTCTGTATCGGGAACACCTCCATCACCGTCAAGGTGGAGATCGAGGCCAGCAGGGACGGCAAGGACGCCCCCATCGCTGTCACAGCGGCGGAGATCGTCTACGTGACCGTCAAGCGGGACGCCACGGGCAACATCCACAAGGTGCCCGTCAAGGGGTAGCCCGACCGGGGACGCTGTTCGGGTAGAGTCCCCCGGAGGTGACATGGACTACATCGGCTCCAAGGCCAAGCTGCTCGACTGGATCTTCGGGCACGCCGAACGGCACATGCAGATTCTGGGGATTGATCCCGCCAAGTCTACGTTCTTGGACGCTTGCATGGGGACAGGTGCGGTCACGTTCAAGGCATTGATGACGTTCCAAAAGGTCATCGCCCTCGACCTGCTTGCGTTCCCGGCTGTTCGGGTCAACGGCCTGACCACCCTGACAGAGGATGAGGCCCTCGAGAGTGCCACCCATCTGGAGTTGATCTCCGGGCTGGAGGGGATCGAGGGCTTCTTCTACCGTGAGTACTCACCCGCTGGAAACCGCATGTACCTCACAGAGGACAACGCCAAGCGGGTAGACGCCACCAGACAGTACATTGAGAGCGTCAGGAGTCCCCGTGTGCGGGCTTACCTGCTCTACTGTGGGATAGAGGCCATGTCCCGTGTCCTCAACACAGCAGGGACGCAGGGGGCCTATCTGAAGCACTGGCAGGACAAGGCCCTGAATCCGTACTTCCCGAAGGACGAGATCCTCGTGGCCATGAGTGCCGACGTCACAGCGATGCAGGACGACATCCTCGTGTACCTTGACCATCCGGGCAGGGCACCGGAGGACGTGCTGTACATCGACCCGCCGTACAACAACCGCCAGTACGGCCCCAACTACCACCTCTACGATACCTTCGTGATGAACGACAACCCGAGGGTCAAGGGCGTGACCGGGCTCCGCCCGTACCCCCGCTCCACGTTCAGCGGCAAGGCCGAGGACGTGGCCGACCTGATCCGGGCGATCATGAAGCGGACGACGGCCAAGCTCGTCCTCATCAGCTACAGTTCTGACGGGACACTCAGCCGGGATGAGATGGAGCAGTGCATGCTGGAGGGGTTCCAGCACACCGAGATGGAGATCCAGGTCCGGGCCTACAAGCGGTACAAGGCAGACGCCTCCGATGATCGGACGTATTCTGACTCGCTTCTACGAGAGTACCTGTTCATCATCCGGCATCGCCCGGAGCAATCAGGGCTAAACGACCTCTGGTGATCTCCATGAACCCCTATGAGGGAAAGGTCTGCCTCGTCACAGGTGCCACGTCAGGGAACGGACTGGCAGTAGCCAAGACCCTGCTCCGCAGGGGAGCCTCCAAGGTCTACACGCTGGGCCGCAACCACGCCAAGCTCTGGGAGTTGGAAGAGTGCGGCGGCACGTCCCTGTTCTGTGACTTCACGAACCAGGACTCCATCGACGAGGCCGCCGCTGCCGTTCTGGATGGGCCGCCGCTGGACTACCTGTTCCACCTGGCCGGGAATGCCCTCCACGGCCCCGCAGACGCCTACCAGCGGGGTTCCTTTGTCCGGTCGGACCTACTAGGCCCACAGCACCTCATCGAGGGCTTGTTGGGCCACATGAACCCCGGAGCGTGCATGGGGATCGTGACGTCGGGGTCGGCGGCCTTGGGCTCGATCCCGACCCTGCGGTTCTACCAGAAGGTGAAAGCCGAGATGGTCCGTTGGTGGCACTGCCACCGTGCGGGCTGGCAGGCGAGGGGCATCTACAGCACCCTCATCTCCATGGGGGTCATCGCTACGGACATCTGGAACAGGACAGACGGCATCAGTCCCGTGACCCGTTACCTGATTCCCAAGGTCGTACCTGGTGCGAACCGTTGGGCGCAGCAGATTCTGGACGACGTGGCGCAGAGGAAGCTGGTGTCGTACCCAGGACGGTTCTCCAGCCTAGCACCCTTGGATCCGTGGTCGGGGTGCTACTACCCCAACCCCATCCTCAAGGCGGCATTTACTGCCGCTGCCCGTGTCTGGACAGGCTTAGAGAGCCGTCAAGCTGTGTTGAAGAGATAGAAGGAGGACCTGATGACTCGAAACAAACGTGCGGAACTACAGATCGCAGCCCGCCAGTTCATGCGGGTGTGCTCTCTGAAGGCCGCCGAAATGATCGGTGAGGACGGCAACACGGTCGAGGCCGGGATGCGGTATCACCAGCCCCCGCTCCCCGAGGGCTGCACGATGGGCGACCTGTTCGACCTGATGGACCACGCCCACGTCTACGAGTTCCCCAAGGTAGACCACACCACCGACGCCGTTGTGTTCGCCCTCGACATCGAGGAGCGCACCCTCAAGGTACTGCTCATCCGCCGTGGCCGTGAAGGAGAGCCCTTCTATGACCACTGGGCGCTACCGGGCGGCTTCATCAACGAGAACGAGCCTCTCCGTGAAACGGCGATGCGGGAACTGCTGGAAGAGACCGGCGTGGCCCTGTCCTACATGGAGCAGCTTGCCACCTTCAGCGATCCCGGACGTGACCCCCGAGGCCCGGTCATCTCGACCGCCTACATGGGCCTCGTCCGCCCCAAGGACGTGACCGTCAAGGCGGACGACGACGCCTCCGACGCCCGCTGGTTCGACGTGGGCGACCTTCCCGACATGGCCTTCGACCACAACAAGATCCTCGCAGAGGGCCTCAAGCGCCTGCGCTCCAAGCTCCGCTGGCAACCCGTTGGCCTCGGCCTGTTGGACGAGGAGTTCACCCTGACCGAGTTGCAGACCGTGTACGAGATTATCCTCGGCCACCAACTCCACAAGGCCAGCTTCCGCCGCAAGGTGGAGAAGCTGGAGGTGCTCATCGACACCGGCAAGACCCGCAAGGCAGGCCACCGGCCCGCCAAGGTCTACCGCTTTGACACCCCCGCCTACCTCCAACTGGAGGGGCAGGGCATCGAGTTTGAGGTGTGACATGGGAGACGTCTGCTACCAGCCTTCGGGCAGCACCAAGCCCGCCTGCGGCAACAAGGGCAACCAGACCACCTCGGACATGGGGCAGGCCACCTGTCCTGACTGCTACCGTGTGATGCGGGACGGCTACGACCGTACACAGCTACAGATGGTGGACTACCGGGAGTACGGGGCTTCTCCGCCCACGCCCAGTGAGCCAGAGCCCGAATGGAGCTTCTTCAACCTCGACACGGTGCATTAGATGACTGGACAGGCAGGAACACCCGACGGCCCTGAGTGCGTGTGCTTGAACTGTGAGAGAGGCGTGCTCAGCAAGGTGTTCCTCCACGAGGAGCAGCAAGGGTTCGTCATCTTCGCCATGGAGGGGGAGACGGACGGCCTCATCGTCCAGCGTGACCCCCGTGACGGCAAGGCCAAGGTCATGATCGGGCCGGTACGCATCGAGACGCCGCCTACCGTGACGGAAGACCCCGACTGCTACGAGATGGGCAGCTACGGAGGCACCGACTGATGTGGCGCTACGGGATCTTCGGGGGCGGCTTCAACCCGCCACACCTTGCCCATGTCATGACGGCGGCCTACGCCATCGCACAGCGCAACCTCGAGATCCTGTACGTCAGCCCCTGCGGCCACCACGCCTTCGCCAAGAACGACAAGCTGATCCCGTGGGAACACCGGGCCGAGATGTGCCGCAGGGCCTTCGAGGGCTTCGGAGGCACCGTCCGCATCCCCAAGTGGGAGGAGAAGGGCGACTACACCTATACGGTCGATCTGCTCCGTGACGTAGCCCGCCACGGGGAACCCCACCTCATCATCGGATCGGACAACTGGGATCTCCGCCACCAGTGGAAGGGGTGGGACGAGATCCTCGACATCCTTGGCGGGGAGGAGCGCATCCTCGTGGTCCCCCGTCCCGATACCAAGATGGCCGAACAGTTGGGGTGGGCGATGCCCGACGTTTCATCCACCCGCCTCCGGGAATTGATCGCTGCGGGCAATACGGACGAGGTTCTTAAGTGGGTGCCCCCGTCTGTGGTCGCCTACATCAGACACCACGGTCTCTACGGACACACCACACGATAGACCCCCGACATCACACCAGATCCAACTTTTCTTCCCCGAAGTGGGCTTAGGCCCCTTCGGTTTCGGGTTGAGTGAGGGCAACGGGGAAAGTTCCCCGGCCTGAGAAAAACCCTTGACAGGGCTTCAGGCTGCCGTTATTCCTTTGAGCAAGTGCCGCCGAATGATCGGCGAGCGGAGGTTTTGGTTCCATGTTGATCACGACGAAAAACGAACGCAGAAAGCGTCAAGCGCACGGGGCAACCCTGGCGTCGAAGCGCGACTCTCTGTTCGCAGCAGTCGTGAATCACCAGCCTGCCCCCGCCGCCATTGAGGGTTGTGATGACCCGATGGGGGCACCCGGCGAGTAACCAAGCTCCATAAGTGGACTGGTGAAAGCCGGGTAACCGAAAGGTTCCCCGGCTTTTTTGCTTCTTGGGCCTGAGTTGGAACGTAGGGCCTACCCGGTAGCACCGGGAGTTGCGGTCTTTGACAACTGAATAGTACGTGAAAACGCACCAACGAGGGCAGGGCGGGTCTAGCCCACTCGTCCTGCCCTCATTTTCATAATGAACCCGTGCCCCGGTGGGCACGGCCAATCCCCTAACGGGGCAAGGTCAAGCAGGCTCAACACCTGCCACGGGTTCCCATGTTCATGGTGGACGTAGCTCAATAGGTAGAGCCCCGGGTTGTGATCCCGGTGGTTGCGGGTTCGAAGCCCGTCGTTCACCCCATGAGAGGGGCTAAGGTCTGGTGTCCCGCACGGAGACGTGCAAAGGCAGCGTCGTCTAGGGTAGGCCACCCAACGATGACGGCGTTGTACTAGACCACATTATTCCGGCGAAGCTCATCTGGTAGAGCGGGCGGTTGACAACCGAAGGGTCTTGCCTTACTTTGAGGGCATGAACAAGAGCCCTAAAACTATCGGCGAGCGCAGTGAAGGCATGGTGCTGGCAGCCCTCTTGAGGGCGGGCAAGGTTGTGTTGCAACCCTTCGGGGACAACCAACGGTACGACCTTGTGGTGGATGAGGATGGGAAATTCATCCGGGTCCAGTGCAAGACCGCCCGCTTGAAGAACGGCGCTTTGGCCTTCGATACATGCTCCTCTCAAACCCATCGGGGGAAGGGGAAGCAAGATTACAGGGGGCAAGCGGACTTGTTTGGGGTCTATTCTCCTGACAGGGACGCCGTGTACCTTGTACCCGTTGAGGATGTCGGGGTTACCCAAGCCCGACTCAGGCTGTCCAAACCTCGTAATGGCCAATCCAAAGGCGTCCGCTTTGCGGCGGATTATCTTCTCGATCTGGGGTAGCTCAATAGGTAGAGCGCCGGTCTGTTAAATCGGTTGTTGAGGGTTCAAGTCCCTCCCCCAGAGCTACAAGCTCCTCATGTTGTGGGTTCGAGTCCCACCGCCGGAGCTTGAAGGGCTGGCTGTTCCCTTTCGGGGGTTCAGTCTGTGACGGGCCGTATGGGGTCCGTAGGAAACATCGGAGCAATCCGGTGGAAGGGGAGTCCTTGTCACAGGCCCCCGCCAGTCACCTCTCGGGGTGGTTGGTCCGTCCATGCAAGCCGTAGGTAGCCCGGTCAGGGCGGGTCGTCCACCAAAGGCGGCTCTAGTCCCGAGTCTGGGGTTGGCCCCACCGACAGGTGGGTGAAGCATGGCCTGTCAGCGATGGCAGTCATGCGAAGGATAGGCGGGGACGCCTTGAGCCAACCAATCCAACTGGACGAAGGAGGATTCCCAAGCGGCAGTCGGTCAGTTTGAGGGGTGGGAGCCCTGAAGGCGGTCGGCATGTAGAGGGGCGAAGGGTGAAATCCCCGGAGTCCTGAAGACAGGGTAAAGCCCGCCGGGGCGAATACCAGAGGACGTGTTGCATTCCCCTCCTCAAAAGGGAAGGGAACGACTGGCAGGGCACGCCCTTATGACATGCGAATTAGCTCAGTTGGTAGAGCGCATCCTTCGTAGGGATGAGGTCGTTGGTTCAAGTCCAACCCTTGCAAACAAAGGAAAGACCCTGCCGGTCTGTGTGGTAAGTGACCTAATCCCGTCCCCGCAAGGGAAGGCGGGCCGGTGAAGCCCCCAAGGTGGAGCCGGTTGGTGGGAAGCTGAAGCGTAGGGGCGGCCACCCCTGCCGGATGTGGAAAGCCGATGCAGCACAGGCGACGAGGGAAACGCCACCCTCCAACAAAGGCGGTCACGACTGGCTACCGGGGAGACCCGGTGGACACGGGGAGAACTTGGCGGGGGACCGTCAAGGTAATGCCCTGAGAGGCCGGTTATGAAAACGGGTAGTCTCACCGTTCCTCATTCTCCCCTCCCTTCGGGGCGGGGACTATCGGAGAGTAGCGCAGCCTGGTAGCGCACCTGGTTCGGGACCAGGGGGTCGGGGGTTCGAATCCCCCCTCTCCGACCACGACAGAGACAGCCCGGAGAGACGGGCACCATCGGGATGTGGCGCAGTCTGGCAGCGCACTTGGCTGGGGGCCAAGGGGCCGTCGGTTCGAATCCGACCATCCCGACTTTCAATCCTGACCTAGCTCAATGGCAGAGCGCTCGGCTGTGGACCGGGAGATTCGGGTTCAACTCCCGGGGTTAGGACGGACAAGGGCTATGGGGTAGAGGCCGAAGTTGGACGAGGCACATTAGACTGGCTATACTCTCCTCATTAGTAGGAGGTAGCATGTACAAGGAAGCCACGAAGCAAGAGGCCCTCCGCCTTCGCCAACAGCAGCGCCTTTCCCTTCGAGAGATCCAAGCCCAAACAGGGGTCTCTAAAGGAACCCTCTCCAAGTGGTTGCAGGGGATGCCGTTAGACAGGGAAGAGGTGCGGGCAAAACTCCGCCTCAATGGAACCAGCAAGGGACGAGCAAAAGCTGACCGGGTTGAATCTGCCTTACACCGCCGTTTCGGTGTTCCCATGAACAGCCACTACAAGGCTAAGATTGCAGAAGCAGCGATCCTTCTTCGGGCTGGCTTGTTGGGGGTGGATACCTACCAGAGCCCCTTTGATGGAGACAAGGCCGACTGGGTGTTTGATGTGAAGGGACGCCTCCTTAAGGTGCAGGTGAAATGGGCGGCCACACCAGCCAAACATGGGGCACCACAAGTGAAAGTACGATGTGCCGGGGGCCGTTCTGGACTCCGGTGCTACACGGAGGGGGAATTCGACATTCTTGTAGGATATGACCTTTACACCGACACTGCCTATGTGTGGACGTGGGATGAGGTGAAGGATTTCACCAGCACTGTTTCCTGTTGGGATGAAGCAGAGGAACGCTGGGACAAGATCACGGTCTCATAGGGGAGTCAGGAGTCCCCACCTGCCTGTCACGCAGGAGATCCCGGGTTCAAATCCCGGTGGGACCGCCGGAGGAAGTGGGTTCGAGTCCCATCTATCCCGCTAATCGCCGGGGGTGAAACCCGGAGGAACACAGTGGAAGCAGCAGGCTCCCCCTCGGGGGAGGCCGTGCAAGCGTAACTCCTGCCGTGGAAGCTGTGGAAAACCGGGCGAATCCCCACTTGGGACCTTGTGGACACGCAGGCTGGGTAGCTCCAATCGGCAGAGCGCTGGGCAACGCTTGCACGGCTTTGGGCCCAGAGGTAGGGGGTTCGAGTCCTTCCCTGGGTACACAAGAAGCGGGATGTCCAAGTTCCAACGGCGATTTTCATGGGGGTGAGGTCTGCTGGGCGGACGCTGGCTTGTCAGGTCAGAACGGGGAGGGTTCGATTCCCTTCACTCCCGCTTTGGGTCCGTAGTGTTAATGTAGCATCCCTGGCTCTTAACCAGGCGGGTGGCGGGTTCAAGTCCCCCCGGACTCACTGAAGTGTTTTCATCCCTCCGTGGCGCAATTGGTAGCGCAAACGGCTCTTAACCGTGAGGTTGAAGGTTCGATTCCTTCCGGGGGGACTAGCGTTTGTACTTTGTGACCCCGTCGTCTAGTTGGCTAGGACACCAGACTCTCAATCTGGAGATCGCCGGTTCAAACCCGGTCGGGGTTACCATCCTCCCGTAGCTCAGTAGGTAGAGCGGCGGCCCGATAAGCCGTGACAGCGAAGGTTCAATTCCTTTCGGGAGGACTAGCAGAGGACTGTGGTGCTGGTTCAGCATAGATAGCTCAATTGGTTGAGCATCGGTCATTCAAACCGACGGTTACAGGTTCGATCCCTGTTCGTTTGCAACAGCCCGACACCCGACCTTCCTCTGCTTCCCTCGAACAGTAGCTCAGTGTTGATGTACCCCCGCCAAGTTGCCGGTTGATGAAGCGGAAGGGCATCGATAGGGAGAGCGCCGGGACACTCGGAGGCCGCTGGTTCAAACCCAGCCTGTTCGACTTTGCGGGCGTAGCTCAGTGGTAGAGCATCGGGTTGCCAATCCGAAGGTCGTGGGTTCGAATCCCATCGCCCGCTCTATGGTGTGGTCTTCTAATTGGCTAGGAAATCGGCCTTTCAAGCCGGGGAATGCGGGTTCGAATCCCGTCCACACTACAAGAAGTCCGGTAGCCACCGGACGCGGCCGGAGACACCCCCGGTCGTCAGTCAGGTTGGCATCTGACGAACAGGGTAGCCGATCCCCGGTAATGGGGCGTCGTCAGGGAGGCGAAAGTAGGGCAACCGAAGGACGGTCTGAAATACATCGTCCGGGTCTTACCCCTGATCATGGGGCCTTAGCTCACTTGGGAGAGCGTCGGGATGGCATTCCGAAGGTAGCGGGTTCGATCCCCGCAGGCTCCACCAGGGCTTAGTTGCAGATCTATCTGCGTTGATGGGGCGTCGTCCAAAGGCAGGACCCTGGGTTTTGGTCCCAGTGATGAGGGTTCGAATCCTTCCGCCTCAGCCATTCAAGGAGGTGTCATGAGCAAGATAGTAAAAGGCACCTCCCGGAGCGGTGTAGGAACTACGTTGGTGGTTCCGCAGCACCGGCTGGTGTTCGACATGGGGGCTCCCCTGGTGGAGTCCTTGGGCGTCCGTAAGGTGTTCATCACCCACGGGCACATGGATCACGCAGGGGCTCTGGTGTTCCACGCCAGCACACGGGGAATGATGGGAATGGGGCCGCCCCTGTTCCACGTCCCGGCCTGGATGGAAGCCGACCTTCGGGTGATACTGAAGGCCGCCGCCCGCCTCAACGGTGGGGGAGTCCAGTTCGACATGGTCCCCATGGAAGCGGGCAAGAGTCACGATCTGGGAGGGCCTCGCAGAGTGGTGCCCTTCTACACCGACCACCGGCTACCGTGCCTCGGCTACAAGGTCTACCAGACCCGAAACAAGCTCCGGGATGAGTTCATAGGACTTCCCGGAGAGGAGATCGGGCGGCTTCGGAAGGGTGGAACGGAAGTCACCCGTGAGGTAGAAGCCTTGGCACACACGCACGTAGGGGACAGCCGGGTGACCGTGCTGGACAAACACCCCGAGGTGTTCCAGTCAGATGTGCTGGTGCTTGAGTGTACGTTCGTGGGCGACTACTCCTTGGAGGAAACGCACAAGCGGGGGCACACGCACCTGTCCGAACTGGCAGAGCGTGCGGAATTATTCAAGGACGTGAAGGCCGTTGTCCTGACACACTTCTCGATGCGACACAGCGAGAAGGAGGTCAAGGCGGAGGTCGCCAAGCTCCCCGAGTCCCTTCGGGACAAGATCCACCTCGTTTTCTAGCCCCCTCTCGGGGGCATCATTGGGGCATAGCTCAATTGGTAGAGTACCGTTGAACTTTGTGCGCTTTACCCTTACACTAGAAGCATGGGACGAAAGAGCCACATCTGGGACACACCCCCGGAACGCTTCCGCCAACTGGTACACACCCACACCACATGGAAAGGGCTCGCATTAGCCCTTGGGATGTCGATCTGTGGGGGGACATTCAAGACCATCCGTAAAAGGATCCAGCAAGATGGGTTGGACGATCATCATTTGCGAGAGGGGGCCTCAAAACGAGGTGGCCTTTTGGCCGCTAAGAAACAGGAGCAGCCCCTTTCAGAGATCATGGTGAAAGATTCTTCCTACTCACGGTACCACCTAAAGGCCCGTCTACTGCGAGACAGGGTGTTGGAAAACAAGTGTGCCATGTGCGGTCTCGATCCTGTTTGGGAAGGAGATCCCCTCGTGATGGTTCTTGACCACATAAACGGGGAACCCCAAGACCACCGGGCAGGGAATCTGAGGTTGGTCTGCCCCAACTGCAACTCACAGCTTCCAACCTTTGCAGGTCGGAAAACGAAAAAGGGCGAGGTTCTTTGTGTGGACTGCGGGACACCCATCCACACAAGAAGTACCAGATGTCGTTCATGTAGCGGCAGGCATCGTTATTTTACTGGGGAGTAACTCAACTGGCAGAGTGCCGTCCTCTGAAGGCGGATGTTGTGGGTTCGAGTCCCACCTCCCCAGCCCATAGGTTGAAGGTTCAAGTCCTTCTGCCCCAGCTATGGCGGGACGCACAGGCAGTGCAGGCCGTCTAACGCAGTGTAGCTCAACAGGTAGAGCGCTGGTCTCATAAGCCGGAGGTTCCCGGTTCAATTCCGGGCACTGCGACTACAGCGGTACTAGGGCGACGTAGCCAAGTTGGTTAAAGCACTGGTCTGCAAAACCAGAGATCCCCGGTTCGAATCCGGGCGTCGCCTCTTTTCGGACGGTAGCTCAGTGGTAGAGCTTCGGTAGCTCTCCTATCAGGAGTCTCATGGTAGGAGGTGGGCTGTGACAACCATCGTGAAATGTGAGCAGTGCGGCAGGGAGTACGTCCCGGACAGGAAAAAGGGACACCGTGGAACCCTTTGCAACTCTTGTGTGGTCAACACCAGGAGAGCAAGCGTAAAGGAAAAGGCAGTCTCCTACAAAGGAGGGGCGTGCGCCATCTGCGGTTACGACCGGTGTGCGAGAGCCTTGGGGTTCCACCATAAGGACCCTGCCAAGAAGGATTTTCCTCTTGGGGCCAACTACACGAGGTCGTGGGACAAACTGAAGGTGGAGTTGGATAAGTGCATCCTCCTCTGCGCCAACTGTCACGCTGAAGTTCATGATGGGATGGTTGAACTCGGGGGGTAGCTCAGTGGCTAGAGCGAACGGCTGATAACCGTTAGGGCGAGGGTTCGAGTCCCTCTCTCCCGACTTTTACTACCGTGGGGCCGGAGGTTCGAATCCTCCTCGTCCGACCAGTAGGGAAAGGTGGCGGTCTGAGAGCCTGCCGGGTTCTGCAAGGCCCAATGGTTCAACGTCTGTTGCAGCAGGCCCCGTGCGCCGCCCTGCGTTCATGCCCTCGCCCGTGGATCGGGGCTTTGGTCTTCTAAACCGGAGGTCGAGGGTTCGATTCCTTCCGGGGGCGCTAGTTTGTCTATGGGCAGGGGATGGTAGAGTGGATCGACTCCACGAGGAGATACCGTCATGGGCTACAACGTCCCCGAACCTTACGCCTCGCTCCTTGCCACGTACCCCGACGTAGCGAACGTCAAGTACGTGTCCCCACCGGATGCTAACCATCTGGAGGGAACGGGGGACGGCTCATTGGTCAACCCGTACAGGGGCATCCAGACGGCCATCGATGCTTTTCCGCCCACAGAGATGCCTCCGCCTGACCCGGCGGACATGGGCCCAGAGGATCTGGTCAACCTGTTCCGGTTCATCGTCGTCAATTCGGGTGTGTACGACGAGAGCCCCATTATCACAGAGGCAGGGCTCTGGTCCTTTCAATCAGCAGGGCAGGTCCTGCTGATCTCCCCTGTGGCTTTCGCTTACCTGTGGGATCCTGAGCACGAGCCGCCCCCGTCCATTGACGACATGCGGTTCTTCCACCTGAACCCGGATGAAACCAAGCTTGACGCTTGGGGCATGTTCATCTTGGACATTCAGCCCCTCTACGGTGCCCCGAAAGACAAGATGATCGGCGGCATCGGCAGGAACGGCAGCACCGGGGGTCTGCAGATGTGGACCCTTATGGGCGGGATCGTCTACGAGGTGGAAGCACCCCTCGGTGGCTGGACGCACACCCCGTCGCCGTCCATTAGCTTGAAAGATGTCTACGGCCTGGTACTCGTCCCTGGAGAGAACGGGGATTGGGAAGCCGACATCAACATCGACTGTGACCGAGTCTCGTTCAACTACTTCGAAGTCCTGGGGCTGGAGAAGTACGACGTCGAGATCCTCAACTCCGCCTTCAGTGGCCTTGAGCAGTACTCTGGACCTGGTGCCCCTATCTACACGCAGACCTGCCGGTTCTGGGCCAGCAACTGCAACATCACGGGCGACGTGTTCGTGGCAGACGCCGACATCGTGTTCGACCACGTTTCCATGAGCGGTGGAGACCTGATTTTCAGGACCTACTGGTCCATCCTGGACTGCAACCTGGACGTCAACGAGTGGGAACACACACAGTCCCCGTCGGGATCGGTCATCATCAACACCTACTTCGACGTGAACTCGTGGGGTGCGGCCCTTCCCCTGAACGCCCTGAACGTCTGCGCCACCACCTGTGCGATGAGCAGTTCGGCCCTGTCCAGCTTGCCCGTCCCACATAGCAACTACGCATCAGTCACGAACAGCGTCGTGATCCCCCCGTAACCTGCCCCAGTAGCTCAGTGGATAGAGCATCGGTCTCCTAAACCGAGGGCCGCAGGTTCGATTCCTGCTTGGGGCACTCCCTTCAACAGCACCGCAACAAGGAGAACACCATGGTACTTCGTCTCAAACAGCCGCCGACCCCCATTCGTTTACTGGGCCGGTAGCTCAACTGGATAGTCAGCAAGCGGCTTTTAACCGCTAGGTTCCGGGTTCAAGTCCCGGTCGGCCCACTATTGCGGACGTAGCCAAGAGGTAAGGCATCGGGCTTCCACCCCGTGAGCGCCGGTTCGATTCCGGTCGTCCGCTCCACCAACAGGGCTTAGGTAGTTCCTCTATTGCGTAGACACCCATGGGTAGGATGTCAGCCTCGGTGAAGCTGGGTACGCAGTGGAGGGGCACAAAACGACGCCTGCACCGCCCGTGAGATAGGCCCAAACGGGGAACCGTCAACCGGGGAGGGGGTGGAAGTCCTCTTGACCCGCCCGGAAGGGTCCTGCGTTGAGCCGTCATCTTGAGGGCGGCCTTGAAGGGCAGCGTAGGTACACCCCCTGAAGGACGCCCTTTGGCTGGTGCTTGGACTGGCCCCTGTGGATGAGGGTTTGTATCAACCAAGCTGGAAGCGGAGTACTCGTCCCCATTGTTGAATCCCACCTTCGGGTGCGGTACTGGACGAGCCGGAAGTACCCCATGGCACGGCGTACTTCCGGCTGTGGGCGTGAGGGCGTATAACTCAGCGGAAGAGTGCCGTCTTGACAAGGCGGAAGTCCCTGGTTCAATCCCAGGTACGCCCACTGAATCGGAGGGCTAGGTGACGAACAAGGACAAGTGGTTCGCAACCTGTATGGTGTTGATGCTTGTGACAGGCTTCGGTCTTGTGGGGCTTGGCCTCGACTCAACGCTGGCATCGATCTTTGAGGTGGCCGCAGCCGCCATCTGGCTCTTTGGAGTTCCGAAAGTCAGCCGTAGAGCACACCAGTACATCTACGGCAGGTAGTTTTGGCGCGGGGTAGGGAAGTGGCATCCTCCTTGGCTCATAACCAAGGGATCGGCGGTTCAAGTCCGCCCCCCGCAACCTCTCGGGCAATCTGACTCGGCCCGTAAGCCCGCCCCACGTCCCCGTCAGGGTGACGAGCACCCGAAAGGGTAGGGCAACAGGAGCAGACCGTGGGAAGACGCTTTGTACAGCGTCGGAATGCGTCCCGGAGGGACGCCCCACCGTGCGGGTGTAGTTCAGGGGTAGAACGTCAGCTTCCCAAGCTGGATGTCGTGGGTTCGAATCCCATCACCCGCTCTATGGGGCCTTAGCTCACTTGGGAGAGCGCCGCTTTTGCAAGGCGGAGGTAGCCGGTTCGATCCCGGCAGGCTCCACTATGGGGAGGGCGGGGTGGTCAGGCCCGAAAGGGAGCAGCCATCCTGACCCTACCCACCAGGCTTAGCCTCCCGTTCACCTGTGTTGAAGAGGTGGACGACGGAGGACGACATGAGCGTTACATTTTGGTGCCCCGAAGCTCCCCGAGAGGCCATCGAGACCCCTTGCTGGGGCGAGTGCGACGAAACCTGCCCCATGTGTCACGGCACCAACGTGACCACGGAACAGGTCAGCCCGCACGAGATGAACCTCGCCAACGCCAACGCCTACAACATCCTCCTCGCCTTGGGTGTCCAGAGTGACGAATCCATGTGCGGCGGGTGGGAGACCCCCGAGGACATCCGCACCATCAGGGCGGCGATCCTCAAGGCCCGCAACGTGACAGGCCGCAGGGAAGGGGCACACCGAGACGCCGAATCCTACGGCGGGCCGGGAACTGGAACCTGCCGGGTCGTTTCGCAGGGCTACACCGACGAGCAGGTACTCGACCGGCTGACCCGGTTGGACAAGCTCCTCGCCTACGCTTTGGAGAACAGTCACCGGGTGGTTTGGGGATGAGTGCTCACCGTGAGCGTGTGAAAATGCTCAAGCGGGTCAACGCCCACCAGCAAGTCAACGACCCCTTCTGGTTGTCCGGCTACACCGACGGAAGCCACCATCCCGACACAGGGAAGGGCGGCGTGGGCCTGTGGGTACGGGACAACGAGACCCGAATCCTCAAGGCTATACCGACCCCTCCGTGGGCTGTGAACTCCAACCTCGTGGAACTGTTCGGGGTCTGCGCCGCCATTGAGACGGCCCTGACGGAACTCACACAGGAAGCCAACATCCTCGTCATCAAGACGGACAGCCAGAGCACGGCCAACTGGTTCGGCTGGCAGGGCAACAAGTCCGTACCGAAGCAGCCTGAAGCCCTCGAGATGATGCAGCACGTCCTAGAGCTTGCCACCGACCGCCGAGTGAAGGTGGTCGTCAAGTGGGTGAAGGGACACCAAGGCACGGGCAGCGTCGTGGGCTACTTGAACAACCGGGTCGACAAGATGGCCCGTGATGCACGACTGAAAGGTGTACCCTCTCGCTGGTCCTGCCGGGTCAACGAGGAACGCAAGCAAGGGCCTGTAGCTCAACGGTAGAGCCTCCCGCTCATAACGGGACGGTCGACGGGTTCGACTCCCTCCGGGCCCACTAGCCCCTAAACAGCAAGCAGCAGGGTAGGATAAGGCAGGAGGTGCCTCATGCCGGATCTACCCTACGTGATGCTCACTGGACTCATCCTCATGCTGGTCGGTGTTCCCCTCTGGATGTACCGCTCAGAGAAGAAGAAGGTGGAGGCCGGGTGTTGCGGGAAGCCGTGGATCTCCTACTGCCGTGACTCACAGGGCGGCATCGGCTTGAACTGTCAGGAGTGCGACAACGGCACTTGGGTATCCTACTACCGCAAGGGCTTCGTTGAGGGCGAACAGCAACCATTCTAGGCTCGTAGCTCAGTGGGAGAGCGCCTGCTTCACACGCAGGAAGTCCCCGGTTCAAAACCGGGCGGGCCTACTTTGAAGGAGGGCTAACATGGAAAGCACACGCAGAGGGTTCCTTGCAGGAGCCGCTGGAGTCACAGGTTGGCTCCTGTTCGGCAAGGGTGCCGAAGCCGCAGCGAAGGCCGAGGGCAACCGTGTCCTGCGGGAGTTCGATGAGGACGTTGAGGGGTTTCCGCATCACGTCATCGAGATGCAGTTGACCTACGACAACCCGATGCTCCAGTTCGACGTGCCACTGCCGGACTCGGACTTCGATGGCCTACAGATCAGCATCCCAAGGCGTCAGACGGTGGGCCGCCACACGGCGACGGAGCTTGTGGACTACCACAAGCGGAGCCAACCCGACGGTGACATCTGGGGGATCATCCGCCAGCGTGTACCCCAGATGGCACAGGCGAGGGTGAAGAATCCCGCCTACGGCGACCACAAGATGCACATCGCCACGGTGGTGTGCCACTGCCCGAGCGGGATCGAGGTGGGCATGACGGTGTTGCCCGTAGGCGTGACCGTCGAGGACATGCACCTGACCATCCCGGCAACGCTGTTGCCGCAGTCCTGACAACGCACAAGGCTCCAAGGGCGAGTAGCGCAGTGGAAGTAGCACCGGCTTTACAAGCCGTAGGTCGTGGGTTCAATCCCCACCTCGCCCACCATTCAGGCTTAGCCGGACGCCCGTCCGTGTAGAGAACCTCATGAAGCAGGAAACCCAAGAGTGCCCCCTGTGCCACCGTGACTGCCCACAGGCGATCATGACGGAGCACCACTTGAAGACCCGCAGGGTGGACAAGGACGACACGGCGATGCTGTGCCGGGAGTGCCACAAGACGGTACACGGGCTCTTTGACAACAAGGAACTACGGGACTCGTCCAGAGGGCTGGACACGGTCGAGGGGCTGCTTGCAGACCCCTTGATCCGAAAGGCCCTCTCCCACATCAGGAAGCTCCCGCCCGGTCAGTTCATGCGGATGTATCGGGCCGGACGCCGCAAGAAGCGCTAGACACCAATCCAAACATGCCCCGGTAGCTCAGTGGATTAGAGCACACCCCTGCGGAGGGTGGGGTCGGAGGTTCGAATCCTCTCCGGGGTACTTGTGCGCCCGTAGCTTTATGGTTTCTCCTCCGGTATTATCCGGGCAACAGGAGGAACCATGCCAACCTGCAAGAAATGTGGTGTCTCATTCCCCAACAGGATAACGGTTGAGGGGGGCAGGCGAAACATCTCCAGACGGAAATTCTGCCTGACATGTTCCCCTTGGGGGTCTCGAAACCGAAAAGACCTGAGTGCCCCCTCGATTACCAGCGGAGTGAAAACCTGCCCTCGGTGTGGGGACGTGAAGGAACTCACTGAGTTCTACACCAGACGGAGAGGTAAGGAGTCCGAGCCTTCCTCCTACTGTAAGGCATGCGCCGCAGAGGAAGCACGGGGACGTATGCGGGCATTGAAAGCCCGTTGCGTTGAGTACAAGGGAGGCGGGTGCCGGGTTTGTGGGTACTCGAAAAGCCTCGCTGCGTTGGATTTCCATCACAGGGATCCCAAGGAGAAAGGTTACGGGATTTCGCAGATCCGAGGTTGGAAATTCGAACGGGTAAAGGAAGAATTAGATAAATGTGACCTTCTGTGTCGGAATTGCCACTCAGAGGTTCATGACGAGGCCCTGTAACCCAGTGGATAGGGTGCCTGACTTCGAATCAGGTTGTCGCAGGTTCGAGTCCTGCCAGGGCCATCAGGTTGGGAGTTCGAATCTCCCCGGGCGTTCTTTTCAGGGGGTAGCTCAGTCTGGCAGAGTCCCGGCCTTGGACGCCGGTTGTCGCGGGTTCGAATCCCGCCTCCCTGACCAGCCGTAGGAAAAGCGTTGATCACGTATTGTTCAGATAGGAGTATGAGGGGGAGTGCCATGACCGGCATGTCGTAATCAACAACCCTCCGAGGAGGCGGAGATGGAAACCTTGGTTTTGAGTCAGAGTTACACGCCGATAAGCCGAGTCCCGTGGCAGAAGGCCATCACATGGGTCGTGCTGGATCGTGCCGAAGTCGTAGAAGAGTACGACGAGGCCCAGATCCGCTCCGCCTACAAGGTCTTCCCGATGCCGTCGGTTATCCGTCTGCTCCACAACGTGACTGGCTTGTTCCGCAAGGGTGCGAAGTTCAACCGCAAGAACGTATGGCTCCGTGACAAGGGGAAGTGCCAGTACTGCGGGACCAAGGTCTCCATGTCTGACTTCACGTTCGACCACGTCGTGCCCCAGTCCAAGGGCGGGCGCACCAAGTGGGAGAACATCGTCGTGGCCTGCTACAAGTGCAACCAGCGGAAGGGTGACCTCACCTTGGAGAAGGCACGGATGCGCCTGCGTGTCCCGCCGGTAAAGCCGAGGTCGCTGCCCGGTATGGCGTTCCCGACGTTGACGTGGGGAGACAAGATGCCGGAGACGTGGAAGGACTACCTCGGCTCCTACAGCTACTGGAACCAGTCCCTCAAGGAATGACCTGGCCGGGGTCGGATTCGTCCGACCCCGGTTTCTTTCCTCTACTACCATCGGCTTAGCCGCCCTACTTCTAGGGTAGAGTCCCATGAGGAGGTGCTGCATGGCCGGACACGATCAACTAGAACTCGACGTCGCCTATCACGGCGGACAGATCATCAACCTGACCCCCGACGCTGATTGGGTTTCTCTTCGCAAGATCGAGATCCCCTCCAAGAACATCGGATACGACTACGCCCACGAGGAGAAGTCCCGTGGACACATCATCGCCGTGCTCCCCTTCAGGGTGTCCTACGTGAGTGGGAACCGTGAGTATCTCATCCGCTCCGAAGTGATCCCGCCGTGGGGCCTCGCTCCGCAAACGTGTGCCGTCACAGGCTCATGGGACAAGGAAGGCGAAACCTTCGATGAGGTAGCCGTTCGGGAGATGCTGGAGGAGACCGGGTTCACCGTGACCCTCGGCGAACTGATCGACTTGGGAACCTGCCGGGGCACCAAGGCGCTGGACACCGTCTACCACCTCTACGCCGTGGACACGTCCGGGAAGATCCCGGAGGAACCGACAGGTGATGGTTCAGAGATGGAAGCCCTCGCCGGGATGCTTTGGGTAGAGTCGTTGGTGGACGTGGAGGATCCCCTGGTCCCCACGATGTTCCTTCGTCTTCAGTCCAAGGGGTAGCGGATGGCTCACAAGATCAAGCCCACAGATATCACCCTCGCCCACAGACGCCCTCCAACGTGGAAGGGCTGGATCCCAACCTTCACCGGAGACGGGTTCAACGTCCTGAAACCCGAGGTAGACCAGATCCGATTGGAGGACCTGGCCCACGGCCTCGCCTTCAAGTTCCGGTACGCTGGACAGACGACGCCCGTGACGGTCGCCGAGCACTCCATCATGGTTTCAAGGGTGATCGGGATTCTGTGGCCCGAGTCCAAAGAGATGGCGGGCGGCCTACTCCATGACTCCTGCCAAGCGTACCTGCACGACATCCAGAGTCCCGTCCGGCGATACGCCCGCATGGATCTCCCCCACGGAGAGAGCATCCCGTGGGACAAGCTAGAGGCCAAGGTCAACGGGATCATCGCCAAGGCGTTGGGGCTGGAGCCCCGATTCTGGGCCACCGCTACGGTGAAGGCTGCGAACCTGCTGGCAGTAGTGATCGAACGCAGGGACTGTGCGGTCCTCTCAAGGCAGACCCGCAAGGGCCTCCCCAAGCTGCCGGAGGAGATCGACCACCTGCATCTGTCCTACTTGTCGCCGGAGGATGCACAGGAAGCGTTCTTGGCCGAGTACAGCAGCCTGACCTAGTCCTCTTCCTCTGCCACGTCGACGGTGATCTCCTTCTCAGGGACCAACTCCAACAGGTCTTCCGCAATATCGCCGATCAGGTCAGCGTTCTCTGCCAGTTGTACCCGCTGAACCACGACGGTCTCTTCCGTCCCTGCGGTAGCGGCCTTCAACAAGGCCGAGAACTCTTTGAGGAGTGAGATCCTCTTGGCAAGCGCACGCTGGTTCATGGTTCCCCCGTAATGGCTCTGCACGCCGCCCTGAGTGCCCCCTGGAGCGTTTGCTCTGCGATGTGGGCATCGTCGGGCAGGAACGGCCCCTTGCAGCCCCAGCAGTCATTCTCGGGGCAATCAGGGTCCGTGTAGAACACAGGCTCGAGACTGAAGGCGTTGGCGTTGTCCAACAGGGCCTCTGCGTCGTTCGCCTCTACGAACAGGTCGGCGTAGGACTGGAGGAGCGTGGCCTTCAGGACAGGGTCCATGGTGAAGCCCGTCTCACAACACCCCGTGCGGAGGATGCCGAGGCGGCTGTCCCCGTTGTGCTTGCCGTGGATGTAGGAGTGCCGAGTGCAACGACCCCACAGGGCGTGCAGGGACGGGAACTCTCCCCGCTTGCACAGGCCGCAGTGAGGCTTGATCTGGTAGCCTACATCCCGAAGGGTCTGGAACTTCATCTCGTCGGGCATGTTCTCCTCCTCAGTACAGGGCGAGCACCACGATAGGCCAGAGGAAGGCCAGATGCCATAGTTGGTCAATGACCAGCACGAGGGACGGGCGGAACAGGAGCGGGGTCGTGATGAATTCATAGTTGGGGAATATGTCGGTCGGGACTTGGACATCAGTGCCCGTGAAGCTGCCGTCGTCCTCCGGTATCCGCATCGAAGTCATGCGGCGGAGGTACTTCGCCCACAGGAACACCACGAGGTAGGTGTCCCCGATGAAGTGGCTGACGTACAGGAGCAGGAAGCCCAACACCATCTCCCACGACTCCAGCCCGTACAGGTAGAAAGCCGGGATGAACATCACGGAGTAAATCAGGCAGTGGAGCGCCAGAATCCCGAACTTGTGGGACTTGGCCTCCGCCATCTTCTCGGTCTGGGTCAGCCAGTCGGCCACGAAATGCCAGAACACGAGGGGGACGAACAGGCCACCCGCTAGTGCGATGGTTTCAAGGGTGATCATGGTTTCTCCCTTGGGTGTTCCTCAACGACCACCCCGATGACAGACCCGCAGTAGGATGAGAACACACGCTTGACGTCGCCGTTCCCGAACTGCATCAGGCCGTCCTTCAGGAAGATGGCAGGGCCCTGGTAGTGGGTGTCTTGGACGTAGCAGACGGAGGATTGCTCGAACCAGTCTACCCGAGGGTGGCTGGCGAACCGGACACGCAGGGTCTCCCCGGTGTTCGGGTGTTGGATAGTGGCCCACACATCCTCATCTGCCCGGAGCGCTCGTACCTTGTCCTGCGGCAGGGGGAAACACTGAGGTTTCTTGTGTCTCTTGTCGTGTCCGGGTTTGGGCATGTCAGCCTCGTAGCTTGGCGAGGATGCCTGGTAGGTCACTCATGGGTCGGAAAGAGGGCTTCCCCATGCGGTGAGCCATGTAGTTGCAGCCGGGGTGGATCGGATTCGGCCCCACGGCAGGCTTGTCGTCCACGAACTGCCCCGTCCACCCGCACTTGGTGCAGATGTACACGTCCAGGTCGGGACAGGCCAACAGGTCGCCCCTGTGGATGAAGTTCTCCGGGGTCTCTCCGTTCTCGAACAGCTTGGTCGCTGCCAGCACGGCCCAAGCCTTGTCGCTGGAGTGGATCTCCCCGTAGAAGGTCAGGAGGACGTCGGGCCGCACGACCTTCGAACCGTCAGGCAACTCCAGCGTGGGGTAGTCCCCGACGAAGAAGTCGATGGTCAGGCGGTACTCCGGGTGCTTCTTGTCGTCCACGACCCGCTCGTACCGGCGGAAGTCCTCTGCGCTGGGCAGGCGGTCGTACTTCGTATTGACCTTCTTGTACCCCAGGACGCTCAGGAGGCCCATGACGGTGCCTACTGCCTCCTTCGGGCAGTGTATGTCCACGTCCTTGTGATCGTGGGCGTGCTTGCGTTCAGCGTGGCCTGGGGGCGAGAGCAGGTGCCAAGCCCAACCGCCAGAGAACACGACGAAGGGCTTGAGAGGTTCCATGTCCGTTGCATAGGCGTCGATCTTGTACTGGTGCCAGCACTCGCCGTACCGCTCAGGGTTGTGTGGATCAGCCATCTGTCAATCCTTATCAAACATGCGGTCGAGCGACCGGCTCATTGAATCCAAGGACTTCGACATCTCCGCCATGGACTCGTCGAACGCTGCGAGGGCCTTCTTGCCCTCCGGGCTCTCCGGGTCGATGTCCTTGCCGTTGACACGCAGGACAGTCACCTCGCCGTTCTCTCGAACGACCTTGGTGGAGGTGGACTCGAAAACCTCCCGGTCGATGGGGTTTATGACCCTCTTCAGGCGGCGGAAGGCTCGTCCAAGGGCACTCATTTCAGGGCATCTCCGATCTCTTCCCAAAGGCCGTCGTCGTCCATCGAGGTGCCCGAAAGGGCGTCCCTCGTGTCCGAGATGACCTCAAGGTCGTCAATGACGGACACGTCTACGAGGTTGTCCACCGTGGTGTCGAGCAGCTTGCTGGACACGTCGGCCATACCCGCCGACCGAACCTGCTGGTTCACCTTCTCGATGTGGTGGGCGATGCCTTCGGCCTGTGCCACGGCCAGCCCCTCACGGCGTTCCAGCTTGGGGATCGACTCCACCTTGGACTTCAGGGTACGGAGGCGCTCGCTGATCACGATCCGGGTGCTGGGGTCGGCCTCTGCGGCCTGTTCCCGTAGACGCCCGAACTCCGTCCGCAGGCTGTCCTTGTCCATACGGAGGAGGGCGGCCTTGGCATCCTTGGCCGTGTTGTGCAGGGCCAGCCAGTTGTTGATCATCTCGTCCAGCTTCCTGATCTGGCTGGTGGAGATCGAACTCTTGCGAACGTCATGCAGCTTGCGGAGTTCGTGGACGACCTCGCACATCCGCAGGAACGTCCGCTTGTGCTCCATCGTGCTGTCTTGGTTACGGACTCGCCGGTAACCGCTGTCCGGGTTCAGGTCTAGCTGGTGCCATGCCACGTCTACACCGAACACGGCACCGAGGAACCCAAGGGATTGATCAGGCTCCAACCCCCACAGGGAGCGGAGGTAGTACCAGCGCTGCTCATCCACGTCCTCGGTCTTGGCGGTCACCGTGAGGAACCGCTGGACGAGGGCTAGGTCGGGAAGGATCCACAGGAAGGCGACCTCAATCCCGAGCACCACGAACAACCCCGTCATGCCACCCGAGGCGAGTCCGATGACAATGCCTCCTGCGAGGAATGACAGGTTGAGCCAATGCGTCAGGAAGGCCATCCGGTAGTTGGGGGTTTTATCGGACACGGGGGCCTCCTAAACGCTGATGGTCAACTCACCGCCACTGTCAGAAGCCTCTGAGGCGTCACTGATCAGGTGCAGGATCTTGGCTTCCAGACCGGCATACTCCGGCGTGTGCTTCCAGTCCTCCGGCCTGTTCGCAGGCAGTCGGATGTCGCCAGCGATGGTAGCCGGTCGGGTGGAGAGCACGATGATGCGGTCGGCCAGATCGAGGGCACGGCGCACGTTGTGCGTCACGAACAGGATAAGGCAGGGGTACTTGTCCCGCAAGCGCACGATGATCTCTTGCATCGCCTTGCTGGACGTCGGGTCGAGGGCGCTGAACGGCTCGTCCATGCACAGGATCTTGGGCTCAACGACCAGCGAGGTAGCGAGGCTACACCGCTGCTTCATCCCACCCGAAAGCTGATGCGGGAACTGGTGAAGGGAGTCACCCAACCCGACCTCTTTCAGCAGGGTGATGGCCTTGGCCTCGATCTCCTTGTAGGGATCCGAACACGGGATCTTCAGGCGGGTGGCCTCAAAGCGGTCACCGATGGCCGCTACGAAGTCCTGCGCCACCTCCCAGGGCCAACGGGGCCGGGGGCCGAACAGGAACGGCTTGAAGGAGAGCATGACGTTGCCCAACACGGACAGCCACGGGACCAGCACAGGGCTCTGGAACACCGTGACGACGTCGTCGTGCGGGGTCAGCACGGCCTCTCCGTTGATGCAGCACTCGCCCACCGTCGGCATCCGAATGCCTCTGGGGTGCATGCCGGACACCATCCGCAGGAGGGTGGACTTGCCGCAGCCGGACGGCCCGAGGATGGCGATGGTCTGGTTGCCCTCCACCGTGAAGGTGATGTCCTTGACCACCTCGACCAGTTCGCCGTCGTTCCTGAAGGTCTGCCCGCAGCCCTTGAAGTCCAGCTTCAGGTCGCTGCCCTTGGCCGCCACGGGGGCGGGAACGGGAGCCGGGGTAGCCGCCACAGGGGCAGCGGGTGCGGCGAAAGCCTCGTCGATGGAGACGTGTCCGTCTCCGGTGTTGTCCGCTGTGCCGCTCATGCTTCGCTCCCTTGGTTCAACATCGGGACGACCTTCTTGATGACCCGGAACAGGTAGTCGGAAAGCACCCCGAGGATCAGGATAATGAGGATCGCAGCGTAGACCCTCGGTGTATTTTGGAACCGCTGTGCGTTGGCTTCCATAGCCCCGAGGCCGGTGGTGACGTTCATCACCTCCGCTGCTACGAGGTACGTCCACGCTACGCCCGTACACAGGCGGATGCCGTCCCACAGACGGGGCAGCGCTGACGGCAGGACGTAGTACCAGAGCGTTCCCATGGGGCGGAACCCCATGTCGACCGCCTTGTCGATGATCAGGGGCGGCACGTTCCTCACGGCGTCAAACGCCGCAGGGATAATGAACACGATGGTGCCGAAGGCGAGGAAGCTGATCTTCATCTGCTCCTCGATCCCGTAGATCAGGATGAACAGCGGGGCGAAGGCCATGATCGGGGCGTTCCGCATGGGCATCACGAGGGCCTGTAGCAGACTCTCAAACCACCCGAAGGCCCCCATGAAGATCCCGATGGGGATCCCGAACAGGCACGCCCAAAACAACGCCAAGAAGATGCGCTTCAAGCTGAAGCCCGCCCCTTGGATTGCGCTGGAGTGGACGAAGGTGTCCCACCCCGGCTGGATGTCCCGCCATTCGCCCTTGGTCCCCTCCACGAGTGTCTGCGGGGGTGCGTCCACGAACGCTTCCGCCAGCGCCCCGAAGGTTGCCTTGGGGGAAGGGAGGAAGTTGGGATTCACCAGTTCAAGCTTGGTCACGGCTACCCATGCCAGCAGGAACAGGACAAGCCCCGCGACCGGGAGCACATAGCGCATGCTCCCGGTCGTAGGCGTGCAGATGTACTTCGCAGAGTGGGCCGACATGATCGCCCTCCTAGTTGGCCGAAACGAACAGGATCTCGGTGCGGCGGTTCCGTGAACGGCAGTCGGGGGTCTTCAGGTCGCAGAGCGGGTTGTCCTCGCCGTTGCCCTGTGCCGCAATACGGGCCGGGTCGATGCCCTGCGAGATCAGGTAGTCAACGACCGCCTGCGCCCGCTTGCCCGAGAGGGTCTTGTTGCCGCTGTCACTGCCCACGTCGTCGGTGTTGCCCTCGACACGGATGCTCATGGCCGTCGCCAGCATCAACTGCGGCAACACCTGACGCTTCAGGATCGAGCGGGACTGCGTGTCGATGGCGTAGGCACCCGTGTCGAAGTGGATGCTCACCGGCTTGACCAGCTTGGGTGCCGCCGTCTTGGCGACCTGCGGGTTGTAGACCGGCTTCGCCGCTGCCACGGGAACCGCTGCCACACCGGACGAGGCGGCGACCTGCTGGCGTCGGGCCATCTCAGCGTCGTACAGGGGCTTCACGATGGCTGCGGTACGCAGACCGTGGGCGCTGAAGCGCTGCGAGAGGACCGGGGTGCCGTCAGGCTCCGTGTACTCCGACCAGATGCTGTCCGCCTGCTTGTAGACCGTGTCGAAGAGGGGCGCAGTCCCGCCGAGGCCGAAGAAGGACGTGTTGTCGCCGAGATCGTTCCAGCGGACCCAGTTGAGCGCCTTGAGGGTGCCCTCGTACTTGAGTTCGTCACGGAAACGGGGCACGACCGTCGAGATCAGGCGGGCCGCTGCGGGCTTGTCCGCCGTACCTAGCTTGGCACCTTCCATGAAGATCTTCGCCACCTTGCGGGCGATCTCGGGCTGCTGCTGGAGGAAGTCCTTCTTACCGAGCAGCACGTCGGCGACCAGCGTGTCGGCGTCCTTGGTGCTGAACACACGGTGGGCACCGGGGCGGCACTCAAGGGCGAGCGTCACGTCAGGCTCCCACAGGCATGCCACGTCGACCTGCTTCTGACAGAACAGGTTGCGCCCGAACTCCCATGAGTCCATCGAGAACTTGGTCTGCTGGCGAAGCTGCCGCACTTCCTGCGGGTTCAGGTCGCTGTTGTTGATCCAGAACTCGTAGACCGTGTGGTCGGGGCTGAACTTCATCATGGCTGCGCCACGGCTGGCCAGCAGATCACGGGGCGTCTTCACGTTGGCCGCTGCCACACAGGCGTCACCGCCACGGGACCAGTCGATCTGGACGAACGCCTGCGCTTCGACGCCGGAGCGTGCGTAACCGGGCATGTTCAGGGGCATCTCGTCGACCACCTGCCAAGTGAAGTCGACCTCGCCGGACTGGAGGGCAGCGTTCTTCTTGTCCGGCTCCTCGATGAAGACGAACTCAAGCTGGATCCCCTCCTTGGCACAGATGGAACCCGGCTGCGTCGTCAGGCCGCCGCAGGCGATGATGCCCGCCATGTGACCGGGCCACTGCGACAGGGCCACCTTGTAGTGGGTCTTGGGCTGGACGCCGGTCGGCTTGATCGCCGCAGGGGCCTGGACACCCGCCACCGCACCGGGGGTCGTCGTGGGGGTCACAGCCGCAGGCTGCGTCGTGGTGGCGGTCGCCGTCGCCGGAGCGGTGGCGGTCGCCGTCTCGGTCGTGGACTCGTGGAAGAACCCGAAGTACGCACCCGCCGCCGCTCCCGCGACGACTAGGACGAGCAGGATCTTTCCCATCGGCTTGAGCTTCATCTCGAACCTCCCTTGCGAATTGTCTGTCTCACCGTACCGGGGTCATTCCCGGCAGGCACCTTCGGCCTAGCCCTTCTGCTGGCCGAAGAAAGTCACGAGCTTGGTGTAACGGACGCCTTCCTTGGCCGCTGCGGCCTTGGCATCCTCGCCACGCTTGGTCACCGCTGCCGCCCTGTCCTTGGCCGAAACCTGAGACTCGGAGATGTCCTGCATCACCTGCTCACGTTCGGACTGGAGGGCGGCGATCTGCGCCTCAAGCGCCTTGATGCGGTCATCGCTGCTGGTCTTCAGGCCCTCGAACTGGCTCTGGATCGCCGTACAGCGGGTGGCTACGTCCTTGTCGATGAAGGATCCGTACTGGCGCAGGACGTTGACACGCTTCTCAGCGTCCGCCTTGACCGTGGGCTCGTCCCATGCGTCGTCGGCGGCGTCCATCGCCCGGATCATGGCGAGGCGCTGCGGTTCGGGGAACTGTGCGAGGTTGTCCAGCAGGGTGAGGACGGTGTGGGCCGAGTTCGCCCCGGTGCCTACCTTGCCTGCGGCGAAGACCTCGTCGAGCGTCCAGTCCAACGCTGTCCGCTTGGGGGCCGGAGGCGCTGCCGGGGCGGCGGGTGCCGCCTCTACGGGTGCCGTTGGGGTAGCCGTGAAGGCTGCCAGCGGGTCATCGGACACCGCAGGAGCGGCGACCTCGGTCACGTCGGTCGCATCGTCGGGGGTCTCTTCCGTGTCGTAGTCCACGAACATGGACAGGAACCCGCCCTTCTTTTTCTCTTCACCGGCCATCAGGCACCTCCTCTTGCTCTATCTCTACCCGAACCACGAAAGGGCTAAGCCCCCCGAGGGTCAGGCATCTTCACTTTTGTCTTCATCAGGGGTGCTCTCGTGCCACCCCATGACATACCCACACGTCTTGCAGAACCCGTCCCCGTCGTCCTCACAGGCCGAGATCCAGTCCCCATTCATGGCATCATCGTTCTCGAAGGAGCCCTCGCACTTCTCGGGGGCCTCTGCCCTCTCGGTGCCGTCGTCGTGGTAGAAGAACCGGACGAGGCGGGCGAGTTCCATCAGAGCCGTTTCCCAGTCCGGGCCGCCACAGTCGAGGCGGATGTCGTGACAGGACTGCCAGCGGTTGTACTTGTTCCACCCCTCCTCCGGGATCATCTCGTTGTCGTCCTCGGAGCGGTCGTACCAGCCTCCGGCTTCGACCCAGACACGGGACGCATTGTTGCGGGGGTCGTCCACGCCGTCGGAAAGCTCGTCGTGGATGCGCTCCGCCAGCGGGTCGACGTGGTGGAAGGTGGTCTCAACGGACTCGTAGAACCCGCCGCCGATCCGGTGTACCTCGTCCTGCCAGTCCGGGCCGTCGAACAGCATGGGGACGGCCTTGAGCACGCCCTCCGAGTCCGGCTCCGCCGAAACGACCTTGTGGCCGGACTTGTCGACGTCCCCGATCTCAATGGGGTCCCCGAAGTAGCTGCCTCCCTCGGGCGGGCAGCGCATCTCGACAGGGTACGTCCACAGGGGGTGCTCCATCAGCCACTCGACCTCTGCCTTGCGGAGAGGGGCGTCCACGGGGAGCGGGGGAGCCGTCCGGTGGAACGGGAGTTCCTTGAACTGGAGGTGGGACAGGATGGTCTTCGCCAGACGTTCGGCGTCGTCCGACCGGAGGCCGAACCCCCGAACGGACTCGTCGAAGGACACCATGACGGAGCCCAACGCAGGGTTCCATCCAATGGTCAGGTTGAACTGTTGCGGGGCGGCCTGTTTCGGAGCGCCGCCCATCTCAGGGAACAGGGTGATGATCTTGCCGTTCCCGTTCCCGTTCCCGTTACCCTTGTCCGTCATGCTAGTCTCCGTTTCGGATCCATCTCAGGAGCCGGGGTTCCACTAAACGCCACCAGAGGGTCATGGCTACGATACCGAACAGGATGCCTCGGGCGTAATAGTACCGGGCCTCAAGGTTCTCGGACGCCATGTTGGTGTTCATGGTGATCTCGATCCCGGCCTCCGCACCAGCCATGAAGCCGGTGACGATCATGGCCAGCACCACACCGCACACAACTAGCCCGAACAGACAGGCGCAGGCCGTCCTTTGGAGTTTCGTCATCCGTCACCTCTGCTTGAAGGCTCTGCCCTTACCGCACAGGAACAGGAAGGTGTCCCCGTCCCGTTCTTGGATCATCAGGTCGAAGTGCAGAGCCAACTCCTCGATCTCGTGGTACTCAAAGCTCACGTACCCCTCACGGGGCGGAGCCTTCGGGTGGCCCTTCACCTCGGGCCACATCACGACTTTCAGACTGATGTCGTTCATTACTCCAGCCCCTTGAGGTTGGCGACCGGGAACAGGCGCAGGGTCATCTTGGCGATGCCCTCGTCCTCCAACACCCGGAGCACAGCGTTGAGATCCTTGTAGGCGTGGCCGCACTCGTCCAGCGGCGTCCGCTCCGAGTTCATGACGATGCCCTCGACGATGGTTCCGTCCGCGCAGACGACACGGGCGTCCCGCATCTCCTCGTCGATCTCATCGTGGATTGCCCGAAGCTCACGCTTGGCCTCCCCACGTCCCATGAGCCGTCCGGCCCCGTGGTTGACGGAGCAGCCCGTCTTCCTCGTCCCGGAGAGCGGGAACAGGATCGCAGCCCCGTCCTTCATGGAACCGGGGATCAAGCACGGGTGGCCCGTCTCAGCCCACTTCGTGCGGGCGAGATCCGGGTGTCCAGCCGGGAAGGCACGGGTCGCCCCCTTGCGGTGAACGAAGCCCTCCGTCAGCGAACCGTCCGGCAGGTAGATGCGCTCCTGCTGGATCAGGTTGTGGCTGATCTCGTACAGGGTCTCAGACTCAGCCCCTCCGAACACCGTCGCCGTGGCGTCCGCCAGCCCTCTGGCTATGACGTGCCTGTTGGCGATGGCGTAGTTGGCCGCCGAGTTGTGGTGCGCCCAATACTCCTTCCCGAGATCCTCGTCCATGCGGAGGTAGGACTCCTCCCGTCGCTTGGACTGGAGGCACCGCAATCGGGCACCCTCGTAGAAGTAGTGGTTGGCCGTGTGCCACCCGTACCCACGGGAGCCGCAGTGCAGCATCAGCCAGACAGAGGAGTCCGTCGGGTCTACCTGCATCTCGATGAAGTGGTTCCCACCACCGAGGGATCCCATCTGCGGGACGGCCTTCGGCCACGCCCGGTCGATGCGGTTGGCCTTGAAGTGCGCCGTGTCCACACGCATGAAGACACGCTCGCACTCGTCCGCCGTGACACCCACCGGCTCTCCGCCGTGGGCAAGCATCTCCTGCACGTCCGTCCACCCGTAGGTCGGCATCTTGACCGGACGGTGCGAACCGAGGCCCGTGGCTACACGCTCCTCAACCGCATGAATCCACTCCAGCCGCTTGGCCGGATCGACGATGTCCGCCGCCTTGAGGCTCGTCTTCATGTAGAGGACGCCGCACGAGATGTCGTAGCCGGAGCCTGACTGGACCAGCGTGTCGTCGGTCACGATGACGCTGCCGATGGGAACCCCGAACCCGAAGTGGGTGTCCGGCATCAGGAAGGCGTGAGTCACACCCTTGTAGGATGCGGCCTGTACAGCCTGTGCCCAGAGCCCCTCTTCGGTGGCCTCCCATAGTTCCTTGGTGAGGAAAGCTGTGACGTCGCACCGCATCCCGGCCCGTGCGGGCAGGACACAGCAGTTGTCAGTCAGCCAGTGGATGTCGTACTTGTGAGACATGAGTCCCTCCTCGGGTCATCTACACGGAAGCGGAGGGCACTAAGCCCGCTCAGGGCTCGACAGGCAAGAACTCAAGGGCAGCGAGGAGGTATTCGATCAGCTTGTCACGGCCCCATGCGTGGATCGTCATGGACTTGGCGTGGTCTTCGGGGCCCTGCCAGCGACCACTGGATTCGTAGGTCACCTTGTCCCGCTTCCCGAGATCCCGGAGGTGGTCCACGGCGAACAGGCGTTCCGACTTCATGGACAGGCTGATTACCCGCTTGCGGGGGCCGACCGTGAACTCGGTCTCGGCGTAGACGAACGTGTACCACGGCTCCGACTTCGTGCTGTCCCCGTAGTACTGGTTGGGGATCACGGTGGGTTCGAAGGTGCGGCCCGACTTGTCCTGCACCTCCTTGAACACCCCGGCCCAGAACTCGTCGTGGTTGCGGCGGATCGGGTCAATGATCTCTTCGGTGCGGGCCTCTTCTCGGGGGACGTGCTTCCAGCCGCCCTCCGTCCCGAGGTAGACACGGAAGATCATTTCCGGCCAGAGCGGCGGGTTCTCGGGGGCGAGGAGCGTCCGGGGGTTGTACTGGACGTACCCGGCACGGAACGCTTCGATCAGGGCCTTGCCGTCCACGGGGAGGCGGTTCCCCTCGTCGTCCTCGTACCACTCGCCCACCAGCTTGTGGTCGTCGTTGTACTCGGACTTGTAGTGGTAGCCCTTGGCCGGGTCGAGGCCGAATGTCCCAGCGATGGCGTCGGCGTCTTCGTTCTCCTTGGCCTTCTTGAGGGGCATCCAGCCGTCCATCTCGTAGGCACGGGAAGCGGTGGCCAGCTTGGTGTTGAACCAATCGAACACCGGCTGGAGGAACGTCTCGGTAAAGTCGTCGGGGACGCCCTTCGGACCATCCGGGAAGATGGAGAACGTGCTGTAGCCGTTGTTGCTGATCTCCAAGGCACGGAGGCCGCAGGGGCAGAAGTGATGGGCCGAGTAACCGGCTCCCATCGTGCAGCCACCTTGTCGCCACTCGTTGCGGCCACAGGTGCAGTTGGGGAGTACTCGTTCAGTCATGGGCTCCTCCTATTCAGGGATCCCACACGGAACAGGAAGGGGCTAAGCCGGATCCGCTACTTGAAGTACACCCGAGGGGTGCCCTCTTTCACGTCCACCGCTTCAAGGACGGCATCCCGCTTGGCTTGATCAGCCCCGGCGACACGGGTAGCGAGGGTATCACGGGCCTTGTAGGTCACGACCGTGTCGAAGAAGCGGTCGAAGTCATCTCCCAGAATCCCCTTCAAGCCGTCCATGTCGGCGTCCTTGCGAACGACCGTGTTGGGCTTGGGGATCGAGACCGTACAGCGGGAGCCGTCGTTCCCATCGAAGTGCTCTGCGCCGGGATCTCCCGCACGGGCCTGTACGGCCAGTTCACGCAGCTTGCCCTTGATGGGTTCCAAGGCTTCCCCGGCCTCTTTGGAGATGCCCGCCAGCTTGTGCCCCAAGGCCACAGCCTCCTCGTCCGGCATGGCGGTGAGGAGGCTGGGCAGGGCACGGCGGAGGTCTTCGATGGTACGGATAACCGTGATCAGGTCGGCAGTTTTCGGCGTGGGCATCAATCTTCCTCGTAGCAGTGAACGTGGTAGATGCCGGGTGGGCCTTGTGACGCATTCGCCGAGCGAATCCAGACAGCATCCTCACCCTTCGACACCACGTTACCGCACTTCTTGCAGATGGCCTTCTGCTGACAGGTGATTCGTTGCGTTTCACCCGACATGCTCGTGGCACCACTCGTCGCCGGTCGGGCGGCGGGCTTTGAGGGCTTCACGGCAGGCCCCACGACGGTCGAGGGCTGTACCTGCTTGGCGGCAGCGGCGTCGATGTCCTCTTTGGCCAACAGGGTGGACAGCCGGGACAGGTGAGCCGCCATGGCGTTGAGGCAGCGGTTCTTCACCGCACAGTCGGTGCATACGTCCGACTTGTCCGAGTACGCCCCGTAACAGGGCGTCTGCTCGATGGCCAGCCCCCGAATGTAGGCGTCGTCGTGGTAATCGTTGCCCTCGTCGTGTCCGGGGGACACCGGCAAGGGCATCGAGGCTACCTGAGTTTTGTCACCGTCCACGCTGTCCTCCGAGGACTTGGCATCCCGTAGGGACTGTGCCTTGATTACTCCATCCGGGGTCAGCTTCCACGTACCCCGGCCTTCACGGGCGGCCCAACCCTCTGCGATGAGGGTCTTGAACGCCGCCTGCATCCAACGCACGGTGCTGAAAGCGTTGACCCCTGCGGGCTTTCCGAACTGGTCGATGGTGATGCCCATGTCCACACAGGTCGGATCGTAGGTGGCCTCGCTTTGGACGGGGACGTCCGGCTTGAACCCGGAGAGCTTCCCCAGAGTCAGGAGCAGCGGGCTAACGAAGCTCTTGGCGCTAACGGTGTGCTTGGGTGTGCCTCTCATCCTATCGGCCCCCCTTGAACCCGCCGACAGTGGATCCCGGAGGAGCCTTGCCAACGTCCAGCATGGAGATGTGGGGATCCATGATCTTGATCGCCGATTCCCGGTTCTCCTCGTCGGGTAGCCGGTCGAGCCACGAACGGGAGGCCAGCTTCAACAGGTTCTTCGGCACCTTGGCAGAGCCGTTGCACTCCAGCATGTCCTCTGCGTGCATCAGGATCGAGCACAGGCCACGGTGGGAGAACTCGCCGTACAGTTCGCCGTCGAGGATGGCCTCACGGAGCGACTTCGTCACCTTGCCCATCTTCTCGAACAGGGTGTCTCCGACCCGCTGTGCCAGCACCGGGAACTTGGCCCGGACAATGGACTCCTCGTCCCGCCAGTCCATCCAGCGGAACTGGAAGACCTTCTCAAAGCGGTCGAGCAGGGAGGCGTCGATGGGGTTGGCCGAGATCATACGCCCACGTTCGTCGCCCGAACCCGCCGTGTTGCCTGTAGCGGCGACCAGCGTGCCGGGGAGTACCGGGTAGACCTTGCCAGCGGGGCCGTCGATGCGGCCTTGGATGGAGTCCGTGATGAGGCGGAGGTGTTCGGCCTGTTCCCGGTCGGCCCGGTCGAAGTCAGTGACCAGCATCATGTAAGGGATGCGTCGTCCGGTAGGGGTGACGAACCCGTCACGCAGGGCCTTGAGGGCCTCGCCCTCTTCCCAATGCGTGCCCGCCTCTGTGAACCCACGGCTGAAGAACCACGCCTCGATGTCCGTGCCCGGTTTCACCTGCCGGATCATCGCCGGGGTGCGGGTCAGGTTGCTCCAAGCGTGGAACAGGGCGTCCTTCCCGCTACCGGGAAGCCCCCACACGTAGATCGACCGCTTGAAGAACAGGGACACGACAGCGTGCTCCACGTCCTCCCCGAGCAGTCCGTACCGGGGGATCCGGTAATGGTCCGGCATGGGGAGGCAGTTTTCCACTGGCACGTCCACGTTAACCGGGAACTCGATCCGCCCAAACTTCACCTTCAGGGAGGTGGGCTTGGGCGGGTGCGCCCGCTTGCGGGGGTTCACAGTCTGCTGGAAGCGGGCATGGAGCCGCTGGCTGACGGTGCCCGCATCCGGGTACGTGTCGAGGTACTTTGATGCTGTCATGCCGTGGGCTTCCAAGAGGTGGTCCCCCAGGAAGTCCTGCTCTACGTGACCGCAGATCCGGCACTTGAGCCCATCAGGCTTGGTCTTGCTATCCGTCACTTGCCCCTCTCGGTGAGTAGGGTTTCTCGTCCGTCTGCCCCTTCTACCCGTTGCCCCCTTTCGCTAAGCCCCCCGAAGCGTGGGCTTAGGCTTTTCTCGTTCCGGGTAGAATGGTCACCGGGTGGTAACTTGCGCCCCGTGAGGTGACATGGCCAAGCCAGCAGCGAAACAGGAACTCACCCCCGTTGTAAGGGGAGACCGCTACCGACGAACCCACAGGGCCTCCGTGATCGGTGTCCTGGGCCGTCAGGCTCCTCCCGTTCTCAGCCGGGGATCCATGTTCTACAACCTTGACCGCTGGACTGCACGGGCGCTCGTGTCCGAGATGTGCCAGTGGGCCGGGAAGAACAGGGGCTGCACCCCCACAGCGAAGGACGTAGCCGACTGGGTCTCCAAGGCCAACAACATGACCGCCCCGGAGCGGTGCATCGTCATTGCCAACACACCCGACAAGCTGCCCCTCAAGGTAGCCCTTGGCCTGACCGGCGGGGCGTACCACGAGGCGTTCCACACGAAGTACTCCTGCCGCAGACCACTACAGGTGAAGGAGTGCGTGAACTTCATCCTGCCCCGTTGGGCGCTGGTGAAGGACTGGAGTGGGCTCCACAAGGCCCTCCAAGAGTGGAACAACATCATCGAGGACATACGCATCGAGCGCCGGGGCCGTGAGGACTACGAGGGTTCGCACACGAAGCTGGCCGACTTGCAGGACTTCATCCTCGACAAGGAGGCCGCAGGCGTCGAACAGGTGCGCTCCCACGGGGGCAAGCCGGGAGCCTTGTCTGTGATCGTCCGGGCGTTCCGTGACGTGGGTCTTGGGTACAACACCGAGCGCCAGCGTGAAGCCTTCGCCGAGTACAAGACGGACAACCCGGATGCCGTCGACCTTGTGATGACCGGCCCGCTGACCCCGATGCTTCAGGACACCATCGATCTGTCCGCCAAGGACGATCTCGGGTGCATCCGACTGGCGATGGACGTCGTTGCCAAGATCGGGGAGTTGGGCGGTATGGACGAGTCCGACGACAAGGCCCAGGACGGGCAGCACGGCGACGGGATGCAAACGTGCCCCGGTTGTGGCGCACCCGCCTCCAAGATCGTTGTACGGCCCCTCTCAGACGGCAAGGGAGGCAAGGTTCGGGGCAAGGGCCTCGCTACCTGCACGGCCTGTGGCCATCAGGAAGAGGTCGACGTCAAGAAGAAGTCTGCCGCCGATAAGGCCAAGGACAAGAAGGACAAGCAGGCGGGCAAGAAGTCCGCACCCGGCCCCAAGTTCGAAGGCTTCGACGAGGACGACTTCGACGATGAAGGCGACGGTGGGGGCGAAGGTGAGGCCGGTGACGGTCAGGGTGGCTCCGGTTCGTCCGGTGGCAAGTCTGACGGGGACGAGGACGGCGACGGTTCGTCCGGCTCCGGTGGAGACGAAGACGGCGATGACGACGGGGACGGCTCCGGGTCTGGGAAAGACGGCGATGAGGGTGACGAAGACGGCGACGGTTCCAAGGACGGCAGCGACAAGGATGGCGATGCTGCCGGTGGCGATGGTGGTGACGGAGACGGGGACGGGGACGACGAGGGCAAGGACGGCAAGGCCGGACAGGGAGCCAATCAGGGAAGCGCCAGCCAGCACCAAGGCATCGACCAGCCGGACATAGGCCCGGACGGGAGCGACCAGTCGGGCGGGGCCGGGGGGCACCACCACGCCCAAGGCCCCCACGCAGGCAACGATCACAAGTGGGAGGACGTCGCCGAGCAGGCGTTGAACGACGCACAGTCCGGCAAGGACACCCACGCCCTCGACAACAACAAGGCGCTGGAGAATGCGGTCAACGCTGCCGAGGACAAGGAAGACTCGGACACGGAGACCGGCGAGGCCCCGTGGAAGCCCTACAATCCGGGCCTCGATGAAGCGCTGCTGGTTCCTCATTCGGGCCGGGGCCGGGAACACGACATGGCCGAAGCCACGAAGCTGGTCAAGTCCGTTACGTCCGAGTCCGCCTACACGAGAGCCCGCCTGCGGAACATCGTCCGGGCACTGGAGATGACCAGCACTGTTCATGGCGTACAGCACGGGCGCAACCTGTCCACCCGCTACCTCGTGGACTCCAAGGCGTGCCTGCGGGGCGGGGAGATGCCGAAGCGTCCCTACTACCGCAAGGGCTTGCAGACGGACATGTCGATGGCGGCAGCGGTTGTCGTGGACGAGTCCGGTTCGATGAGCGGGTGGCTGGCCGACGCCGCCCGGATCATGATCGCCATCACGGAGCCTCTGGACGCCCTCAACTGCCCGACACTGGCCTTGGGATTCAGGGACGGGCGTCGGGGAGGGCGGTACAACGACTACCGGACTGACCCGGACGAGGACGTCAAGAACCGCCTGTACCACCGCCATGAGGGCGTCATCTACGACATCTTCAAGCAGTGGCACGAAGGATTCCGCACCGTGAAGTGGCGCTTCGCCAACACGAGGGCCACTGGCGGCACCCCGATGTCCGACGGGATCCAGTACGCCCTCAACGCCATCTCCCTGCGGAGCGAAGCTCACCGCTTCGTGTTCGTAGTCACGGACGGTTGCCCCAACTACGGGCACGAGGCCGTGATCAAGCGGCAGATCCGCCTCGCCAAGCAGGCCAACATCCACGTCGTCGGGGTTGGGATGGGCTACGGAGCCAAGTACGTCGAGGCCCTGTTCGTGGACTCGGTCTACTCCGACAAGATCCCCGAGATCCCCAAGGGGCTCGTCGCCAAGATGAACGAACTGGTCGATGCCCGCACGGGACGCCGGGGCATGGTCTACAAAGACAAGGGCTAGGGCTTAGCCCTTCTTCCAGACGGGTTGGGTATGTATGGAAGCTGACACCCACATCCTGATCCAGTCCGTCTCCAAGGACCCAGTCGTACAGGCCCTGATCCGGGAGCACCTTGCCAAGAAGGTGAAGTCCCTCATGGGGATCCGTGAGAACTCGGACGACTTCGTTCGGGATCTCAAGGTGTACCTCGGCCCGCAAACCCTCGTGACGAAGGGCAAGGGTCGCTGGTGGGTATGGGAACTGGAGGGCCTCCGTGTCCGTGCCCGCAAGCAGGCGTGTGAGTTCCTCGTCCCCAAGGGTTCCAGCGTAGAGGAAGCCTTCAAGGCTTTGGAGGACATCCCTGTCCTCTGGCCCGACCACGACAAGGAACTGCTGACGTGGGATGAGAAGCTGGCCCTCCGCAAGTTAGGCCACAAGGCTCTCGGACGGTTCCGCCTGCGGATCGGATCTTACCCACAGGACGAACTGAAAGCGTTTGTCATGGGAGTCTGCAACCGGCAGATCTGGACGGACAAGGACGTCCGTTCCGCACAGGACATGAGCCTCTGCTTCCCCCTGCTTGCGATGGGGGCACTCAGCATCTCCGACAAGAAGCGGGCGAAGATTGAGGCCCGTGGATTCCTGCCGCCCGAACCGGGCAAGGAGCCGGAGGAGCCTGAGAGTGACCCGCCCAAGATGCCAAAGCTGCCGACCGACCCTCCGAAGCCCGAACCACCGGAGCTTCAGGAAGAGGTGATCCTCGACCCGGAGGCCATGTCCGACATCGAACAGCGGATCGGCTGGCAACAGGCCCCGGACAACGCACGGGCCGAGTACGAGGGCAAGATCAAGCGGCAGAACGAGGTCATCCGGCACGCCAACGACAAGCTGATGCAGGCGTACAAGGAAGAGACCCTCGCTGCTTGGGAGGCGGCTTGTGCGGGTGTGTTCGACCAGATCAAACAGATCACGGCGGACCACGATAAAGCGGTCGCCGACTACCACACCAGCCGGGAACCTTTGATGGCCGAGTACAAGGCCAAGCTGGCCAAGTGGGAACTGGTCAACGCCCGCAGGAGCGAGGCCGAGGGTGCCGCAAACATGCGGTACGCCGAGGACATCGGCTGCGTCTGGGATTGGTTCGACAAGTGCGCTCCCCGCTCCGTGAACGGGATGCCCATGTTCTTTTCCTTGCGGCTGATGAACCGGGCGGATTGGGAACGGGCACACAAGGCAATCATGGCTGAAATCAAGAGGCGGCAGTCGTTTACCGTTTGAGGTGGGCTTAGGGCTGGCCGTTCTTGTGTAGAGAAGGTGAACGGGCCGAAAGGCCCCTGAAGGACGCTTACAAGGAGCACGAAATGGACACCATCCTCACCCCCGAAGTTCGGCTGGCCATCGAGACCGGCATCAAGGACGGCCTCAAGCAGGTCGCCAAGGCCCAGGGCGACGCCAAGGACTCGGCCTCCCCCGACACGAAGACGAAGGGTCTCGTGATCAACCTCACGCTGGAAGTGGACGAGTTGGCCGTGGGCCACGACACCGACCGAGCGCCGACGTGCTCGATCCCCCTCCTGCCGACGCTGGCCCTCCTGACCAAGCGCATGGGTGCGACCCGCAAGGACGCCCTCGCCATGATCAAGGACGCCATGACCGAGGCCCTCACGCTGGACAAGCCCGCCGCCGCCATCCTGCTCGAAGAGTTCGGCGTGGCCGAGGCCGAGGAAGCCATCAAGACGCAGGTCATCAACGAACTGCCCCGCACCCCGGTCAAGAAGACCGCCAAGGCCAAGGGCGTGACGATGACCGTGACCGGCGTGGCAACCCGCCCGACGGAGTAGTTGATGCGAGCCACCTACGAACGGGCGGCAGACAAGCGACGACTGATCCGGGTCATGTTCGAACGCCAGACGCCTGATGCCAGTGCGCCCGTCATCGAGGCGGTGTACGAGGTAAAGTACCCGGAGGACAACTTCATCTGTGATGACACGGCGGTCTTGATCCCCTTGTCCGTCACCCGGACGGACACGAAGGAAACCGTTGTGCTCACCGACGAAGAACGGGACGATTGCCATCAGGCGGCAACCGAGAAGGCCGCAGCGATGGCCAACGAGGGGTAATGGGCGACGGGCTCAAAAGGGTAGCCAAGAACTGCGGCGGCCTCATCGTGAACGACCCGGACGGCAACGTCACCCGGTACGACGCCCAAGGCCGTCTCTACGTGCGGGGATCCAAGCTCCGCCACATGATGGACAAACCCTCGACCCCCCTCTGGAACCTCACCTCTTACAGCACCGAACTACTGGCCTGCATGGACATTGTGATGAGGGCACGGCACGCCTCCGGGCTGTCCAGCGTAGCCTTCCACAAGGAGCGCCTCGGCAAGCAGGACTTCTGTTGGACAAGCTCCAAGCGCCTGTACGTGTGGGAGTACATCGCCGCCGACGGGACGTTCCTCGGGCGTGTGTTCGCCTCCAAGGAGGGCACCTCACCGGAGGCCGCTACCGTACAGGGTGTGCCTTGGCCGTCCTTCACCCTTGAACGGGGCAGGCAATTCATGAGAGTCTACATGACCGCCCTTGGGCTGGAGTACCCTGATGCTTGAGTTCCCGATGAACAAGTTCCCCAAGCTCTCTCAGGCCGAACTGATGATGGGGCTGCGGAACTGGGAGGATCTGGACGGGGCCGCCTACCTGTTGGGCAGGTCGATGGGGATGTTTGATCCCGACGCCAGCTTCCAGACCGACCTGAAGTGGGTCTTCTGGTCCGCCAACCCGACCGGCGACTTCCTGTACCACATGATCTGTGGCCTTGTTGCGATGGGGATCTGGGAGCAGGACGAGGAAGGGGACAAGGTACGGTGGCACCATGACTGATCGAGGCTGGCCGAAACAGATCATCATCCTCCGCACCGACCTCGGCATGCGGAAGGGCAAGATGGTCGCACAGGGAGCGCACGCCTCCTTGGGCGGGATTCTGGATCACTGCACAGAGGTCGGGGACGGCACCTTCGTGATCGGCCCCGGACACACAGGGTGGAATTGGGAAGCCGTCAAGCTGTGGCTCTCCGGCAAGTTCACCAAGATCGTGGTCGGGGTGGAGACCGAGCAGGAACTCCTCGACCTATACGGTACGGCCCTGCGGGCCGGGATCGCCTGTTTCCTCTGCACCGACGCCGGGGACACTGAGTTCCACGGCGTACCTACGAACACTGCGGTCTGCATCGGGCCGGATTTTCCAGACGTGATCGACCCTATCACCGGCCACTTGAGGCTCCTCTAACGAGGAAAGCCGGACATCGCTGTCCGGCTTTCAAGCACTTGGTGGAGGTGCGGGGAATCGAACCCCGGTCCTAAGATGCCTACGCCAACGCACTACGCTCATTTCCCGTGTTTATCCCGCACGGGCAAGGTGCTTCGATCCTCAACGCACATGCTGCTGTTAGTCATCGCCTTCAGGTAGCCGCCTGCCCGCTATCCTGAACGCCAACCCGTTTCTGCTGTAACCTCACGCCCCGAATCGGGTGCTCTGACGTGAGAATGAAGCACCAGCACAGTCTTTCGACTACGCTGCCGCCTGCATCGGAAGGGTCTCGTTGGCAATTAAGCCTTTGCCGTCTGTAACGCCCGACAGCACTCGGAACGAACGTTTAGCCTCGTACACCCCAGTCGAAACCAGTACACCCCCAAGTTTTCAAAGAACAGCGTGTCCTTCTATACCATCAACCCAATAGAAGGATCCTCTAAGCCTACTTCGTGTAGGTGCATGGCGTAGGCTCACGGGGTAGAGTGGATGAGGAGGACGCACATGAAGATCACATGCTTCGGTTCCCGAGGTTCGCTTCCGGCCCCGTCCCGTAAGGACTTCAGCACCGTGGAGTTTGGCGGCAACACCAACTGCTTCTTCATCGAGGCAGGGCCTTTCAAGATCATCGTCGGGTGCGGTTCTGGGGTTTCCATCCTGGGGGACGAACTGATGAAGCGTTGGGTGGAACAGGAGTTCCCCCATCAGCACTTCATCGTCCTGTTGACGCACTACCACTGGGACCACATCCAAGGGCTCCCGTTCTGCACCCCGTTCTACTTGGCCCACAACACGTTCCACTTCCACGGTCTCCGGCCTTCCGGTCACGAGGGCGGGGAACGGCTGGCGGACGGCTCGCACCCCAAGACGGTCGTGGAGACGATGCTGTCCCATCAGCAGTCCAACCCGCACTTCCCGGTGGCCCACGAGTCTCTCCCGGCCCACAAGGAGTACCAGAGCCATGACCGCCAGTTCAGCGAGGCGTTCTGGTACGCCCACGAATGGCACAGGGGTCAGGAGCAAGACGAGGCCACCCTGTTCCCCCACGGCCCCAGTACGGTGGGCGACAGGCCCGTTGGCGGCCCGGAGAACTGGATCAAGATCACGACCGTCCCGCTGGAGCACCCGAACGGCTGCCTCGGCTGGGTCATCGAGTACGAGGGCAAGAAGGCGGCGTTCTGCTACGACATGGAACCCTTGCGGTTCCCGAACCAGAAGGTCTCCAAGCTGGGCCACAACGCCGACCTGATGGTTCTGGACGGTGCCTACACGGAGCAGCAGCTTCAGGGCATGCAGCAAGGCTTCGGCCACGGTTCCCCTGAATCCTGCATCGAACAGGCCAAGGACTCCGACGCCAAGTTCTGCCTCATCCACCACCACGACCCCAAGCACGACGACGACAAGCTCCGGGAGATGGAAGCCCACGCACAGGACTATGCCCTTGGGGCGATGTTCCGGGGCCGGGTCGACTTCGCCCGTGAAGGCAACGTCTACGATCTCTGATCCCCTCACTTTTTAGAGGTTCACCACCATCACCACCACAACTACGGCAACACCTACGGCAACCCGTGGGGCACCCGCAGCCTCCTGGGTAGTAACAACACCCTCAGTAGCCACAGCCGCAGCCGTAGCGCCTCCAAGGGCATCGGCAGCGCCACGAAGGGTGCAGGCGGCCAGTCCGTAGACTACGGGTGTAACACCATCGGTGAGAGGAGCATGGACTTCGTCGAGGACAGCCTCTGCTCCACCGAGTGTTCGGTGGCAGCGGCGTCGGCCAGCTTCGAGGACGAGGCACCCAGCAGGGGCATCCTCCGGGACGTCGGCACGAAGTACGGCCACGAGGTCTCTTTCCACACGACCGAGACCACGTTCACCAAGGCCACGGACGCCCCGGTACTCGTCTGCACGCTGCGCTACGCCACCCGTGAGCGGCTGGAGACGTGGGGCGTGCCCCTCAAGCCCAAGTCGGGACCGGAAGCGCCCCAGGCGTTCCCTGCGTCCATGGACGGTTGCCCCGCCCCGAGCGGCTGGAACGGATAATCCCATCCTTCTCCCTCTTGCCCCCGGTACAATGGGGGTAGGAGGGAGCCCACATGTCCAAGTTCACCGTCGACTGTTTCACCGAGAAGTCACTCCCGGAGCCGGGGTTCCCTGAGAACACCTACGAGGCGGCCACCGTGCTGGAGGCTGCGGCTGTTGTCCATAACTGCACCCGCAAGCAGGCCGGGATCAGGATGGTTCAGATCTGGATCGAAGAGCCGGACGACCGAGAGGCCGTCGACACGCTCAAGACGTGCCGGTGTGGGACGAAGGGATGCGATACAAAGCGCATTGACCCTGACGAGGTAGCGAAGGCGCTGGGGGCGGAGAAGGCCGTGAAGCCGAAGAACCTGCCCCGCAGGCCGGGGACACGGTAGGCGGAAGCGGAGGGAGTCGAACCCTCAAGGCCGTAAAGCTCGCCTGTTTTCAAGACAGGTGCCGTCGCCACGTCGGCTGGCGCTTCCAAGTTGAACAGTAGGTCTTCGTTGGCGGAAGGAGGGGGAGTCGAACCCCCAAGGCGCTCATCACGCTCGACCACTTTCCAAGCGGCTGCCATCACCAATTGGCTTGCCCTTCCAAAGTGCGACCGGAGGGATTCGAACCCTCACGCCAGTCATTGTTGACACTGGCCCCTCAAGCCAGCGCGTCTACCATTCCGCCACGGTCGCATGAGTGCTGCCGGTGGGACTCGAACCCACACACCTCAAGGGCACGGGCCTCTCAGACCCGCATGTCTACCATTCCATCACGACAGCATAGAAAGCACCCCAGCACGTAGGGAACCACGGGTTGGTTACCGCTGGCCGCCCACTCCTCCCAGAAGTGCTGCTTCTCTGTGGTCTTGGACACCCCTGATCTACAGCCCCGGCTGGGGTGCCTTTGGCGGAAGGACGGGGAGTCGAACCCCGAAGGCCGGTTAAGGCTCGCTGGTTTTCGAAACCAGTGCAGTCGCCCATCTGCTTGCCCTTCCATGGAGCGCTCGCCCGGACTTGAACCGGGGACCACCGGCTTCGGAGGCCGGGACTCTATCCACTGAGCTACGAGCGCAAAGGTGGGGGAGGTAGGAATCGAACCTACAATGCCCTCTCGGGCGGTCTGCTTTACAGGCAGATGTCTATACCTTGCTGAAGTCGCAACAGAGTTCCCGACCGGGGTCAGGATAAGGTCGTCACAACGAGTAGCGTGACTTTTGACCACTCCCCCATAGAGCCAACGACGGGAATCGAACCCGTAACCCCTTGCTTACCATGCAAGTGCTCTACCGTTGGAGCTACGTTGGCATGCTTGAATCAGACAAGAGCCCAGTACCGGAGTCGAACCGATGTCAGCGGGTTACAAATCCGCTGCTCTGCCACTTGAGCTAACTGGGCAAATCAGGTGCTCTACCGTTGAGCCACGCTAGCAAAGAGCCGAAGGTCGGAATCGAACCGACAACCTGCCGCTTACGAAACGGCTGCTCTACCATTGAGCTACATCGGCAAAGTGCGACCGGGGGGAGTCGAACCCCCACGCCTCAAAGGCACCGGATTCTAAGTGGCTGAGGTGGGAGTCGAACCCACACGCCCTAAGCGCCCGCCTCTAAAACGGGTGCGTCTACCGTTCCGCCACTCAGCCTTTTTCTTGTTTGGTCACGGAGGTCAACCCTTTGCTATTACACCACCCAGGTTGTTGGGAGTGGCAGTTAGGGCACAGGAATCGTAAGTTTTCAGGGCGGTTGTCTAACCAGTCTCGGTTGATGTGGTCCACCTGTAGCATGAGGGGTTTCCCGACCCACACTCCCTCGATCCCACAAGATTCGCACGCATAGGGCCGCCCACTGTCAAGGAGAGCCCTCCGTAAGCGGTACGCTGCGGTACGCCTCCCTGTGTCCTTCTTTGACAGGGTAGTTAGCCACGGAGTCTTTCCCGGGCCTCCCTTATGGGCTGTTCCCTTGTTGGATCCTTGACCGTGGAAATGGACTGTGTCGAGTCCGTATTCCCGTACCTTACGGGTGATGTGCGTTTGTGTCCCGCCCGCCTGTTTCACCCCCAAATCTCGAAGCACGCCCGCCATGGAAGTGTTCTGTTGAACAAGTGGGGCTAGGATCTCTTTTGTGTAACGTCGTCCCATACACAGCTTACGGTATAGGCTAGCAACCGGAACCGGCGTGTCTACCGTTTCACCACGGTCGCAAAGGATGACCACCCGTAGCCGGGATCCTGTTTTATGGACACATTCATCTAGTGGCCCCTACCCGTCCGCATAGCGCTGCTCACCCGCTCTTGGCCCAACCCCGATGCCGAGAGCGTTGCCCTGAAAAGAGCTTCTGCATTCCTTGGCGTGTAAGGCCGTGACGTTGGCAGAACAGATTGAGGGACGGGGTCACTTCGTGTTCAGCCCCGTCAGGAGAACGGACTTTGGGGTAGGGCTGCTTCTTCTTAGTGCGGCTGATCGCCGCCTTTTCCGCTTCCGTTGGGGAAGCCTTCCGACCACCCGATCCCACAGCGTTCTTATTGCCCCGCTGCAAAAGTGACAGGGCTTGCTTCGTTTCTTCTGTATGCTTGTAACCCAGGCTGTTGCCTGCTTCTGGGAGGATGTTGTACTTCTTGGCTTTCGGGGTCTTGTCCAACCACTCCTGTTCCTTCTCCAAGAGCTTGTCGTGGGCCGCCTGAACAAGCACAAAGAAGCAAATGTCCTCTTCACCCCTCTTGGCAAAGGCTCGTTGTAAGGGGGTGTTATGGTGGGTGCCTTTTCGAAGAAGCCTCCCATGTGCTGAGAACCTCTTGTAGAGATCCACTGCGGACCCGATGTAGAGCTTCCCCGAAGCCCTACTTCTGATGGCATAGACACCGCTCTTACCGTGTAGCGCAGAATAAGGGGTACCTTTCATGGAAGGGTCCAATTTCATAGGCCAAAGATACCACGTTCCTGTTTGGGTTGCACCCTCGGAAGTGCGAACGGCCTACGGCCTCCTTCCTTCAGCAGTGGTGTCCCGAGCTTCCTCACATCCCTTGCGGGGTAGTGCGTGCCCTCAGTGGTCATGGTGCCAGAGGGGGGACTCGAACCCCCACGCCTCAAGGACAGACGGTTTTGAACCGACCGCGTCTACCATTCCGCCACTCTGGCAAGTAAGTTGGTGGAGGAGGTGGGATTCGAACCCACTCACCGCAACGCGGACCAGATTTACAGTCTGGCGTGACTCTCCAACTTCAACCGCTCCTCCAAAGTGGAAAGGGGTGGAATCGAACCACCGACACGGGGATTTTCAGTCCCCTGCTCTACCTCTGAGCTACCCCTCCATGCGTTTCCAGTCCCCGAACTCCTCCTTGCCGCCCCTGCACCCCCAGTCCGAGTCGATGACCAGGCGGGACGAGATCCCGCCACGGGGCCGGAGGTCCGCTACGAGGCGCAACCGGGCCGGTTCATAGACCGCCACGAGATCCTCGTAGATGACGTTGATGAGGCGTTCGTAGGAGATCACCTTGGACCTGAAGGCCACCACGTACTCCTTGAGTGCCTTCAGTTCGATGATCCAGTCCGCCGGGTAGAAGACCAACGTCAGGTGACCGAAGTCCGGTTGCTGTTTGACGCCCATGAACGTCAACTCCGGGATCTCCATCCTGATCTCGTACCCGTCTGGGTCGGGGTTCGGCAGCCTCTTCAGCTTGTCCTTCTCCGACCACTTGTCATGCTTGCCCATGTCGTTCCCCCTTGTTGTCCGGGGAACTATACCGATCAGTGCCAAGGGGCGGGATCGAACCGCCGACACCCCGGATTTCACCCGAGTGCTCTACCTACCTGAGCTACCTTGGCAGAAGGCAGAGGTAGTGGGAATCGAACCCACCCGACGGTCGGTTTTGGAGACCAACCCGCTTACCCAGAGCCACCTCTACAAGAATGTGCGGGGAATCGAACCGGGGCTTTGCTAGCGAATGAACTTGAGGGCTTGGGCGTTGACCATCTTCAGGATGTCACGGGGGGACATGGAGGCGAAGGAGGTCATCGACATGGAGTGCGTGCTGGTTTCCTCGTCCTCGATCCCCTTTTCCTCTACATAGACGAACACCCACCACTGTACCTGGTTGCGTTGGAAGTCGGGGGTGAAGTACGCGATGACGTGGTCCTCACCCGGAGTCGAGGACTGGCTGGGGGAGGGGAGATTCGGGAAAGCGATCTCCACAGTCATCCCCTTCCTGTAAATCTCGCCCACATGGTCGGCCTGCGTGGCCTTGCCGACCTTCTTCATCCACTGGAAGAATGCCTTGTGGAACAGACCGATAAGGTCACCCGTTGCCGCCTCTTTCCGCAGAAGGGGCAGGATGTGCTTGCGGGTTTCAGGTACTTCATGGGCCAGTCTGACCAGTTCGCTTTTAAGATCCATGGGGTCCTCCTGTGTCCCTAATGGAACCTTATAGCCCAAGTAGGTGCCAGAGGGGGGACTCGAACCCCCACGCCTCAAGGATATCCGGGCTTAAACCGGATGCGGCTACCAGTTACGCCATCCCGGCGTATGAAAGTGGATGATCAAGGAATCGAACCTTGCTGCCGCGTCAGCGGACCGGGGTTACAGCCCAGCGCAAGCACCAGCTTGACCGTATCATCCAGAGGCGGAGGGAGAGGGAGTCGAACCCTCAAGGCCGATTAAGGCTCGTCCGGTTAGCAACCGGGTGCAGTCACCGATCTGCTTGCCCCTCCGTGAATTGGACCGGGTCGCTCTTATCGTCTTCCTGGGGCGTTGCCACCCCGCAGACGTTTATCCACGACCAACCGCTGTACAAGCGGCTGCGCTATCCCCCGAGGGGGAGCCCAACGACCCAAAGTGCTGCTGAAAGGAGTCGAACCTTCACGCCCCGAAGGACACTTGGACCTGAACCAAGCGCGTCTACCATTCCGCCACAGCAGCAAAGAACGGTGCTGGAAGCTGGGCAACTCCCAGCACCGAAGACCTACTATTCAATTGTCAAAGACCCTCTGGCCGCCGCCCTGTGGCAGAGGCCCTAAACGCAAAAAGCCCGCTCCGGGTGTGTCCGGGCGGGCTTCCAAGGTCAGCAGATGTTGTGCTTACCCCGTTACACCCTCCGGCGCACTCGTGGACAGATACGACCAGCCGGTAAGGCTGACGTGCGTCCGCAAGCTGAAGGTTGTAAATAAGGTCTGCATCTCGGTCTCTCCTGTTCGCCCCTGACGCTAGAGGCCCTTTGGGCTCCTGTCAAGGCTTTTCTCACGAAGATCCCCACAGGGGGGCTTCACGTCCGTCCACACAGAACAGGAAGGGCCTAAGCCCCTTGCCGGTAGATTCGTTATGAGGCTACTCCAGTAGGACATGGAGGCCCGCATGAGCAAGCACACGAACCGGGTAGCAGCCCGGTATATTAAGAGAGCCGCCAGCGAAGACCGCAAACAGTTCGACATGGGCGTCAAGGCCATCGGGACATCGCTCCTGCGGATGAAGGACGTGGTCTTCCTCTGGACAGGGAGGGGAACACCCCCTCCGGGACACGGGGCAGAGGGCTACGAGTCCCTGGCTGACGTGTACGGCCCTGTGCAGCATGTCGTGAACAAGATCGAGGACCTTGAGAAAGCCTACATCAGCCTCAAGCGTGTTCGTGTGGCCTCCAAGCGGATGGACCCCAAGTTCAAGCGGGCCGTCATTCCGTTGTTCAAGCGGGCAGGCCTGGATGGCAACGGGCGGTTCAGGAAGCCCCAACACGGGTACTCCAAGGCGTTGGACATCCTCGCCAAGTTCGAGATCGAACTGGACGACGTCGTGTCGTCCCACCTGTTCAACGGGGACAGCGGGACGATCCGGGCGGACCTGGCCTATTCGAACTCAGAGGACCCGTTCTCCCCTGAGTCGATTTCCAACTCGGTGCTGGTCATTTCGTTCACTAAGATGGCCAAGGACAGCTATGAGGTGCTGGCGTATCTGTCATGAAACGACTGGCCCCGAGGGTACTGGCCGCTATGAAGCAACACCCGGAGTTCAGAGAGTACAAGAAAGCCCTCATGGGTTGCTGTAGGGCACCGCAAGACAAGGTGATGCGCCGACGGCTGGTCGCCTTCAGTCTCCAGAATCCCAAGTTCCAGCCCATCATCACGGGGATCCTGGTCAATGCCTGAGCTTCACCTCTATGACTTCGACGGCACCCTGTTCCGGTCCCCAGAGGAACCGAAGTGGTGGAGCGACGTGTCGAAGAAGAACTGGTGGACCTCCGCACCCTCCCTCGATGAGCCCTGTGTCCCCCGGCAGCCAAAGTTCAAGTACACGGGCAAGAACAAGCCCTAGCCCTCATGTCCCACGCTATCGGGTAGAATGAGGCATGAAGAGCACGCCGAAACATATCAGGCACGGACTCACCGCCCGCAACCCCCTCCTCGAAGGAGCCCTCGCACTGGCCCGTGCGGTTGCCGTCACCTACGGTCCACATGGGCGTATCGCCTTGTTAGATAGATTCGCAGGGCTTCTCCCCACGAAAGATGGGGTCACAGTGGCGAGGGAGATCCAGTTGGAAGGCCCGAGGGCTCTCGGGGCGGACATCCTTAAGTACTCCTGCATAGCCCTGAATGATAAGTGCGGGGACGGAACAACCACCGCCGCCATCGTCAGCGCCGCCCTCCTTCGGGAAGGCCACAAGCGGATCGTGGCCGGGGTGGAACCGAGGACGGTTTGCAACGAGTTGCAAACCGCCTCCGAGAGAGCCATCGAGGCCATCCGTGAGATGTCCGTCCGGGCCGACAACCAGAAGGACCTGGATCACGTAGCCCGCATCGCCAGCAACGGAGACGATGACGTGGCCCGGTGCCTCGCTGAAGGTGCCATGGCCGTCGGCAAGGACGGGACGATCTCCATCGAGGACGGCTATGGCACGGAGACCGTGTTGGAGTACAAGGACGGCTTCGAGTGTGACGCCCGCCTAGCCTCCCACCACTTCCAAGGCCCAGAGGGTGCCCTCAAGTTGGAAGGTGCCCTCGTGGCGGTGGTCAACCAGCCCATCCACCAGGTGACAGACGTGGTCTCCCTGTTGGAGGAAGCCTCCCAGTGGCCCAACAACCCGCTGCTGATCTTCGCCCCCTCGTTCAGCGGGATGGTCAACATGACCATCGGCATGAACATCAAGGCGTCGAACGTCACGGCTTACCCGGTGCTGGCTCCGGGCGTCCACGTCCAGAAGGTCGAGTACCTGAAGGACATCGCCGCCATGGCTGGGGCCGTGTTCATTGACCCGGAGGCGGGCCAGAGCGTTAGGAAGTGGCAGCCGGAGTGGTTCGGCTCCTTGCGCCGTGCGACCGTCGGCATGAAGTCCTCCCTGTTGGAAGGCTATGATGAGCCGGACAAGCAGGCAGCCCGTGACGCACGCATCCGGGAACTGGAGGGCTTGGAGCGCACTACCACCTCTGAGTTCGACCTGGACAGGATCAAGGAGCGCAAGGCCAAGCTCGCCGACGGCTTCGTGATCCTACGGGTGGGCGGCATCACCGAGTCCGCTATGAAGGAACGCCGTGCCCGTGTGGAAGACGCCTTTGGAGCCGTCAGGGCGGCCCTCAGAGAGGGCCTGGTTCCCGGTGGCGGCACAGTGTACCTCCGGGCCGCCGAAGCGCTCACAGGGGAAGCACGGGGCACAGGGGGCGACATTCTCCGCAAAGCCCTCCAGGCCCCCGCACTGATGTTAGCTGGTAACGCGGGCCTCGACCCTCACGCTGTCCTGCACCAGATCGCTGAACACGATTCTCCGTGGGGCGGACTAGACGCCCGCACCGGACAAGTAAGGGACCTGTCACAGGACCCCAAGATAGTAGACCCCACAGCAGTAGCGGTTGAGGTGGTACGTGCCGCCGTGTCCGTTGCTGTAACTCTGCTGACGGTCGAGTGCTCCGTTGGCAAGGCTTAGCCCAGTGTTTTCACGGGTTGAAGAAGTAGGAGGTGGGAAATGGAAGCACTTGGTTTGACACTCGGAGCCCTTGTCATATTCGGCAAGGCTATCGGCCTGTTCCTGCTCATCTTCCTCCCCTGTTGGGTGCTGGCACGCCTCGGGAAGGGTTACAAGAGGTGGGAGCGCCGACAGAGGGAGAGCGAATGGTCGATCAAGCTGATCCCGGACTGACACCGCCCGCAGAACTGAAGCTCAAGGGCACGAACAACGAACACAAAACCATCGTGGTTGAGGTACGGATCTGCCAGAACCCGAACGGGATGATCTACTCCTCCCACAACCTACAGGACGCCGGGGACGAACGGGTGTCGAAGGGCATGCTGGGGCATGGCACACAGGCCATCGCTTACGGACTGCTGATCGAAGCCCTGCGCCGTGAGGCGTACCTGTCCACGCTGGCACAGTTGACCGGGGACAAGGATTTCCTCACCAAGTACAAGGATGGGGACGAGAAAACCCGTGAGGCGTTGGAGCGCAAGGTGGCCGAAACCCTCCGTCATGTCGTCAACTCCATCATCGAGAAGAACGGCACGGACATGTCGAAGGAAGTCCTGCACATGGCCCTGAAACAGATCGGTCGCTAGGTGCTCGCCCGTCAAGTTTCGGGTATCCTATGCAGGAGAGGTGATGTGATGACCAAGTCGAGTGCTGCACTGGCGATCAAACGCCCGGTCCTGTTCAGGAAGTTCCGGGGCCTCAACGATGAGGATCCGCCTGACGTAGAGACCCCCACAGACCCGCAGGAGGCCATGGAGTTGGGCTACAAGCTCGGACTCAAGCGTGGGTGGGGCGAGGGACTAGCGGACGGCGTGGACGTTGGGTTGGATGTTGGCGTCGAGGTAGCAGCGGAAGCCGCAGAAGAACCCTTCGACGTCAATTAGCCTTTCCTCAACCGTACTCCCCCCTTCAAACGAATAACCAACGACGACGGCACGACGACTCCGTCTTCCGGTCGGCCCATCGGCGGGACAACTACTCGAGACTTCGTGCGGTGTGTTCGGAACACGCCCAAGGGGGTTCGGACGGAATCATCCTCTTCCAAGGACAGGAGTGCGTCTGGCAGGCAGAACATGACTGCCCGTACCTGTTCAGCGGGGACACCCGAAAACCGGGCGATCTTCTGTATCAAAAAATCGTATCTCATCTGCACCCTTCCGTAGAGCCCGAGGGACTCTCCTACCATACCCTTGGGTTCAATGATCGTCCTATGACGAGGCATAGGTAGAGCGCTCTACGGGACTCTCTGGAGGTCACTATGCCCCAAGGCAAACTGTTCAAGATGGCGAGTACGCTCGACGACGCCGTTCTTCGGACTGCCGCACAGGACGAAGATGCACGACGTTTCCTGCTTGCTCTCCACCGGCAGGCCAAGGGCTGGGACAAGCTCCCGAAGGGCTGGACGCAGGAGAGCGTCAAGAAGTTCTGGTCGTCCCTGACCGGGGACGTGAAGCACAAGGTTACGAAGTGCATCAAGGAGATGGACGGGAAGTTCGACGACCCTGGTGCCTTCTGCGCTTCCCTGGCCGACATGGTGACCCCCGGCTGGCGCACCAAGAAGACCGCCTTCAACAAGTACAACGCCCCCGAGGTGCTGGCCCAACTGTTCAAGGCCCTTTCCGCCGCCGGGTTGGATGACGCTGTGGCGAACCTCCGGCAACGGAAGGTCCCGCAGATCGTGGACAAGGCATGGAGGGATCGAGGGTGAACAAGCAAGCCGCAGCAGCCGTAGACCCCGTCCGCCAGCGGACTCAGTACACCTGCACTAAAGGGATCAACTGGGACGATGCCCCTTTGGGCAAATTGTCTGATGGTGATGTGGCTCGCATGTATAAGGTCGCCCGTCCTGTGGTCTGTAATGCCCGCAATCGAAGAGGCATCCCGCCCTTCACGTCACGGTATGTAAATGTGGTGTGGGATGATGTTCCTCTTGGTGGTTTTCCAGATGCTGTGCTGGCAAAGGAGCTTGGAGTGTCCGAGCCCACGGTTTCACGGCATCGTAACCAGAAAGGCATATGCCCCTTCCAGTCAAGGTTCATCACCACTGAGGGGGAGGCTGCACAAAGCTACCCAGAAGCCCTCATCGATCTTTTTTGGCATGAACAGGACATTGCACATCAATTCCAAGTCCCAATCGGCCCCTACGTGGCTGATTGGGTGGTGGGAAACACCGTAGTTGAGTACGCAGGGTTCATCGAAAGCCGAACTTTTGGGGACAGGTACCGGGAGAGGCTCGCTGTCAAGGTCTCCTTCTACAAGTCGCAGGGGTGGCATGTGCAGGTCATCTACCCCAATGACCTGGAATCTTTCAAGCCCAAAGGTTCGCCTGAAATGACACGGGACATCATCTCAGGAGGTGTTAATTGGTCAGGACAACCTCTCGGGAAAATGACGGACATGGATCTTGCATCTCGTCTGGGTGTCGGACAGACGACGGTGTCCCGATGGAGAAACATCTTTGGGATTGCCCCCTACAAGAAAAAGAAGCGGGACTGGACTCATGAGCCTCTCGGAAAGATGCCCGACCCGGCACTTGCAGCTCGTTTAGGGGTGAGCAAAGAAACTGTCCGACGTGCTCGTGTCATGTTCGGGATCCCGTCTTACAGGAGTGTCTGTCATGCAGCGTGAGGCCAAAGCAAACGTGACCCCTGTAAGGCAACGCACTCAATTTTCGTGCATGAGTTGCTCCATGATGATGTGCCTCAAGGCCAACGGGGTCGACACGAACGAGGACGAGGTGAACCGGGTCATGGGTGCCAAGCCCATGCAGGGTGCCGCCTGGGAGGAAGCCCTGGCCGCGGCCCAGCACTACGGCATGCGGGCTACCCTCACCGTTCCAGCTACCGTCCAGCAGTTGAAGAAGTGGACTGACCGGGGCGTCCCCGTGATGATCGCTTGGAACCCCGAAGGCCGGGACTGGTCCCACGCCTCTGTGGTGTTCGACGTGGACGAGGACCTCAACGTCTACGTGGCCGACCCCAACATCCCGGACCCCGATGAGACCGTCCGCATCGTTCCCAAGGCCGAGTTCTACGGCAAGTGGTACGAGAAGTGGCCGAACTACCTCGTGCGTCGGCCCGCGATGGCCGTCGAGCGTGAGGTGTCCCCCGAGGGTCGCCAGATGGTCGCCAGCAAGGTGCCCGCCGACGCTGAGCCCGTGAAGGGCACCAAGTTCTTCGTCTCGAAGAAGCCCTCGAAGAGCCCCTACCGTGGCCAGCCTGAGCAGTTCAAAATCTTCAACGAGCACGGCGGCGTGGTCGGGGGATATCCCGACCGGGGTGAAGCCATCGCCAAGGCCAAGAAGATGAAGACGGCCAAGACCCTCATGCAGGTCAAAGTGAAAAACAAGGCCCCTCGTGACCCCGGCGCTGCACGCCACGGGAAGCCGGGCGGAGCCGCAGGCGCTCACCACAACCGCGACCGCGACGTGTCCAAAGGGCGGAGCCGCAAGCCCAAGCACAAGAAGCCGATGGTGGAGCGTGAGGCGTCCCTGTTGGAGAAGCTGGCCCGGATCGACGAGAAGGACATGAACCGGGCCGCCCAACTCCTCCAGTACATGACTGAGAAGGAAGCGATGAAGCACCTCGTGAAGCAGGGGATGCATCGTCAAAACGCTTTCTTGGCGCTTAAGGCGGGCAAGATCCTCAACAAGGACCATAAGGGGCGCCTCGCCGCTTCCAAAGAGGCAGGCTACAAGGGGAACCCAGATGGCAAGGACATCTACCCAAACGAGATCGAACACGGGTACGGTGAGCCCATCGCTGGAGGAACTGACGTGATGCGACAACTACAGAACAAGCTCATCCATGAACAGGGTGATGCAGTACCACAGCGGCCCGAGAGCCCCCGGATGGCCAGTCAGCTTTCCCTCTCCTCTGGTAAACCAGACCCCAAGATGACGGCTGCATTGAAGCAACGAGCCGAAAGGAAATTGCTCCGTTCCCGTAGCAAAGGTGATTTTGAGGGGGCATTGATGTCGGCTGGTTTCCACGCGAGGAAACACAGCACGACCGCCTTCGTCTATGCAGGCAACAGCTACGGGGCCGGTGTGTGGCGTGTCTCTTTCAAGGCAGGGGAATACCTGAACCCCATCAACAACACAGGGGTCCGGGTACTGTCAGTGACCCCAGACCTCGACGTGACGGTCTTCCAAATCAAACAACGCCCCAGGATGGCCGCCCGTGTGGCCCACCTGTACCTCAAGAGGAGCCAGTAATGGCCGTCAAGCCCCTCACATGGTCCGTAAGCTGGCGGGAGATCGCCGAACGCATCCTGCTCACCTACGACCTGACCCCCACAGGGAACGGATTGTACCGGGTGAACCTTGATGGCCATTGTTACGGGTCAGCCACCAAAGACAAGGCGGTGGCATGGGCGCTGGCCGATTTCACGAAGAAGTTGGAGACGGTGATGAAGTCCGTCGCCAAGTCTGCAAGGAGTGATCAGATGAAGAACGCGATGCAGGAACTCCGGGATCTCGCCGCCAGGTTCACTGAGGGCGAGTCTGTAGACGTGGCCAAGTACCTCCGTGACCACGGCAACCCCGAGGCCGCCGACAAGTGGGAAGCCATGAACGAAGAGTACGGCGACCTGCTCAAGAAGGCCGCTAAGAAGCCCCGCCCGGAAGAATACGGCATCGACCCCAGGAAGCATTACGTCTGGGCTGTGGATGAGGGCGATGCATATGGCCCCTTCAACCCGAAGGATGCCCGGACATTTTTGGACAAGGTCCAGTCGCTGGGGTACAGCGTCCTGATCAAGACCGGCAAGGAACTCTTCGACTCCCTGGTGTTCCACAACCGCCTCGACCAAACGACGATCTACCCTCTCCGGGAAGCCCTGAAGAAGTACCGCATCAGGCTCGCTACCGCCTCTCTAGAGAAGATGGCCTCCTCGATGGAAGAGGGTAAGCTCTACCACTCCACGAAGGTGTCCAGTGACATCGAGGGGTCGTGGTTCTACGCCATCGAGCGGATGAAGAACGGCAAAATGAAAGGCGTCGTTGTCCACCAAGATGCGGGCCGCAAAGTACCCAACAAGGCGAAGAGCTACATCATCGACAGCCAGTGGGCGAGCACCGCATGGAAAGAGACCGCCTCCTCCAAGGTCCCTTCCAATGTCATATCCAAGCTCAAGGGTTCGGGCAAGATGGCCTCCGACGTCACCGTCATGTTAGCGGAGAAGGACGGCAAGCATGTGATGCACAACCTTGCGATGGAAACCCTGGGGAAAATGGCTGCTCTGCTCACAGCCGCCAAGAACACCGAGGGTGAGTACTGGGGCCGCCGTGCGAAGGACAGTAAGCACGTCAAGATGAAGCCCGCAGAGGCCAAGAAGGTCATCAAGCAGAAGAAAGGGGACGGGAAAGACTGGCTCGCCGTTTGGTTGGTGCCTCCCGAGTACGTAGACGCCAAGGAGCAGGATTACCGTATCAAGCAGGGTTGGATCAATCCTGTCTGGGAATGGAACCTCGGTCCTCAGAAGGGTGGGGTCAAGGGACGCACAGCAGCAGCGTCCAACCCACTTCGATGGTCCGTAGACTGGCAAGAGATCGTTGACCGCATCATGGACACGTATCCCATTCATCTCACAGGACCGCGTTCCTACGCTGTAGAGAGCCCGTTTGGGTCCGGTGTTCATACACCAGACCTGAATGGAGCTAAGATGTGGGCCGTAGAAGACTTCGTGAAGCACCTGATGCAAGTGGCCAAGCGAACTCGTGTCAAGCTGGGTAGCACGGCGATGAAGGAACTGGAGAGGATGGCCGACTGGAAGCCCGGTGAGGTCGACCCTGAAGGTTCGTGGACCGAAGGCGAAGTGTTCACCGACGAAGAGGAGCCCAAACCCGAAGGTTCTATGATCCCCGGTCTGGAAGAGCGCATGGCCGCCCTGGTCAAGACAGCAGCGGCCCCGTCTGGCCTTTACGGCTACACCAAGCGGGTTCAGGCCGACTGTGAGTCCGCAACCCGCAAGATCGCCAAGCGTGCCCTCCTCATCGCCAAGAACGCCTACCGCAAGGATGAGAGGGTGGCGCAGTTCCTGGCCATGCACGCCAAGCGGGCCAAAAGCTCCTCCGCCCGCATCATCCTGACCGCCCTCAAGGAAATGGCCCCCAAGGTCGCCTCCTACAACGACGACGAAGCCTCGTGGCCCCACATCGCAACGGACAGCCGGGACGTGATCCTTCAGGCCAAGCGGGCCGGGGTGAGGTCCTACGGGCTGTACGGGTTCCCCACGAAGACTGCCAGCCTCGGCCTGTCCGCCTGCACGCAACTCCGTGAGGCCGCAGGGCACGTAGCCTCCGACATGCACGTCCGCCGTGCGGCCAAGCACGCCCTCTACACGGGCTTCCTCAAGCAGCACAGCAAGGAGGCCAAGTGTCATTACGCACGGCTCCTCCACGCCAGCTACCCGGAGGCCAACACGAAGGTCGCCGCAACCGCACCTTCGACCGTGGCCGGTTGGCTGTCCCACGACGAGTAGGAGGTGCCGTGACAGCGACAGATCAGATCCTCCGGCGGGCGGTTGAAGAAGCCGTTGACCTGGAGAAAGAACTCAAGAAAGCGGAGTCCCTGGTCCCTCAGTCCGTGTGGCTGAAGCTCCGCAAGGCGTTTACCCCCAGGGGTTTGCCGTTCTTCGAGTTCTACATCCTCCTCAAGAGGATCGAGATGGGCGAAGATGTCCCGGACGACATCCGCAGGATGTTCATGCGGGCCGCCAACCGGCTCCTTCAGATCACCTCCCCCGTAGACGGACGCAACGTCTCTCCGGCCATCGCCAATCAGATCGCTGAGATCCGCCCGGAGATGAACATGCTCCTCGGGCGGCTCCTAATGGGCCGGACAGAGGACAACACGACCTGGCGCAAGATCACGGAGTTGTTCGTCCCGCTGTTCGTCGCCGTGGCACGGGACAAAGAGGTCTACATCAAGGCCCGCCCCTACGGCCCGAGGCGTTGGGGGATCATCCGCAGGATGACAGGGAAGCAGGAGAGCGTAGAGAAGCTGCGGGACAACGATCCCGAAGCCTACGCCCTAACCAAAAAGTACAATGCCACGCTGGCCGAGATCGATGAGGGCGTCAAAGTACTCATCACCCGTCAGGGCCTGGAACCTGAGACGGGCTTCATCATGGGCCGCCCCGTCCAGTACGGGATCAACCAGGAGACTGGCGAGAAGCTCATATTCGACCGGGATGGCGACGTCCTGACTCAGGATGAGTATGTCACCAAGCGCCGGGAGAACGCAGAGGCCCGCAAGAAGATGGCGCTCATCCCCACCCGCACGGAGGTCCCTGTTCGGGATCTCCTCCGGTTGGACCCCAACGACACTGACCAGCTTCTGGGTGAGATGGAGTGGGTGTCCCTTACAGATGACAAGGCCAAACAGGGACGTCTAACCCGCATCTTCCCGGTCAAGCAGAAGCCCACCTTCATCGTGGACGAGGACGGTGACACAGAGGCTCAGTACCACCCGGTCATCGTGTCCGGGCGGTTCAAGGGCGTCTACCTCGACGACATGGTGAACTCACAGGGCCGCCTCATTGAAGGCACGGCCTACACGTACAGCGCCACCACGGGGCACGGCGGTAAGGTCCCCGTCCGCATCGATCCCGCTGACAGGGAGCCCTACGTGACTGTGGCCGACGTGACCACGGTGCGGACGTTCAAAGGCCGCAAGCTCCGCCAGAAGTCACAGAAGCTCTTCTTGAAGGTGCCCGGGTCCAAGGACTACACGGTGCTCAGGAACGCCCTCAAGGAACTGGCCTGCAACGTGGGCCGCAAGCGAGGGTGCATCCCAAGCATCACCCACGAGAAGGTGGAGGGCAGCCGTGCGGCAGCCTTCTACCTCGACCCCAAGGACTTCGGCGTCGTCATGGAGACCCTCCAAGGGATGTCGCTGTCAGCGTCCGCCCTGGAACTGGTCAAGTCCTACTACAAGGACCTCTCCAACGCAGAGGCGGCCACGGCGGAGGATAACCTTACCAATTACACTGCGGGCAACCTTGGCGGCTTCGTGACCCGCAAGACGGACAGGGAGACGGGCCTCATCAAGCCCTTCGACCTGAACGTGATCCAGAAGCAGGCACTGGCCTGGATGGACGCCAACGGCGGGAACGGGGTTCTGGCACCGGAGACGGGCGTGGGTAAGACCCTCATCGCCATCGCAGGGATGCAGAAGCTCATCCGGGACGGGCTGGCCGACGAGGATGCCTCCTACACCCGGCCCGACGGCAAAGAGATCCAGACTAACGGACGGTTCCTCTTCGTGTGCCCGCCTGCCCTCAAGGGCAACCTCCCGAAAGAGATCCGGGCGTTCATCTCGGACTCCAAGGAACTCCGGGCACGGGTAGACATCATCTCGTACTCAGAGTTCTCCGGGTCGTCCAAGACAGGCAAGCCGCCCTCCCACATCGCTAAGTACTGGAAGCGTCGTCGGTGGAACACGGCCCTCTACGTGGCCATCTACTTCGACGAGGCCCACAAGATGCGGAACAGGGAGGCAGGCGCTGCGTCGGCAGCCCTGGACCTGTGGCACCCCCGCAAGATCTGCCTGACCGCCAGCCCTATGGACAAGCGCCCCATGGACGCCTACGTCCTGACAGCGATCACGAACAACACGCCCCTGAACGGCCCCTCCATTGAGGCCAAGGACAACCGCAAGGAGATGCGGCGGTTCAAGGAGCGGTTCTGTGAGACCATCGGTGGCCGCATCGTTGGGGTGAAGACCGACCCCCTCGTCCGCAGGGACCTGCACACATGGGTAAAGCGGAACATCTACTACGCCGATAAGCGGAACACAGGGGACGAGCTACCCCCCCTCCAGGCTGAGAACATGGTCGCCGTGATGCCGCCCCAGGTGGAAGACGCCTACAGGGCGGTCACCGACCAGTTCGCCTACATGATGAAAGGGCTCGCCACCAGGTTCAAAGACAGGGAGAAAGCGGGGATCTCAGGCCGCCATCCCGACGTAGAGCGCATCTTCGGCAAGGCGTTCAAGCCCGTCGTCAAGCTGCTCAACGACCTGGCGAACCACCCCGAGATCGCCCTGACGGACATCGCCCACATGATGCGGACGGAGACGCTCCCCTACCCGGACAAGTTGGGGGACCCGATCCCGCTCCCGCACCAGTTCAAGAGGGCACTCAAGGTCTGGGCTACCAGGTTCTCCCCGGAGGAGTTGGAGGCGGAGGCCGAACACATCCAGAGTCCGAAGCTCCTGGTGGCCGAAGAGGTCATCCGGGACAAGGTCGATGCCACGGACGGAGCCAGCCGTGCCCTCCTGTTCACGGACGACACCAGGCTCATCTGGTCGGCGGCCCGTCACATGGCGAAGAAGATCACCGGCTGGCACGCTGTAGCCCTCAAAGACGAGATCCACTTCATGGACGGGGACGCCCCTATCCAGAAGATCACGTTTGAGATGCCGAGGGACCTCCTGGCCAAGATGAAGCCGGAGAAGCGTGACCAGGTACTCGCCGAGACAGGGGGCGTAACAACGCACACGCTGCCTTTCCATAAGAAGACGTACCGTAGGCACCCCCTGCTCCCTGCGGGCCCCGACAACGTCCATTACAAGGCCGACAACTGGCAACAGTTCGTCCTCAAGGAGATCATCACGCCCGACAGGCGGATCAGGACGTTGGCGTTGTACGGCCCGACCTATCAGTACGGGCACAACCTCCAGGCCTTCGACACGGTCATTCACCTCGACCGGGACGGTTGGAACTCTGAGTCCATGAAGCAGCGGACAGCGAGGGCGTGGCGTCAGGGGCAAGACCAGCCGGTCGACGAGATCACCATCGACGCAGTCTACGACCCGAACACCCCGGAGGCTCAGACGGAACTTGATGGCACGCTGGACGAGATCCGCAGGTACTTCCAGGAGATGGACGCTGACGTGTTCAACGCCATCATGCGGGAGGCACAGGGACTGGACCTGGGCGGTGAGTGGGAGGGCCTTGCCCGTCACGAGTCCTCCAAGACCAGGCTGAACCAGGACATCATGGAACTCATGACTTCGCCCTACGTGGGCCGGGTGAGGGGAGTCTAATGGGCGACCGCTTACCCGAAACCATGGCCGAGTGGCAGGAATACATCGATGGGCTACGGGGAGCCGCCTTGTGGTCCAAGGCGGTCAACGCCAACACGCAACTCTTCGCCGACATCTTGCTGGCGGAAGGTTTCAAGATGGATGACGTGAGGGGCATCGTCACGATGTTCGCCGAACGTCTACTGGTCGATGACCAGCGCCTCCCCGAACACGGGGCCTACGACATGCGGTCCCTCGTCTAGCACATCAACAGGGAATCCGAACCAGCCTCTTTCACACAGCGGCGGGCCTCCGCCACGATAGAAGCCGCACGGTGGGGGCTGACGCCCTCCTCGTGAGCGATCTCCTTGACGGTGAACCCACAGACCCGCATGCGGATGATGCCGACGTAGCGCATCCACGCCTTCGGCTTCTTCTCCCGCACGATGTCCTCGATCCGCTCCATGATCCCTTCGAACTGGATCCAGTCGTCTACGGCGTTGGGGGCGTCCAAGGGTTCAGAGGCGATGTCCATCATTTCGCCTGCGTGCCCGTCATCGCCACGCTGCCACACGATCCGGGGGTCGGACATGGGAGCCGTAACGACGCCGTGCTGACGCTCCGACTGAGTCCGTGCCCCGTACAGTTCCCGTGCGACGGGGTCTTTCCCCTCGTCCCGGATGTCCGTGTAACCGGCCCGGACAGCGTAGGTGGACAGCAGGGAGTCGGGGATCTTCTTGCCTGCCAGAATCCGCTCTCTCAGGCTGTCACGCTGGATCAACCGCAGGAGACAGTTCTGGACGTGGTCCTCGACCCGGTTCGTGCGGGCTGAGATAGGGAGCTTCTTCGCCACGGCACCGGCCATCATCTTCATCAGGTCGCCCTGGTGGCCGCCGGTCTCCTTGATCCGCTGACCCAGGAACTCGCCCGTGAGGTTGGCCTTCTTGGCTCCGGTGAGGCGGCGGGCCTCCTCGATCCCTGCGGTGGTCAGCCGCCACTTGCCGTGTCCGGCCTTTTCCACGTAGGGGATGGCCCGGTCACAGAGGTTCTTCATGGCCCAACGGGCACGCTCCGGGGCCAGCAGGGTGCCATTGGAAGTCTTCACGTCCCAGCCACGAGGGAGGGCCGCCAAGTCGTACCCCAGAACCTGGAACACGTCCGGGAGAATCTCCTTGAAACTCAAGGGGTCAGGCTCGTAGTCGGTGGCCTGACCCAGCGCCTTGAGGATGGGTTCGTGGAATAGGGCGGGGGACGGAGCGGGGAGGGGACGGGGGCACAGCTTCTCGGCGAGGGCTACCCCTGCATCGGTGAGTCCCCACTTGCCACGGTGGCCGGTCAAGACCATCGGATTCTGGGAACGCCAGTGGAGGCGACGGTACGAGTACCAGATGCGCCGGTCGAAGCCGTTGGGCTTGTCCCGACCGGGGCGCTGCCAGCCGTCCTTCGGGTCGCCGTACTGACTGAGGTTGTCCGGGTCGTACCCGGCGTCACGGATCACGTCGGGGAGGATGTCCGCACTAGAGACCAGAATCCCGCTTTTGAAGTCGGTGGCCTTGCCTAGCTGCTTGATCAGGTGGGGCGTGAACTGTTGGGGAGACGGGAGACAGGGATTCACATTGGTCATCCGGGGTTCCTCCTTAGGCAATCGCTCTTTCGAGCATGAGCCTTGGCTGGGTTTCGACCACCAACTTGAACGGGCTTTCTTACGAGCAGGTTGCGGTGGTGGCCTGTGCCTTGAATGTACCACGCTCCTGTTGCCTGTCAAGGAAAACGCCATCCTAGATTCTGGAATGATAACAAGAACTTGCACGTCGCTCGGTGTTCGTTCTATACTGGTGTCGTGGTAGACAGTGCTGAAAGGAAGCCAGCATGACGCTGAACACATTGAAAAGAGACCTGGTGGCCCTCAACCGTGTTGCCCGGGATCTAGCATCCCGTGAGGCCGCTGCGGTCACCGATACGGACAAGCTGACACACAGGGTGGCCTCCCGCTGGGTGTCCGGTGCGTCCGGTGCCATGCGCCGTGAGTACGACATCATGCTTCGCCTCCAGACGCTAGAGGGTGCGGCCAACGTCAAGGACGGCATCTGGTGGAAGAAGGGCAAGCGCGGCCTTCCTCTGGCACAGGCGGCGTTTGAGAAGGCCACAGTAGACCCCGAGTGGTTCTCCACCGGCTACACCCGCATGTATGAGGCGGTCGAGGCCAACGTGGCCCGTACCATCTCGTCGATGGGCCTGCCGGTCGAGGCGGACGAACTCATCAATCTGACCCTGATGGGCCAGTCGTTGACGAAGGAGGACAAGGCGGCCACGCCGATCCCCCGGTCAGCAGGCAAGACCTTGAAGAGCGGGATCCTGTCCGGCAAGGAGTCCCCTGTCATGGTCGGCAAGGGTGTCATCGCCTCGTGGATCAAGCAGAAGCTCATTACCCTCAAGCGTGACGCCCCTCCCGAACAGGAGATGCCCACGGACGAGGACGGCAAGGACTACGAGTTCGCTGCCCCGAGTGATGAGCCGGAGCCCGAATACAGCACCCCGCATGAGTTCCTGTCAGCCATCACCTACCGTAAGATGGGTGACCCGTTGGGCAAGAAGTTCCGTGCCTTGATGAAGAAGGCGTTTACCAACAACCGGGACTGGTCCCCCGCCATGCTGTACTGGCTGGAGCAGGCCGAGAAGGGCCGCTTCGTGCAGAGGAACCAGATGGCCGATTGGGCGAACATCTCACCCGGCAGCTTCTCCGTGAACTACTGGAAGGCCGCTTGGGCGGCGTTCTTCAAGGAACTGTGGGCCGACAAGAGCCTCCTCAAGGAGATCAAGAAGCGCCTACAGGCCGAGGAATTGTTCGACGAGATCGTCAAGCCCGACCTGACCAAGCTCAAGGACGGCAACCCGCTGTCCATCATCCTCCCCCGCAACCGGAACCGTAAAAAGAAGAAGGCCGACAGGGACATGGTCGAGCACGTCACCACCCGGTGGATGGACGGCAGCATCATCGAGAAAGTCGTCCACCGTCATGTCGCCGAAAGGCCCGACAGCGTCCCGGTTTCCTGAACCCCACTCATCCTGCCCCCTTACAGCCCCCTCTGTTTCCTTGACGTCGTGCCCTAACGGCGACTACCCTTTGTACTTGGTTCGACCGACCGACCTGATCTCTGAAAATGAGACGTACTGTTGCCGCTCCGGTGCCGTTGAGTACTGGTCCCCTTGGGGATCGTGGAAAGCCACTGGAGGCAGAGAGTCATAGTCCTAATGACTTGGCAGGTATCCGGGTAACCGGAGGGGAAGCCATTGAGCTTTGAGAGCGCCCCCACAGGACGGTCTGTTCTTTGAACATGTCGAACCTCGTCATCTGCGGGACTCCTTGGTCCCCTCGATGGTGAAGGTGATTTGAGGTTTGCCCTTTCCGTATGGGAGAGGGCCTGGATGGGAGCCTTCAGGTGTAACGAGGAACGCACCTGACCCCGGGTAGCCCATCACGGACTGCGGTAGAATGACCCTGACTCTCAGGACCATGATGAGAGAAAAGGGCGTCCGTAGGACGACCGGATGATGAGTAGGGATAGCGGTTAAGATTCCAGTGCTTGTTCTCGTCAACGTAGTAGCGACTGCAACGGCAGCCGGAAAATCCAGCGCAGGTTACCCCTAGTGGGGCTTGGGCGACGTGTATTAAAAACTCCCAAGTTTGCCTCTCCGCCAAAGTTCCACCCCAATAGTTTCAAGTTTAGACCCCGGCCTCGGTATTCTGTGTCTACGGGACCTCTGTAGGAGGGTGCTGTGACGATCAGGACATCAGAGTACGAACGCTTCGACACCCGCAAGATGGCTGTGGGCTGCCTGCATATCCTGTTAAGCCGTGCTCATGCGGACTTCCCTGGGACTACAAGGGCTGCTCCTGCACGTTGGGTGGTTGTTCAGTTGGCCCCTGGAGGGCCTCTAGCTCCCGCCTACAAGGGCTACTTCCCCTACAAGGTCATCTGGTACGTCTGGCAAAACGTGGTCGTTCCTGTGCTGGAAGACCCGACCTACCAGATCGTGACAGAGGACACGACGTCCCTGCGTGTGTCGTTGAACCAAGCCCTGATTGAGGAGGGTGACTACAAGGGGGTGACCGACAAGATCGAAGCAGCCCTGATCGTCCGTCTCAAGGAACAGGGTATGGTACAACCGGATGCAGAACCGGAGTCGTCCAGCACGCTGGTTGATCCTGTTGCACCCGGGGAGCCTATCGTCCTGCCTGACACAGACCCCATGGACACGGGGGACTCCCTTGTGTGGCCGGAGGGGCACCCCAAGTTGACGTACCCCGAAGTGGATGGAGGCCCCAATGGCTGACGAGAAGAAAAAGGTTCCTGTCCCCAAGACGCTCTGGATCAAGTGCCGTGCGAGTGAGAAGTGTGAGGGCAACCAGGCCGAGATCATCATGCAGCGGGCACAGAAGCCCATGGGTCGTGCTGGGGGAGCCTTCAACCTGGCGGAGCGGGCCGGAAAGCTCATCAGATATCGCTGTACGACCTGCAAGGGCATCTTCCAGATCGGTCAGTAGGCTCCTCGCCCGCTTTCCTCGGGTAAGATTCCCTTACAGGAGGTAAGCGTGGCATCCTGCATATTGCTCCACGGGCCTGGTGCCCGACAAGCCGCATACAGCAAGGCCATCGAGGTCGGTCACCTGTCAGGTGATTTCGGAGACACAGAGGAGAAGCGGGCCAAGCCCAAGAAGGACCAGACCCTCTTCTCCCTGAATGTCGCCGAAGCCCGTGAAGCGATGGCCCTACTGTTGGACACCCCCCTCTATGACTCCGTCGGTTGCGTCGTCATAGGCCCCGTGGACGAGGCACAAGCCAAGGCGACCGACGTCCTGCTCAAAGGGATCGAGGAGTTCGCTGAAGGCGTCGTGCAGCCGATCCTGTGGGCCTACGACTATGGCTCAGTGTCCGCTACCGTGCGCTCCCGGTGCATGGAACAGTGGGTGCCGGGAGCGGGCGAGTCCGACGAGGATGAAGACCTTGTGGCCACGGCGTGGGTCGCGGTGGACAACGCCCTGTCCGGTGACGTCCACCTAATCCCGTCTGATGTCCAGAAGTTCGCCAAGAAGACCCGGGATGTGCTGTCCTTCTTGAAGGCGTCGGCTGATGCGGTCAGTACAGACCTGGACTGCCCCAAGAGACGGGCGCTGTGGGAACGGCTACGCAAGGTGGCCTCGCACTACAACCCGACGCCGACGGAGTTGATCTCCGCCTTGATGGGGGTGGGCTGATGGCCAAAGAGAAGAAGGCACCCCCGAAGCTGGTTGCCATCGCAGGCACTGACGGGTTCAACCGTCGCCGTGCCCTCCGTAAGACCATCCTCGATCAGGAGAAGGTCGGGTGGCGTGTGTCCTACGCTGACGCCACCGACCCTATGTCCATTTGGGACGCCGCTGCGGCGGACGTGATGTTCGAAGCCCCGGTGCTGGTGGTCGTAGAGAAGCCCCACAAGGGGAAGCTCGATCTGTACCGTGAGTTCATGAAGCGGGATGAGGGCGAGTCCGTCCTGTTGCTGTACGTGGACGGGAAGCTGGACACACGGACCAAGGCGGGCAAAGCGTTCGCCGAGTTCCTGAAGAAAGAGGTGAAGGCCAAACAGATATACGACGAGGCCGAGTCCCCGTGGAAGCGTGAGGAACTGGCCGTCGAGTTCGTGATCATGGAGGCCAAGGACACCTTCGATAAGAAGATCTCGTTCCCCCTCGCCAGTGGGATCGTCCAGAGGGTCGGGACAGACAAGGGGCTCATCCACTACGAGTTGCTCAAGATGGCCGAACTGGCCTCCCTGGACGGGTCCACCACCATAGACGGCACGCACGTCAAAGGTGGCCTCGCACCTCTAGGGGTGGCCCTCACTACGCCCCTGACGAACGCCCTGTCCCGCAAGGATGGCGTGAAGGTGGCCAAGGTCCTGGACCGCATCAAGAAGACGAACAAGGGTGACCCCACGATCTACATCTGCCGGTTGCTGGCCTCCACAGTCTACAGGTGGCTGGGTCCGCTCAGGATGAAGGCGGAGGGGATCGGGTTCAAGGAGGCCGCCCTCCGGCTGAACATCAACGAGTGGTACTACAAGAACAAGCTCGCCCCACAATCCGCCATGTGGACTCAAGGCGACGTGCAGGCTCTGATCGGCAAGCTGGCCCTCACCGAAAGAGACCTTTTGACCGGTGCCTTGAACCCCTGGATGAGTCTGACTGCTCGGCTTCTGGCCTTCTGTGGGTAGGGTGATGCGGAGGGGGTTCGTTTTCCCTTCTATGAGCCCTACTCTGATGGAGTCCATGATGAAAACCCACCCCTCTAATACAGGGTGGTGCTCGTGCCACCCCCTTGCCCGAGGCGTCTTCGTAGGAGTAGTCACACAATGATTTTCAGTCAGGCTGCCGGTGACCGAAAGGTCCGTGCTTTTTCCTTGTCCAGTTCGTTCCTTGAGGAGTTCCACGGCAAGCAGCCCAACTGGGGTCCGGTAGGCTATTTCACGTTCAAGCGAACCTACGCCCGTGAGCTACCCGAGGGTGGCACGGAGGAGTTCTGGCAGACGTGTAAGCGGGTCGTCGAGGGTTGCTTCCAGATCCAGAAGATCCACTGCCGCCGGATGGCCCTCCCGTGGAATGAGGCCAAGGGCCAGAACTCGGCGCAGGAGATGTTCCGCCGCATGTTCGATTTCAAGTTCACGCCACCGGGGCGTGGCCTGTGGATGATGGGCACGGACGTCGTGTATAGCCGGGGCTCCGCCGCCCTCCAGAACTGCGCCTTCGTGTCCACGGACAAGCTCGCTGAAGATTTCTCCGGCCCGTTCACCTTCCTGATGGACCTCTCGATGCTCGGCGTGGGTGTCGGTGGAGACACCAGAGGGAAAGGGGCTGTCCGTATCCAGCGCCCCGACATGTCCGTCACGCCCTACGTGGTGGATGACAGCCGGGAGGGCTGGGTGGACCTGGTCCGTACCTTGCTGGAGTCGTTCGTGGGCAAGGCCCAGTACCCGAGGGTCATCGACTACTCGCCGGTGCGGGGCCGTGGGGCAGCCATCAGCACTTTCGGGGGCGTAGCCTCCGGGCCACTCCCACTCCAGAAACTGGTCGAGGGCATCACGAAGATCCTGCTCCCCAAGGGCGTCCGGGCTGAGTTCGACGTGGACTACGACGAGGCCACGGGCAAGATCGGGAACGTGATCGTGACGTTCAAGGGCAAGAAGGCTCCCACGCCGTACCGTATCGGGTCAGCCCAGATCGTCGATGTGTTCAACTACATCGGCAAGTGCGTCGTGGCCGGTGGCGTCCGCCGGACGGCAGAGATCATGTTCGGAGAGCCCGACGACGAGGATTTCGTGACCCTCAAGCAGGACGAGGAGGCCCTCAACGACCGCCGTTGGGCGTCCAACAACTCCGTGTTCGGGTACGTGGGCATGGACTACACGGACATCGTGGATTCCATCGCCAAGAACGGGGAGCCTGGTATCTGCTGGCTGGAGAATGCCCGTGCATACAGCCGCATGGGACACCCTGCGGACAACAAGGACTGGCGGGTCGTGGGTACGAACCCCTGCGGTGAGCAATCCCTTGAGTCCTTTGAGCTTTGCAACCTCGTGGAGACCTACCCGGCCCACCACGATGACTACGACGACTACGAGCGCACCCTCAAGATGGCGTACCTCTACGCCAAGACCGTGACCCTCGTTCCTACACACATCCCAAGGGCCAACGCTGTCATGCAGCGCAACCGCCGCATCGGCTGTTCCATGTCTGGGATCACACAGGCGATGGCCAAGCTGGGGAGACGCTCGTTCCTGAACTGGTGCGATGAGGGCTATGACTACGTGCAGCGCCTCGACCGCATCTACTCTGAGTGGCTGGGCTGTGGCCTCTCGGTCAAGACGACGACCGTGAAGCCTTCTGGGTGCCAAGTACAGGGCACTCTCATAAACACAGAAAAGGGTATTTTCAGGCTGTCCGAGTTGGGGGATGTGCAAGGAGAGATGTGGCAGGATATTTCTGGGTGGACTTCCCTTGGGAAAAACATCACTAAGTTCTTTGTGAATGGGGATGGTCCTACTAAGCAGTTACGGACAGAGGATGGAAATCTTCTTGAGGGCTCTTTGCCTCATCAGTACCAGGTGGTGGTTGATGGCGATGTTGTTTGGAAGAAGGTTGCTGATATTGTGGTAGGTGACCAACTTTTGGTTTCTTTGGGGGACTACCAGAACAAGACAGAGCCTTCTCTTTTTCAGGTCCCTGCCCCATACCACAATACCAAGAGCATTCTGCAACCGAAGGAGATGAGTCCTGCGTTAGCATGGTTTCTCGGGATGTTGTATGGGGATGGTTCTGTCCATAAGAAGGGGTTGCGGATATCTTTCAATCGGAAAGAGGCTTCCCTTGTCCATTTCATTTCCCAGACGGTGAAGAGTTTGTTTGGGTTGGATGCTCTTGTGGACGATGATCACAGTATATACATCAACTCGACCCACCTTTTGGCTTACCTAGAAGCCAACCATATGCTGAAGGACTTTTCACACTCCTTGGAGATGCCTTTGGCCATACGCAGCGCAGGGGTAGACAGCATCAAAGCGTTCATCACGGGTTTGTGGCGGGCTGATGGAGCGATCTATAACCGTTCTACTTGGGGCATCTGTACGGTGTCTGAAGGTTTCGCTAGAGACCTTTTGGTCCTTTGCCGAGCTGTGGGTTTCAATGTCAAGCTGAAAAATGCGGGTCCGGGTGGTTGGGGCTCTCGGGATAGGTGGCTCATTACTTCGCGGATGGGGGAACCTGATTTGCTCCGGTATGTGTCCCGTGAATTACGGGAGCGAGTCTTTGGGGAGGGTTTGTGGTTGGATCCTGTGGTAGATGTCACGGATTCCTATAGCCCGACCTTTGATATCGAGGTTCCTGACACGAAAGAATATGTGGCGAATGGGGTGTTGTCCCACAACACCGTCAGCCTCTTGTGTGGGGCGACACCCGGTATCCACTACCCCCACTCGGAGTTCTACATCCGGCACATTCGGGTGCAGAACACGTCCCCGCTGGTCCAGGCCGCACGGGACGCAGGATTCGACGTCCACCCCGACCCCTACGCCGACGACACGTCCGTGGTGGCGTTCCCCGTCCGGGAGAACCACTTCACGAAGGGCAAGGCGGAGGTGACGGTCTGGGAGCAGTACCTGAACGCCGAGGACTTGCAGAAGCACTGGGCCGACAACCAGGTCTCCGTCACGATCACCTTCACGAAGGACGAGGTGCGGGATCTCAAGCCCGCACTCGAGGCTTTTGAGGATCGGCTCAAGGGTATCTCGATGTTGCCCCTGGCGGACGAGGATCACGGTTACCAGTTCGCTCCGTACCAGGAGATCGATGAGGAGCAGTACGCCTCGATGGTAGCCCGCACAAAGGCCATCGACTTCGGCGGGGCCGACACCCACGACAAGGATTCGGAAGACAAGTTCTGCACGGGTGAAGCCTGCACCATTCTCCCCCCCAAGTAGCCCCACAACACAGCGCTCTCGGGTATTCTCCATGACAAGGAGGGACTCATGGACGGGTTCAATGCGATTCTGTTAGAGGGCAAGTTCTATGCGAAGGATGACACGCTCTGGATGACGGAGCAGGGCAACGTCCATGACGTTGACGACGCCTTGCGTCCGTTTGAGGGCATCCTCGTTCACGTAGCCGTTCACATGGTCCCCCCAATGCCCCCAGACCCTACGAAACGGGGCGGCGGGTGCTGTTACTGGCCCGAGGGCATGGAATGTCCCGCAGGTCACCACGAGCACCCTGAACGCCTGTTGAACGTCCACGGTGATGGGACCCTCATCTACAAGGAGGGCGACTGGACACAGGAAGCGACGTGGTGGCTCAAGCAGTTCGACGGAACGGAACTGCGGCTGCCTTTGATGTACCTGCCCGGGCATGACGCCCGGATCGCCTGCGCCACGAAGTTCGACGCCGAACGGATGCAGGAGTTGCTGTCCAAGGAGGGACTCGGCCAAGTTGAGGCCCTGGGGACACAGGCGCAGAGCCTTCAGGACATCCTCCGCCAGATCCAGGACGCCACCAAGGAGAAGTAGCGTTGCCTTTGTACTTTTCAGGCCGGGTCCACTCCGTCATCTACGATGACCCGGCCCAGGCTTTCTACATTCTGAAGATGAGTCTGGACGCTCCCGAAACCCCGGAAGGGCAGATCGGGATCGTCAAGGGCGTGCAGGCCACGGTCAAGGGGCACGTCCCCGGTATCCCCATCAAGGTGGGGACGTGGTTCGGGTTTGAGGGCAACTGGAAGACCCACAAGACGCACGGGAAGCAACTGGCGATCACGAAGGCCCCCATCCTGAAGAACGGGTGGGACGCGGACACCGCTGAGAAGATGCTCTCCGCCAACGGGGTCGGCCCACGCCTTCTCCTGCTTGCACGGCAGTACTTGGGCGAGGATTTCGTTGCCGCCTTGTCCGACCCCAAGCAGTTGGAGGTCGTTCCGGGCATCGACGAGTTCACTGCCCTGCACATCTCCCAGCGGTGGACGTCGACGCAGGCGTACTTCAAGACCCTCACTTTCCTCAATGATCTCGGCGTCCCCAACAGCAAGGTGCGGGAGGTGTGGGCCAAGTTCGGTGGTGAGGCAGAGGAGGTGCTGGCGAAGAACCCGTGGGCGCTGGTGCGTCTGGAGGGCTTTGAGTTCAGCGCCGCCGACGAGATCGCCATCCGTCTGGGCCTTCCCATGGACGGGGAGAACCGGGTGTACGGGGCCGTCCTGTACTGTGCCCGCACACAGCGGGGCATGGGTCACCTCTACATGCGAACGGGGCAAGTCATGGGGACTGTCCAAGCCCTGATCCCCGGTGTCACGACCAGGCAGGTAGCGTCGGCCCTCAAGGAGTGCCATCTCAACAAGGATCTCGTGGTGGACAGGGAAACCCTGCCGGGGGCCGTCGCGGTCTACGAGCCTTGGTCCTGGGAGATGGAGTCTGAGTCCGCCAAGCTGTTGCACAGCCGACGGAAGACCGCCGCCTACGGGAAGGGCGGGCTGGAGTTGAAGACCTACTTCAAGCGGCTCCGGGGTGTGGGGCCGGACACGAAGGCCAAGGCTGAGATGAAGCGCCCCAGGCTGGCGACGGTCATCAAGACCGCCATCGAGGAGTGGGGCCTGTCCTCCAAGATGGTCCTCTCAGACACACAGAAGAAGGGCATCTTCAACGCCCTTACAGAGCCCGTGTCCGTCCTGACCGGGCTGCCCGGAACAGGTAAGACGACCAGCCTGCGGGCCGCCGTTCGCATCCTTCAGGATTCCGACGTGCCCTTCCTCCTGTGCGCTCCTACTGGGATCGCAGCCAAGAACCTTTCCGCCCTGTCCGGGGCACCCGCCCACACGATCCACCGGGCGTTCTCCGCCCGAGGGAAGTCTGACGACAAGCGGGAGTCCACGTACACGGGCATCGTGGGTGAGGCGGACGGTGAGAAGGGGGACATGGGGCAGGGTTCGCAGTGGGGGTTCAGCGTAGAGCGCCCGCACCCGGCGGAGGTTGTGTTCGTGGACGAGTCCTCGATGGTGGACCAGCACCTTATGTACCGGCTGCTCACCTGTACGTCCCCGCAGTGCCGTCTGGTGTTCGTGGGCGACCCCGCACAGCTTCCCTCTGTGGGACCGGGCAACGTGTTGCGGGATCTGGTGTCCAGTGACGTGTACCCCGTTGTTCACCTGGTCGAGATCTTCCGTCAGGAGGAGACCAGCGACATCGTGTTCGCCGCCCACGACATCTACAAGGGCGAGGTGCCCTCCTACACTCAGGGGTCGGAGTTCTCGCTGTTGATCCTCAAGTCAGAGGAGATGGTGCTGGAGGCGATCCTGAAGATGGCCTCCAAGCTGTACGATCAGCGCCGTAACTTCCAGGTTCTGTCACCCCGTCACGGGGGGACCGTGGGGGTCACGAATCTGAATGACAGGATTCGGATGATCCTCAACCCACAGGGGATCGGGTTGCAGGAGGTTCGTCTGGGCGGTGACGTGATCCGGGAGGGCGACCGGATCATGGTCGTCAAGAACGACTACGAGAAGGGCGTGTTCAACGGTGACGTGGGCAAGGTGTCCCGCATTAACCGCAAGGACAAAGAGGTGGAACTCAAGATCTTCGGCCAGCCTCCGGTGTTCGTGAAGGTGGCGTTCAAGGATCTCCCCCGCCTCATCCGTCTGGCCTATGCCTGTACCGTACACAAGGCACAGGGCCTGGAGTACGACGTCATCGTGATGCCGCTCATCGACGGGTTCAGGCACCAGCTACAGCGGAACCTCTTGTATACGGCGGTCACGAGGGCCAAGAAGCGGGTCGTGCTAGTGGGCACGCACACAGCACTGGCCTCCGCCGTGTTCAACGACAAGGAAGACCTCCGCAACACGCTTTTCAAGCAGCGACTCCAAGCTCTCGCTTCCTAGTGGGTACGTTCCGGGTTCCCCCCGAGTAGATGGGGTGTGAACAGAACACGACCCTCGAAAGGGAGGACAACATGGCTGACGAAACGAAAGACAAGGCACGAGCGGAACTCAGGGCTGAACTGGCCCGCATCAAGAAGGGCCTCCGGGTCACGAAGGTGGTCTGTACCCGTTCCATCAAGGGACGGTACGGAGATGCCTACGTGGGCTTTTCGGCGGCCTGGGACACGATCCAGGACGATGCCGGGGGCGGGGCGGATCTCGTGTCCGCACAGGACGGTGACGTGGCAGAGGCCAACCGTGCCAGCGGGATGACCCTCAAGGAGTCCCGGATGGCGGCCCTCGTACTGGGGCTTCAGGCGGACCTGGCCGCAACGGACAACGCCATGGCGGGATCGACGATCACGTCGGAGCAGCGTCTGGGCGCACAGAAGGCCATCAAGCACAACTACGCTTCGCTGATGAGCGAGGCGTTGTCGAACGGTAACGGAGGCAACTGATGACTACGGCGGCGTCCGACTTCCTGACGTTCACGGTTGAGGACGCCGAGGAAGTCTTTGGGGAACTCAAGGAACTGCACGTCGACCTGGACGCAGATCCGTTGGCCTACGGGCCGAAGCGGCTGAATAACAAGATGGCCGAGTGCCGTGGGGTGATGCACCGGGTGGAGCGGATCTTCCTCCGGGTGTCCAAGAAGCTGCACGGGGTTACCCGTGCCAAGCGGCGGGCGGAACTGGACATCGAACTGGCCAAAATGCAGCTTCTGGCGGAGGACCCTCATGTCCGGGCCGGTCGCAGCGTGGCCGACCGTGATGCCGAAGCCTCGATGAAGCTCCGGGACGAGATCCTGGCTTTCGACGAACTGGAACTGACCGAGATCAGTCTGGCGCAGACGATGGCTGTGGTGAAAGCCAAGCGGGCCGACCTGAAGTCCACCGTTTCGATGCTCAAGGATCAGATCCGCCTCTGCAACGAGGAGATCGGGTTGGGGGCACAGTGGGGATCTAAGAAGGTGTCGGCCCCGGACTTCAAGCCCGTGGACGCCACGGCGGAGTTGGCCGACATCGACGGCATGTTGGGGGATATGGAAGGCGAGATCCCGCTCCGTGTGTTGGGATCCGATGACGAGGATGCCGAGGGGGCGGAGGTTGAGGTGCCTGTCCCGGTAGAGGACGAGGATGCCGTAGAGGATCTGGCGGACGTGATCGCCACGGTAGGTGGGCTCACAGAGGAGCCTGAGCCTGTAGCCCCGGTGGTGGTGCAGCCTGTGCCAGAGGCCCCCACGCCGCCCGTGGAGCCGACAGTAGAGGAAGCCCCCAAGGATGCCCCTGTGGAGCCGGAGGACGAATCTGGGGGGCTTGTGGAGCCAGAGGAGGCCCCTTCGGCGGCGGAAGCGTTGCCCGATAACACGCCCGCAGACCTGGCCGAATCCTTCCTTGACGCCATGCCCGAAGATGCCGTTTCGGACCCCTCCTTCAAGGATCCTCTCACGGGCAAGACCGCCGACGATCTGTTGGACGTGGACTCCATCCTCGATTCTTTTGAGGACATTGATTGAGGGGGGGTTTCAACCCTTCCCCCGTGGAGTAGAACCAGTCGACAAGGACCTGTCCGGTAGATGACCCGTCCTGTCCAGACTACTTTAGGAGGTGCGTATCATGAGCGGTTACCAGGACTTCAGTTTCGGCGAGAATGACTCCGGCATCGGCGAGAAGACCAAGCGCTTCAAGGCCGAGGGGGGTCACACCTACAGGGTGTCCTTCGGGTGGTGGAAGAAGACCGACGAGAACGGTCTGGCCATCATGGACGGAGCGCCCCAGTTCACGGGTGCTCAGGTGAACTACATCCCGAACGCGGGCTACATCGTGAACAGCGGTCCCGAGTTCACCAAGCTCGCCGGAGAGCCCGCCCGTACCCGCATCGGCACGGTGCTGGTCGTGTGGCCGACCCTCAAGGACGGCACCATCGACAAGACCCGGCTGGCGGCTGGCGACGTGGAAGTGATCCCGTGGATCTTCAGCGGCGACAAGTACAAGCGCCTGAACCACATCCACAAGGAGTTCCCGTTCGGCCAGCACGACGTGACGCTCTCCTGCACGGATACCCAGTTCCAGAAGATCGACTTCAGCCCGTGCAAGGACAGCCTGCTCGCCAAGATGATGGGCAACGACAAGGCCAAGGGGCTGGTCGACAGCATCTTCGCCGACGTGGCCCGCATCGTTGAGGGCATCCGGGGCGAGGTCGGGCGTGAGATGACCATCGAGCAGGTTCGTGAGAAGCTGGCCGGTGGTGGCGGCGGCGGTGGCGGAAGCGCCCCGGTCGCACAGGCCGCAGCGGTAGCGTCCGAGGACATCGACTCCATGGTCGATGACATGCTCGACTAGACACCTCCCGTCACCGGGGGTGGCATGCGTGTTCTCGGTATCGACCCTTCCCTGACAAACTACGGGTGGGCACTCCACGACAGCGATGCCGTGGGTGCCCACCGTTGTTTGGCCCGTGGGCGCTTCCAAACGTCCGCAAAAACACTCTTCATTGACCGCTACATCGCCATGCGGGACGCTCTGCGTGCTCACATTGAGCAGATCGGCGTGGACTACGGTGTCACTCGTGTAGGGCTTGAGTACCCGGTGTTCAACGATCTCTACAGCGAGGGGATGTACGGTCTGTTCCTGTATACCTGTGAGGCCCTCCGGCTGGCACAGGTGGACGTGGTCTTCTTCTCCCCGATGCAGATCAAGGCGCACGCCCGAGAGTCCCTGCAACGCCCGAAGGGCTGGAAGATGATGAAGCCCGACATGGTGGAGGCCGCCAAGACGGACTGCGGGGGCAAGGGGCGGTGGAACCACAACGAGGCGGACGGTTATTGGGCTGCTTGGACCGCTGCTAGGTTCTGGAAGCTGCATGACGGAGTAATAGGGGTGGACGACTTGAACCCCGTGGAGAGGAAGCAGTTCACGCAGATCCACACGTTCACACGGGGCAAGAAGGCCGGGGACACCGTTTTCAAAGGGATACTCCACCGGGAGGACGAGCGTTTCTTCCGATGGTCACAGGAGGGACTACAAGATGGCGACTAGAAAGAAGACTGAAGTGGGCACCAAGCGGAAGCGCAGCCCTTTGAGTGCAGCCCGTGGGGCTGTCAGCGGCATCCTCAAGGATGACGACTCCTACGTGGAGGTGGACGAAAGCAAGCTCAAGGAGTCCCTCCCGCACCTCCCCTCCGGCTCCATCGTGATCGACTGGCTCATCGGAGGCCGTGCGAACCGCTGGGGCGTCATGCCCTGTCCTGGGTTCCCCAGGGGGAAGATCGTCAACCTGTACGGTCAGGAAGCGGCGGGTAAGACGACGATGGCCCTGGAAGTCGCCAACAAGACCATCGAGAACGGTGGCTACGTGGGCTTCGTAGACTGGGAGCACGCCGTCGACCTGTCCTACGCCAGTGCCCTCGGCATCCCCGTCCAGAACGAGGACGTGTTCAACCTGGTGCAGCCGGTCTCCTTGGAGCGTGGCCTCACCGTCATCACGGCGATGGCACGGGCCGGGGTCGACCTGATCGTCATCGACTCGGTCGGTGCGGGTGTCCCCCAGGCCATCCTGAACCAGACCCTCGACGAGAAGGGCAACGTGGGCCGTGTTGGCCTCATCGCACAGATCTGGTCGCACTTCCTCCGGGAGTTGCAGTCCACCATCTCCCGTTCCGGCTCCTGCGTCATCGGGATCTCCCAGCTTCGCAAGGCCATCAACACGACGGGGTACGGCGGCCCGACCAACACGCAGCAGGGTGGAGAGGCGTGGAAGTTCTACAGCAGCCTTCGGTTCGGCCTCCGCCGCATCAAGTACGAGAAGGGGAAGATCTACGATCCCCTCACCCACAAGAAGATCGATGCCGTCATCGCCTCCACCATCCGGGCCAAGATCGACAAGTGCAAGATCTCGGCGTCACAGGGCCACGAGGCCGACTTCTTCGTCCGGTTCGGCGAGGGCATCGACGACATGAAGTCGGTCATTGAGATCGCCAAGGCCCACGGGATCATCAAGGGTTCCAGTTGGCTGTCCTGGGAGCGGGGCTCCGGTGAGACCCTCAAGATCCAGGGCATGGAACGCTTCAAGGAAGCTCTCCGGGCCGCTGACGGGGCCGTCGACGAGTTGTCCCGGCAGGTGATGGACGCCCTCACGGTGGCTGGTCCCGGCACGATTGTGGCCGCAGAGGACGAGGACCTGGACGTCGATAGCATCCTGACCGGCGTGCGGGAAGCGGCGGACGACGAGGCTAACTAGCGGTCTCCTTCGGGTAGAGTGACCGGAGGGAGGCTCTATGCTCACCGTAAACGTACAGAATTTCCAATCCATCGCGGCGGTGAAGCTCCTCATCAAGGGCTTCACCGTCGTGACGGGTCAGAACAACTCCGGCAAGTCCGCCTTGATCCGGGCCATCCGTGGGGCACTCCAGAACACACGGGGCACGTCCTTTATCCGGCACGGGTCCAAGACCACGACGGTCAAGCTGGAGATGGACGACGGGCACACGCTGGAATGGTCGAAGGGTACGGCCAAAGGGGCCAAGCCCACCTACCATATCGATGGGGGTGACGCTATCCATCCGGGGCAGTCCGTCCCGGATGAGGTGCGGGATCTGGGGATCGTCCCGATCACCGCTGGTGGCCGTGAGGTGTGGCCCCAGGTTGCCCCGCAGTTCACGGGTCAGGTATTCCTGCTGGACCAGCCCGGTAGCGTCCTCGCCGAAGCCGTGGCGGACGTGGAGCGGGTAGGCCAGTTGAACGGCGCTCTCCGGTTGGCGGAGTCCGACAAGCGGGCCGCCTCGTCCGAGTTGAAGGTGCGGAAAGCGGACATCGGCGGCTTAGAGGCCAAGCTGGACGGGTTTAAGGGTCTGGAGGACGTGGAGGCCACGCTCGTACAGATTGAACAGGCCCAAGGGAAGGCCCTGACCATCGAGCGGGCCGTTTCGGGTTTGACGGATCTGCACGACAGGCACACAGGAGCCAAGGAGGCGGTAGGCCGCCTATCAGGGATCGAAGACGTGAATCTGCCGGGTGACGAGCCTTTTGAGGCCGTCCGGGTACTGCTGGGGGAGAAGGCTGGTCTGGAAGGGCTGGCCGCCAAGCATTCCCGCCTTGACTCGGAAGTTACTAGGTTGAGTGGCGTGGAGGAAGTCGGTGTAGACATCGACTTCACGCAGACAGAACGCCGGTTGGCCGCCTTGGACGTGATGCGGGGCATGCAGTCCCGCTACCTCAAGGCGACCAAGAAGGTGACGGACACGGAGCAGGAGTTGGCGGACGCTGAGTCCGCCTTGGACGCTGTGACCCAGGAGTTTACGGAAACCCTGGGTGGGTTGGGTGAATGTCCGGTCTGCGGCTCGACGCTGGCACATGAGCACGGAGGTGCAGTATGAGGTACGGCATCGTTGCGGTGGTACTACTGGGCATCGGCTTCCTGGCCGGGGCTACCATTCCAGGTCTCTTCGCACTGGAGGAGAGGCACGAGAACATTCAACCGTTCCCCGACTGTGGGGACGTTGCGATGACCTGTTTGGAGTGCCCGTCCTGTCCGACGTTGAGCGACCTGTTCTCCGTTGACCGGGACGCACAGATCGACCAGATCGTGAAGGCCATGGAGGCCATCGCCTCTACGGCCTATCCGCACGACCTGGGCAAGCTGATCGAGGGTTGGGAGCAGTCCTACACGGCGAGGGACATCGCCCGGATCATCTTGGACCACGCTGAGTCCAACGACATTGACCCGCTGGTACTCACCGCCATCGTGTGGAAGGAGTCTAAGTTCCGGGTGCGGACGTTCGGCGACTACAAGAACGGCAAGCCCCGCAGTTGCGGGATGACACAGGTGATGACGACCTTCCGGGGCCGCCCTGAGTGCAAGGAACTCCTCGACCCCTACTTCGCCATCGGGTGGACGGCAGAGCATCTGGCCAAGTTCCCCGGCTGGTGTAAGGGGTGGATGTGCCTTCGCAAGTACAACGGGGGCGACTACGAGGTGAAGGTCTGGCGCATCGCCGATAGGATGCGGAGGGCTACGCTGTGAAGGACACCACCCTCGTTTTCAGGACAGACGCCCACATCGCCGACACAGCCCCGCAGGCCCGTGTTGACGACTGGACGGCAACCATCCTCGACAAGATCGCACAGGTGAATGACATCGCCCGTGCGGAGGGGGCGGAGGCGATTCTGGACGGGGGCGATCTCTTTCACATCAAGAGCCCGACCCGGAACAGTCACCGCCTCGTTGAACGTGTGGCCGCCGTGCTGGCACAAGGGCCGCCGACCTTCTGTTGCGTGGGTAACCACGACGTGAAGTACGGCAACATGGAGTTCCTGCCGGAGAGCCCGCTGGGCGTCCTGTACGCCTCTGAGGCTGTCCACAGGTTGTATGACACCCACGAGGCCGTCTTCGGTGGCGACGGGCGTCCTGTGGTGCGTGTGGTGGGCATCCCCTACCACGGCGTTGAGTACGACTGGAACCGCCTTACGTCATTGGTCAAAGGCGACGAGGACTACCTCGTAGCCGTGGCCCACTGCCTTGCCAGCCCGCGGGGCGGCGAGATGTTCGGGACGGAGGACATCCTCCAGTACGGGGAACTAGCCAACCTTGCCCCGGACGTGTGGTGCTTCGGCCACTGGCACAAGGATCAAGGCGTCCAGCAGATCGGGGAGACTCGGTTCATCAATCCCGGCAGTCTGTCCCGTGGGGCCTTGAACGAGGATGACGTGAAGCGCACCCCGAAGTGCGTCGTCATGCGGTTTGAGAAGTCTGGGGTCGTGATCGAGGAGCGCAAGCTCAAGGTCGCCCCGGCCATGGAAGTGTTCGACATCGAGGGCCGTGCCCGACAGGAGGGTCGGGATCTCACGATGGAGACGTTCGTGGGTAACTTGAAGGACGTCCTTCTCGGCCAGTCCGATAGATCCATCGAGGACATCGTGCGGGCCGACGATGATCTCCCCGACGTTGTGAAGGAACGGGTG